AATATATATGTTATATAAAAAATAGATAAAAAGCAATGAAGCACCTAAAAACATTTGAAAGTTTTGACCTTGGAAGATTTTCAGAAGAAGATGAAAACGAATGGATGGAAGATAGTGAAAATAACGAAGAGGGTGAAGAATCAGAACTAGAGGATGAACTTATGGATGATCAGTACTCAGATGAAGGTGAGGAAGATTTAAATGACGAGAAAAGAGAAGAAATTAAAAAGAAGTTAAGTGATAAAGTAGTTGAATCTTTAACAGATAAACAAAAGAAGTTACCCAAGAAATTAAAGGCAGAAATCATTAAAAAAGATGAAGATGAGTATTTAACTGCTAAACAAAAAAAATTACCAATACATTTGAAAGATTCTATAATCAAGAAAGCTAAGAAAAATAAAAAAGATAAAAAATAAAAAATGCCCTCTAAGGGCATTTTTTATTTAACATTTATTGTTTTTATCGCATTTTGAAACCAATGTGGTAAGAATTTGCTAGAATATCTAATCACGTCTCCAAAAGAGGAATCTATTATTATAGTATCTCCATAATCTAACTTAGACCTAACTATTCTACCACAAGCTTGTTGTAGAAGTGCTGATGTCATCCATGAATACCAATCAGAGTTTTGCTTTTGTCTTAGTTTATTCTTTTTAGATGCCAATGATGGGTATGGTATTTTAGCAATTATCTGAAACCTAGCATCATCATTATCAAACGAAACACCAGTACCAACAGATGGTGAAACTAATACAGTTGGTTCTTTTGATTCTTTGTGCATTTTAAGCATTTCATCCTTATTTGACGAGTCATGGAATATAAGTCTTGGATTTTCAATACTTTCTTGTATCCATCTTTGTAATTCAAAAGAATTTGTATGTATTATTCCTTTCTTACCTTTATATTTATTAAGTATTTTTTTAATATAAGGTATGTAATTTTTAAAAGTTTGTTCTTTATTTTTAAATGACATTTTACCAAGTGGCATATAAAATATTGGCCTTGATTTAACATTGAATGGTGAAGGTATATTATAGTATGTAGCTCTTTTAACATCCAATCCATTTAGGTTGCAAAACAGTTCTTTATTTAAAATTGTCCCTGACATCAAAAACACCATATCATATTGACTAAATATGTATTTATCAAGGTAATCGTAAGCCCAGACAGGCTCTAATGATAATTCTCTCTTTTTAGTCTTCTCATTAAAAATTGCTTCAACTACCCAGTTATCAGGATTTATTTTATATTCTTTTAAAAAAAGTTCTATCTTTATAGCCAATTGTTTAAGATCTGTTATTAAGTTCATTAATTTAACATCTGGGTTTTTATTACTGTTAAGAACTTTATCTAGTCTAAGATTTCTTTTTTCTTTTTTCTGGTCTCTTTTAACAGATGATAAGTTCATTTCCATTCCCTCAATAGTATCTACTATTTCATTACTTAGGTATTGTAGAAAATCAACATATTTTTCAATACCTTTAACATATTCTAGTTCTCTTAATAGCTCTTTTTCTCGTGAAAACTTATATCGCTTGATCATAGCATGTGTCACTTTTACAGAGATAAAACTAGACATCACATCGTCAAACTGATGGCTTTCGTCAACAATCAAAACTTTAGAATTTCTCCTTTCCATTACTTTTGTGTTGTTCATAGCATAAAGAATATAAAGGTAAAAATTACTTAAAGATATGCCACCATTTATAAAGTTTTCTCTTGCAGATGTATAAGGACATTCTTCACACTTGGTCTTGTTAAGTTTATTAAATTCAGATCCCTGTGCACATGAACAAGCATAACTGGCACACTCATAATTATCTTTTCCTTTTAAGTTTGCTATTGATTCGTAAGTGTCTGAATACTGATCTTGTAATATTTTAGTATTTGTTATGACATCTACTCTAGTTGCTTTATTTACATTTTTCCTATACCAGTCAGTAATCATAAATGTTAGGTGTGATTTACCAGTACCAACTGGTAAATCTAATAGGAAAAACTTCTTCAATGGATTAGACTTATACTCCGAATCTATAAACTCCATAGTTTCTCGTTGCTCTTTCCTTGGTTTAAATTTGGTTAAGTCTTTTTTAAATGACATATTTTTTATTATTTATATTTATAGTTATGTAAATTATTTAGTTTATTATTTTATCTATTATTTTAAACTTAAATCTATATCTCTTGGTATGTCAAGTAAGTCTCTAAAATAGTTATTGTCTAGTTCTTTCCCATCTTTTATTATTTCTTTAATATTTATATCTGGGACCCACATAAAAACCTTTGAGTTTATGTGTTGCTTTATTTTACGAAGTCTTACTAAGTAAGAGAATATATCTGATTCTAAGTATTTCTTAAAAACCAATAATTCTTCTTCTGTATCAAAATCAAAGAATGTAAATGATTGACTACAAATTTCTCCTGGTTTAGCTATCACGCTTCGGTTATAAAATTCTTGATCCATTCCTCCTTTTTTACTAGTTGCAGGTAGAAGTAACTTCCATCTACCAATCTTCTTTAAACGAACATCAACACCTGATATATATTTAATATTACCCTTATACCTAGAAACGTGGCATTTGTACTGCCCTACGTGATACAACCTCTTATCATTAGTTATTATTCCAAAATGTATTTCAGAATTTAACCTATATGTTATATTTTTTTTATTTATTACTTTTTCTATTATTAAGAATGAATTCTTAGAAGTATCATTTGGTATTATATCATATTTAGACAAATCAACATACTCACCATTTACAAGCACATCATCTTTTGGATTACTTTCACTATCAATCATAGAAATAATTGCACCCCCTTTTAAATCAAAGTCTTCAAATACCTTGTTATCATCTACTTTGTATATTTCTCTAAGACCAAGCTTATTTATCATTCTATTTCTAAAATCACTTCTACCAACTTTACCAAGCCACTTACCAGGTGATGTACTAGTAGATAGTTTTGATATAGTGGTTGCTTTTTCTATAAAGTTATGATAAACATCTTTAAATGAGTCTGTCTTTTCGTTTACTTTTTTAAACGGTGGGTCTTGTATTATAAGATCAAACCTTTTTATTCCCCAAACTTCTTCCATATGGTATTCGAAGTTATCATCTATAAAATCTCCCCAATAAATATTTAGTCTATATTCACTTTTTATATCAACACAACAGAGCCAGACAAAACATGTTTTTAAATCTTTATCCCCAAAATATATACAGTTTTCAATAATCCATTTAAACCTATCTCTCTCGTTTGTAATAATATTTTTTAGACCTTCCATAAATTTCTTTATAGCTAGTATAAGCAGACTACCACTACCACCACATGGATCTAGTATTTTATGATATGGATTTTCCCAAAATGAATTATTGTATCTGCTTACCATATCAATCATAGGTATACCTAGCTTATCTAAAGGTGTTACTACTTTTGTATCTATCCTTTTCTCTAGGTCTGAAATATGAATATAAGAAGATAATATATTATATATTTTATCTAGCTTTTCTATTATTGATGTTTTCTCATACGAGATATTATTTATTAATGACCATTTATATCTATCATCGCCTAGAGTGCTTAGAATACCATGTCTTTTATCTACAACGTCTTGTGTCTTTATATAGTCATTTAATTCTATATCATCAGAAAATCTATCTAATGCAACATCTTCTATACATGTAATAAATAAAGATGATTGTCTAGAAAGTAAGTAACTTTGGTAAACATCTGAGGAACATCTAAAATCTTCACTATGTGTGTTTTTAATATCTAATATCATTTGTTTATTTGTTTATTTGTTTTTATAGTTAGATATCCTATTTTGTTTAAGTAATTCTATTGGCGATAGAGAATTTAATAAAGCACGTTTCTTAGATTCGTTAGTTTGTTTGTCAATAATTTCTATCTTATGTAAAATGGATTCTATAAAATAGGCTTTTTTATTTTTCCTATCAAGTCGGTTTAGTCCATCGTCTTGGTAGACTAGTTCTGACTCTGCCATATCTTCTCCTATTGAAACTTCAAATCTAGGATCAAATCCCCACCTATCTCTCATATCTTGTATAGTAAAAGCAAGTTGGTCTTTAGTAAATTCACTTCTACTATCCCAATATGGTAGAATTACTGCACAGTATGGCTTTACCCATTTAGACAAATCATTATTATTTATCAAGCCTTTTCTGATATTACTTCTATCCATTTTATGAAGTCTAGTAGAACGACCAACGTTTTGTATTATTTTTGCCCTAGTTGGCATTTTGCCTTGTAAAAACATAACACCAGTTATACCTGGTACATTTATACCTTCGCTAAATATATCATACTGTAGTATAATTACTTTTTCATCATCTTTTATCTTTTGTATCTTATCCACAAATTCATCTCTACTCTTAATCCATTCATTATTTATAGCATGGTTGCATTCTTTATCTTTGTTGTATGATGCACCAGCACATATAGTGACATCAGGCATAATTTCAGTTAGTACTTTATGCATATCCCACATTCTGGGTACAGACTCACACCTAATTAATATTTTGGGTGATATGGTTTTTGGTTCGTTAGAATTCTTCTTTAACCATTCTTTATGTGATTTGAATGTATCTTTTACAAACTTAGATTTATTTTCAATAGAGTCGTAGTTTTTATCCTCCAATATCTCGGAAGGTAGTGATATATGTATAATTGGCGTTGATATATATGATTTCTGAATACATTTTTTGAAAGGAACTTGGTAGATGTCACCAAATATGTCCTTGTTGTTCATTAGGAATATTTCTGATGACTCATCCTCTTTTATAAGTTCCTTGTCAACATCTTTTGGAGTGGCAGTGAAGAAGAAACGCCTCTTAGTATTTATTATTTCATAGGACTTTTTAAAATCAGAGTCTTCTTTTTCAGATGCTAATATATGAGCCTCGTCACAATATATAATATCTAGGTCTATGTCTTTTAATTTATTAAGGCTATTATAGGTTGATATAATAACTGTTTTAAAGCCATTATAGTCATTATCTCTAACTATCTGATTTATCTCTCCTGTGCTTAAAGATGATCTAAATATTCTATCTACTGTAAGCCTAGAACTTATATCTTGTGTTGTATTATAATCGAATAGTGAGTTATTAAAATTTCTAGCTAGTACTTTATCTTTTTGTAAGACTTTATTAATATCAAGCGACATAGATCCAACTGTTAGAAACTTTACTTTGCCTATTAGTTTTAACTCACAAAAAAAGTCTATCAAATCCTTTAGGTGTTGGTTATTTAAACTAAGACGATGGCTTGCTATTGCAACTTTTGTATCTCTTGTCTTTATCAACCTCCAAAGTATGTGCAAAATCATAACATAACCCTTTCCAACACCAGTAGGTACTCTGAATTGGTGTCTTGTATTATTCTGTAAGAGTTTAAACATTTCCCTTTGATCATCATTAAGTGTTAATAGTATTTCTTTTATATCTCTCATATTTTATAGCTATAATTCTTTTTGGAATACATCTCAGTTAGTCTATCAGTTTCCATACTTTTTATGCTTTCATAAACAACCTCTTCATATGAATCCCAAAATGCTTGGTTGTTATCAATTAGCTTACATATAGATTCTTGATTTATTATTCGGTAAAGACCATTGAATACTTGTGAGTTTGTATACCAGTGGAGACCTGCACAGTTTGTAAATATAACCATAGAGTCTTTCCTAGCATAGTCAACATTGAAATCTGTTATGCTTTTAAGACCAAATTGTTTTACATCTCTCTCTTTGAGTTCATACGTTGGATTATTTCTAAACTTTACTTGTACAGTACATGGACCACCTTCAATATTCTTACCATATCCGTCTACCCCATTATCATCTTCTGCTGGTACTGGTAAGTAGTCATATACACCTATTCTATTGTCTTTGCCGTAAATTATGAAGAACACCTCTGCAAATATTTCAAATAAATCCCCTGCAAACTTCATAGTACCTAGTTTTAGAGCTTCTTCTATTTCTAAATCACTATATCCATACTCTAATGAAGATTTACTAATTAAGCTTATTTGTTTACAAATATTTGAAAAATTACCAGCAGATGCCATCATTGAGAAGTATTGTCCAAAATCTTTCTGAACAATATTGTAAAAAGCTTCATGTTTTATTATATTATCTTTCATAAGTAAATTTTAGTGATCCTATATCCCATATTCTATAATGGTGTTGTTCGTGCATTATGTCAACTTCAGTTTTATTTATATCATATCCATTCGAAACTAATATGTCTTTTCTAAAGTTGAACCTATTCTTTCTATTATAATCTATTATATAGAAGTAATTTGATATTGTTTTGTTTAAATACTTGAAATTTAACTTTTTGTATAAATTACCCTCGCTCCAACGATAGTCAGCATAGCTTAGAATATAATTGGGATTGTATTTTTTTAAAAAATACTTAAATAATTTTGATGCACCACCCATTATAGAAAATCCTCTTTTGTTACAGAACCTAAGAAGTTCATAATAGTCTTTTTTGCTCTTCTGTCCTAAATTCTTTCTAAGAGAACCAAATGTTATAAGCGATACTAATTCATCCTCATAGAATAATCCTATCTTTACTTTAGATCCAACAAATCCTTGTAGATGGTTATCGTTTAAAAATGTTCTAATTAGACTATTGTCCTTTATTTCTCGTATATCACATTTCCTTGCACCAATTTTTTTAGACTTCCCATACAAGTTAATTAATCTATATTTTATTATTTCTTTTTTATCTTTCCACTCATCGCTGAATATTATAACATCAAAGTCTTCCTTGGTCATTTTATCTGAGCTAAATATTTCGCTATATTTTATGATATCACAATATTTTATCTTTAATTTTTTAGATGTTATGACATCATTTAATAATATTGCAGTATTGTCCATGCTTCTAATAAACATAAATAGCTCAGTTATATTTGAGTTGTTTTCTGCCTTTTCGAATATATATTTAAAATCTTTTATATGTATAACTATCTCTTGGTTATCACTATCAAGGCAGATACATGTTTTTTTGTTTCTTTTTACAAGCTTATACTTTTCTTTTTTATAGTAGAAATACTCATTTTTATTTATCAGAAACTTGTTTTGTTTAATATTGTCAGAATCATTCTTATATTTAAAATAATACCTAGTGGGGTCTTTGATATCGCCTCTGCAACACTTAGATATTATAGACTCATTTATGTTAGTTTCTAGTGATGCAGATTTGACTGAATCAAATAGATTTATATAATTCATATCTAGGTCAAACATTTCAACTTCTTTATTAAATACTTGACAAGCCTTTCTTATACTCTCATTTGAAACCTTATTTGCTCTGTGTTTTTTAAGTTTAGCTTTTACATCATCACTATGTGTCTTTCCATACATAGGGTGGTTATTTCCACTTATTAAATTAGAATGGTTGTCTTTGGTTTCTTCACTATGTTTCTTGCCATAAAAACCATTTCCCTTTCCCTTTTGCATGTCTGACATTTTGTTTAAAATTTCTTTTTTATGATTCCACTTTAGATTCTTAGCTAAATAGGTTTTTGATATTTTATTTTTTGTTATTTGAGAAGGTTTACTACTAAGCCTACCATCACCACCATCAGTTAAATTTATTAATGTACCAGCTGATTTGTCTCTTCTTCCAATAACCTTAATATATTCCTTTTCATACAGAATAGCATCTTCGTTAGATAATTCTATTTTTATTTTAAAACTTATAATCTCAATACCTTCTTCTTTGAGCTTTGATATCTTGTTTCTTTTAAAGGGGGATTTATCATGTAGTGTTTCTTTTATTCTATTACCAATCCCCTTACCTATGTAAAAGGGTTCATAATTGAAAGTTATATTTTTATAAGCATAGTCACCAGGTTTAGACGAATCTAATAGTGCATAAACATAGTAATTATCTTTCATCATCTGAATTATTTACTTATATATTATATGACTTCGCCTACCTATATTTCAGATTCTAGCCTAGATATCTTATTAGTAAGGCGTTTAAGTTCTTCTTTTTTCTGCATCATAATTTTTTTATTCTTCTTTCTATCTGCATATACATCTTCTAACATTCTAAGTGTTGGTGATAAACGCTTGTTAAACACTGTTCCATTGGCACACACGACATGATTTACACTATCTATTGGTTTTTCGTTGGTACATCTTGTTTTATCATTTGGTTTTTGGATACCAACGAAGTTTTCTGGTGATATGAAAAATTGCCTTTGTGTTGTTGGATATAGAGAAGCAAAATCATAACAAACAACCCACTGATTAAGCCCCACAACAGGATCTCTAACCCATCCACCTTTTATTGTGGACTGTACAGGTCCTCTATCTTCTTTAAACAAAACAGTATTATCTTGTTCCCTGAATCTGTTTCTAAGGACACCTTCTGTTATTGCTAATGATGCTAACGAGTTGTTCATATGAGATATAACATCCACAATTCTTATTCTTGATAATGATGATATAGCAAATATTATTGATATATAATTTCTAGATTCGTGTATTTTTTGTACTAAGACTGAATCAACTGCATTATAATACATAAAAGTTTCGAAGTCATCTTCATATAGCTTTTGTAAAGAACCATTGTATTTTATTTTCTCCACATCAACTAGCTTACTAGCTACAAAATCTAGAGAAGAACTTTCTTTAACTTTGATAGATGTGTCTGCTATTTCATATAGTTGCATATAGTCAAATACCATTCTATGTGCAGGTAGTTCAAATTCAGCACCCCATTGTTTAGTTATTTTATTAGTAAGTGACGATACTTTAGGATCTATGACATATTCTTTTCCGTTAATTGTTTTAGAAAGTTTTCTAGATCTATTTACTAGGTATAACCAGTCATACTTTAAAAAGTTCCAACCAGTTAAGACTGGCATTTTTGGAATCATTTTATGAAAGAAGTTATACATCATATCAAACTCGTCATCGTATTTAACATATCTTAATTTGTATTCAACACCAAATTTTTCAAAATACTTGTTAGTGTTGTTTCTTATACGATCTTGCATGGCTTTAGGCATATCTTTAAGACCTAATAGGATAATTTTATCATCGTATACAATTGATATTGATAAGACTTTTGTTGCTGCTCCTTCTTTTACTAGATTTTCGTCATTATCATATACATCTGCTGCTTCTGGAAATCCATCTACAATTTCTGTCTCAATGTCAATAAAGAATATTTTAGGAGTATTGAATGCAAATATTTCATCCTTTTCTTCTTCTGGGAGAGCATCTAAAAATTCATATACAGTGTATCTATCGGGATATGATACCTCTACTTGTTTAACTCTCTTATCATCCCACGATTTGTACTTTGGGTGTTGGTACGGGTCATCATCTTGACAAGTCTCATACTTCATTGGATTATCCCAATTATAGTATTTTAATTTTATATCACCTGATTTATCAACATAACTAACAACTAATTTCTTTTTGTGTTTCAGATATTGTGTTTCTACTAGCATAACTAAATTTTTTATATATCTCTTATAGTAGAAGTAAACCAAAAAGTTATAAATTATTTTAAAAATAAAAAATCACTCCATTTACATAGAGTGATTTTTTGTTTAATTTAATATAGACTATGTGTCCGTTTTACCTTCTTACACCACTAGCATCACTTGCTAATCTTTTAAAATCTGTTGTTCCCTTGTCATATACAACATAAGTGATTTTCTTATTACGGCCACCCTTTCTCATATCTAATTTTCCTAGATAATCATTCTCTTTAGCTTGCTCTTGTAAGCCTTTCTTATCAAATGAAAAAGAATCCTCATCTTTTTTGACTTTGGCTTCAGCATCAGATAGTTCTTTCATAAAAGCTTTTTTTGCTTTATTAAAATCTTCCTTACTTTCATGGCCTTTAAAGAATTTTTTAACAGCTTTTTTACCTTTGTTAAAACTATCTTTCATACCTTCATTAGTAGAGAAGCTTTCAAATGTTTTTAAATTTTTCATACAATATTTTATTTTGTTTTGTTTTTATAATGTATATATTAAATAAAAAACTCTTTTTTTACCTTTTCTAGAAATCTATATCATAATAATCAATTAGTATATCTTCCTCATCTTTGTAGAAGATGAGTTCGTCCCTTTTTATAAGTTGGTCTTCATAGTGATACCCAGTTCTAAATAAAGTTCTTATGAATGGGATATCTTTGCTATAATTAATCTTTTCACTATCGACCATTAGACACAGTATTCTATTATCATCTTCTTTACTTTCTGTTATACCATCTTCATCTTTCTCCAATCCTTTTTTACCATAGGCAGTAAATATAGTATCTAGGCTTTCGCCACTTCTTAACCACTTTATATTGATTTTATTACCAATCTTTATATCATTATTTTCTTCTTTCATGTAGAGGCGTATCCAAAAATATACTTTTTGTTTATTTACTATCTCTACTTTTGTATCTTGATTAACATCGTCATCTAAATCTTCTGTGTCAATTTTTCTAATACTTTCAACTAGAGTTGTTTTATAATCCCTTTCTTCTATGTTATTATCCATGTTGTTGTTATTATTTTTAGATTGCAATTTCTAGATTACTCTTTATTTTCTTAGTACCTGTTGTGTTTAATACTTTGAAGTGTTGTAATGAAAAGCTATAAAAATCTGTGTTTTCTTCTGTATTAAGTTCTAGGATTGGATGGTTATCTAGGGGAGTTCTATCTAGTATTTCTTTTAAAGCATCCATATGTCTATCATATACATGTAAATTTTGAACCAAATGACAGAATTTGCCCACTCTATATCCACAATGTTTAGCAACCATCATTTGAAAGGCTACATATTGTATCTTATTTATATACCCAGCCATTATGTAATCATTAGAACGTTGGTTTAGTGTCATATCTAAGTAATAAAATCCTTGATAATTTCTTACTGACCAAGAGGTTGAATAGGCACAAGGAAATAATCCCTCTGTTTCGTTCAAGTCTTGATATTGGAACATATCTATTATGTGCCTTCTTGAAAATGGATTATTTTTTAGGTTATAGAGTAGATTATCCATTAAATTATACTTTTTAATAGTAGCACCATATCTCTGGCCTATAGTGCCATCACCAACATCCCATTCGTCCCACCATTTTATACCCAATTCTCTAGCTACTTCTAATGAACTAGTCTGTTTTTGGTATATCCATAATATTTCTTTAATACCAGTTTTTGTTGCAGTATTTCTTAATGTTGTTATCGGAAATTCATTCTTAGATAGGTCATATTCTTCGAATACTCCTGTAATAAATTTACAATAGGCAGGTGTACTATCTTTATATCTAGGTCTAGGATTTTCATCCCAAGTCCCTTCGTTAATTATTTTATTTAAATTGTCTAAATAATATTTATCTGCTTTTATCATATTAACATCTTATTTGGACATTATATATGATTTAGCAGAAAAGTTGATGTTGTATATTTTTAAATCGACAAAAACATGCAACATCATGATATATAAATAAATAATATATAATTTTTTTTAATTTAGGATAAAAATACTAGATATTATGCCTCATAATTACCTTTCTTATATAGTTAGAGTGTTCTAATTGTAAATGTGTTGCTCTACCCAAAGTCAGATGTAATCCAAAATAAGGTTTTCCTAACCCCATTGCACTTCTTATGTTATCAATATCATTTGAATAAACTTTTATCCACCAATGACCCTTATCATTGCATCTTATGAATGTGGGATCATACTCTATACTTATTTCCTTCTTATGGAATATAGACCTAGACTGCTCATATATGCTACTATCTATAACATCATTAATAACGGTAACATGTGAACCTCTAAGGGGTTTGTTGAGTTGTAAATTAAACCTATTCTTCAGAAACCAAGAATAATACTCTGGTAAGTCATCATCTATCTTCATAACAGCCACACTCTTCCACGAAGATTGTTTTAAATGTTTTTTAGTAACATTTATTGGATTAAAATATAATATACCTTTTGATTTAAACATTTACAAAGGTACAAAAATATTTTAATATATAGATTAACAATAAAAAATAATATGAACTACTTGTTAATCATACTTTTAGCTAATATATTTTGGCTCGCTTACTGCTTTTTTGAAGGAGTAAGGGAAGGTATGGTTCAAGTTTACGAAGAAAACACAAGGAGAGAGATATCAATTGATTATCGAAAAATATTCAAAATACAAGCTATATTATTTCTCACTCTAATGGCTTATATTACATTTAAATACATAGATTTTTATGCTATACCACTTATCATATCATACATTCTATTGTTCAGGTATTTAACAACGTTATCTTCTGATTGTGCTGTTAAAAATATAAAGTACTCAACTACAAAATATACTCAAAAAAAAAATATTAATAGTATGGTAATCGGAATCTCAGTTCAAATCTTATTAATAGTAATAATAATATTTACAAAATTATGAAAAATATAAATATATACAAGAAAGAAGTAGCAATAAATAAAATTTGCAAAGAGAAGAATTGGAATCCCAACAACCTAACACCACAACAGAGGCTATTCATAGTCAAATCGACAGAATTTAAATAGTTATCCTAATATATTTTTAATTTTAACACCCCTTTTATAGGCTTTTAAATATTCATCAAACGAATAACTATTTTTGTTAATAAGATCTGTCACAACGTATGTAGTATCTGTATTATAATCAATATTATTCGACTTTATATACACCCTTCTAGATATATTATACACGTTTATATTATCATTATGGGAGTAAGAGTAATCCCTTGATAGTATTACAAACTTAATATTTGTACTAGTAAGACATTCCTTTATGTATAAAATTTGGTCAATAGAGTAATTAAATAGATTTATAACAATTAAATCTATTCTAAATAAGTTTGATTCATCACTTAAAATTTTACATACGTCATCTTCTGATTTAAAATCTATTTGAGAAATTTTATATACTTGCTTAGAAGATAAATTAATATCATTCATATACAAGCAATTGAGTCCAGATAACTCAAAAAAGTCAAATATTTTGTAGAATGACATTTCTATATCGAAACGGAATCCAGTTATAAAGTTCTTTTGATTTAATTGTACCATAAGTATCAAGTCTTAATATAATTTGTAGTTATAGATTTTATATATTTAAATGTTTGAAAGTAAATATAAATAATGTTAGTTTCAGCACCAATACCAATACCAATACCATTTAATATATGATATGAATAGCTAATCAAAGAAAGGACAAGCATCAGCAAGTTTTTCCAAATCTATATTAACAGAATAAGGTATATATTTATTTAAAACTTGCTTTATGGTTGTATCTCTCTTAACAACTAAAGGTTGTTTAATCCCTTGACCAATCGACAAAAAATAATCATTAAATTTAAAGCTACCACCTTCTATATCATTAGATATTTTTATCCATATACTTTTAACACCATATGTATCTGCACATATTATACCATGTAGAGAACTAGTTATTATATAATCACATGATTTAACTTGGTTAATAACTTTTTCTAAACCACCTTTTATATCAATAAATAAAACATCTTTCTCAGTTTTATTTTTAACTACCCAATATGACTCCTTGTCCACATAGTGTGGTAAAATACCGACTTTGAATTTTTTATCTATATTAACGTCATAAAAATGTGACATAAGAAGTGCTGGATCTCCATAAACTTCTGGGCATTTATATCCTTGTTTTAGTATTAAATCTCTAGTCAATGGTCCTCTTACTGCTCTTATATCAGGCTGAGATATAATATTACTATTGCTAGATATCAATCCTGATCCCCACACGATTGTTTTATCATTTGAATGTGATAATATACTTCCTATACAACTATATTTATCTTCGTACTTATTAGGAGCAGAGTATACAACATTTTTACCACTTATGAACCTAACCATGTGTGGACTCAATGCATCTCCCCAGTTATCACTAGGAAACCACAATAATTTTATATTATTCATGTACAATAGCTTTATTTATTATATAATTTTAAACATTTAAGTTTAATTTAATACAAACATAAATATATCAACATGAAAAACAATTACAAATTTTCGTTTATAATATGCTACAGACACAGAACTGATAGGTTAAATCCATTAAAAAAGGTTATTGATTGGATTAATTCATTTGCGGGTGCAGAAATTATTCTAGTCGAACAAGACACTAATTCAAAAATATCAGAATTAAACTTAGATGCTAAGCATATCTTTATAGAATCTAGTGAATTATTTAATAAATCATGGGGATTTAACGTTGGTCTTAAATATTCTACTACCAATAAAATTATATTTTCTGATACTGATATAGTTATGAATCCCAATAAGTTTATAGAAAGTATAAACCTATTGGATAAATATGATATGGTTAGTCCATACAATAAAGTCATAGACTTAAACGAGTGTGAATCAAATTTACCAATGAAAAACATTATGAGTATAAACAGACTAGGTAGAGGTGATGAAGATATACAGAAAATAAATATATGCGGTGGGATAGCTATGTTTACTAGAAGTGCTATTGAAAAAATACATGGATGGAATGAACTATTTGTTGGATGGGGTGCAGAAGATGACTTCCAATCGATAAAAAGTAAACACTTCTTAAACCATATTGAACTAACAGGGAATTGCTATCACTTATATCATACAAGGGGTCTTACAGATGTTGATGCTTATAAGAGGAATCTAAATCTATTCAACAAATACAGATTAATGAGTAAAGGTGAATTAAGTGTAAATATTAAACATTTAAATAATAAAGGTTTAAAAAACAAATACCAATTATGATAGAAAAAGCAAAATTATTAACAATGTATAAAGAAGTTAATAATGAAGGTAGAGACTTAAGAATAAGTTATGTTCAACATAAAAAACTATCAAGAGAAGAAAGCATTAATAAAGCAAAAAAAGAATTAAGAGAAATCAGTATTTTCTATATAAATGATGAGTGTTGTGAAGAGGCTTATAAAGCAAAAAAAAGGGAAGTAGATATGTTATACACAGATACAAGATTTTGGACAGAAACTTCTTACTTTGAAACTATTGAAAAAGTGATTAGACCTAATAGGATAATAAATGATTTAGTTACTTACGAAGATATTGTAAGCACTATAGATAACAAGACTAAATATAAAAAAACTATAGGGAAAACACAGCTCAATGATATTTCTTTGAAGAATGATATAAGAAACACAAACTATGATAATATGATAGATAATGCTAACAAAATATATTTTTCAATACAAAATTATGATATGCAAATGAGTTATGATATTGATTGGTCATCAATTGGGGACAATGAACACTTTACTGGTAAAAAAACTTTATTAGTAGGAACACGTGTTATGGATATATTATCCCTTCTAAACTTAGAATATCCTATAGATAAAAATTATAATTTTATTTATGACCAAAGAATTAATCCCAATAAAATAATAATAGTTAATAATAGTAATAATGGTTTGAAGTTAATGATTGACAAAACTAATAATTGCTACTATTTAGATGAAGGGTTATCTTTAGAGAACAATCTTTGTTGGTTTAATATTATTTAAGGCCTTGATTTCACTCTGACCTTATCATATTTCATAAGAAGCTTAAAAAAGTTATCATAATCCTCATTTACATTAGTTATTTTCTTCTCATACCAAATACTATTGTTCATATATTCAACTATCATACCATCTCTTAAATCATCCTTATTAACAGGATTCCAGTATCTATCTATATCTACAAAAGAAAATGAGACACCGTTTAGTAAATAACATGTTCTGTCGTTATCAGTATTAAACATAGATACTTCTAATAGGCTCTCTGAGCCATCAAATCTTATTTGTTTTACAACTTCCTCCCCCAAGTATTTAATAACCATTGAAGGCTCTTTAAAGTGGTCTAGTATAAAAATAGCATCATCTCTAAGGCAGTCATTACCAGTGTTGCTATATGCAATAATACTAGGCTTATGATGGCCCCTATAATATTGCTTCAATTCTATTATTTTATACTCCTTAGCGTATAAAACAGATATTATATCTTCTATTTTATCACATGTTATAAGTATAAAAGACGATTTCTTGTTTTCTAAGTCCATTTTACTATATATTAAAAAGAGAACTCTGATAATAAGATTTTTTGGAAGATATCATTAACATAGTCATAATGCTCTATTGGAACAATGATACTATCGTGTACTGTTATCATTTTGATACTAGGATTACGCTCCATTACTGTTTTAACTATTCTATTAAATATAACATTAGATTCCATTCTCTGTAAGTCACATGATAATTTTTTATAATTACCACAATCCCTTTTATATAGATTTATAAAATTAAATATAGTTGGAAATAATTTTTGAAACATTTTATCACTTTTTGACTTATAAATATGATTTCCAAATAAAACACTATATGTCATAGTTTTTGCTTTTTTTCTATCTCTAATATCTAGTTTAGTCATAAGGTATTTATAGAAATTACCATTTTTTGTCAACGCCTTAAAAATATCAAATTCTTCTTTATTAACCCATTTAGTCCCAGATTCTTCAATAAGCTTAGTCAAAAATAAAGGTTGGGAATTTGATATATCAATCTCTCTAACATCACTACCATTAATTTTCAAGCAGTTTTTTCTTATAAATGACTTAAGTATTGTAAAGTTAGTATGCATCCTACCATACTTATCAAAGTGGTAGAATATATGATTATTTCTAACACATTCAACTGCATAGCTATTCTTATTATAAGATTCCGTTCCATCTCCTTTGATTGTGTTTAGGAAAGACATAGACATTTGTTCATCTATTTCAACCGAAAATAAGTCTTCTATAAGTTTTTCCCTAACAAAAAACTCTATAAGGCTTCCATCTTTTTTACATATTTCATAATCTTCCAAAACACGTTTTGCATACTTTTTTAATATAAAACTATCTTTGTTCTCATAGCGTGTCATCTTCTTCTTAAATACAACAGGCTTTAAAGAATATATTCTAGAAGATACAGTTTTTAGATAATCCTTATCTAAGTTAATAACTTTTATATCAACTAAGTAATCGATATAATAATTATAATTCATACCATACCTCTCTTTTAAAACACTCGAATTTAATGGAAATCCATTAGTTTTATTTATATAATATTTAAGTATAAGGTTATTAATTATATCAACTAAGTAATCTACTTTTAAATTCTTTTCTTTATAACGTATCTTTCTCTGATCTATCACATCATTAAAGAAATGGGGTAGGAATTGATATACGAATTTTTTATTATTTAAGTTTTTTTGTAATCCAGATAGCTTCTTCTCGCTTTTAGCATAAATACTAGATTCTTTTTTTACCATAGCTATATAATGTGGTTGATTTTTTAAATTTTGTTAGATTTCTATTTAAGGTCATCTTTAGAAGGCATATCAAACTTACCACCTTTACCTTTCTTACCTTTCTTACTATTATCTTGTCCCTTCTCGAATTCATTATAAACATCTGGGTATACTTGACCTTCTGCATCTGTATCATATTTTATATCAAAGAAATCCCCAAAATCTAGAAGACCTGACTTATTCAATTCAACTTCATGTATTTTACCAAGGTGCCTCTCTATTATTTTACCAATGTCGTCAACAAATTTATTGAATAATATGACGGTATTCTCAGTAAATATACCAATTGGTTTCTTCCTCTTTGATTTAAAAGATCCAAGTATAACTTTGAAGATATACTCTAATTTACGGTCTTGACTTATATAATCTTTGGTCAATTTGTTGTCAATTAATTCAGTATTTATTTTAAATTTATCTTTATCAAAGAATTCTGGAACAATAAAATCGAATTTTAATAAATCTTCTTTAACTTGAGAAACATATATGTTAAATAGTTTGGACATAAGATATATATAAGCTTCGTCCTTACTATCCTCTTTAATTTTAATTTCCTCAATATTTACCGACTGACAAAAATTAAGGAAATTAACAAGTATAAGTGTATATATTTCAACAAACTCAGTATTATTAGTATTATCAACCCTTGTGTATAATGGATTTAAAAGTTCAAATGATATATCATTATTTATTGTATTTATTATAAGCTTTTCTATATTTTCTTGAAAGTAATCACTATCCATCAGAAAAGAATTATTCAAAGATGGATTTAATATCTTATAAAAAAAGTATGCAAAAGATTTCTCACCAAATATATATTCTAAATCATCCTCACTTGTATTTAAAAAGTACTTTATTGCTTCCTTCATACTTTCAGTTAACTTACCTTGAAATATAACAGGTATTACATCAACATTAAATAGCCTGGCATATTCTTCTAATTCTTCAATGTTAAAGTCATATTTACCAGATTTGTTAATTGAAGTAAGAACCATATTATTTCTAGGTGTATCATTATACTCAATATTAGCTGGTTGGTTATCTGGGAAATATTCAAAACAAAACCACCATTTTTTATTAAGAAGGGATTGAACTCTTTTATCTAGTGTATTAAAATAATCAATAGCAGCATTATAATAATTTTGCATTGCTAAATCTATAAGATTTATAGGTTCGCTAGATATAGATTTTGGCTTTATGGTAAATTCTTTACCATCCCAATTAACCCATATTTTACTACCTTGCACATCCTCATATACTAGTATTTCCGTACTAAGCATATCGCTTATTAAATCAGCCTCGTCCAATCCATTTAGTGTTATTAATTTACTCATTTATTCTTGATTTTTGTTTTTATCAATGTTATTCACTTTCTAAAAATGAAATTATAGTATGTATATTTTCTAAGTTAAATCCATATAATGGACTCCCACCCTCTTTTAAATAATCTGCATATAAATTATTATACTCATCAATAGTGTAAAAGTTATTATTTATATCACAAAATATTACATTAGTATCATGTGAATTAACAGTTTTATTCTGTAATCCAGTCTCTCCATAAGCTGGTCCAATTGGTCCAACTAACTCTGTACCAGATATTTCTTCGTTGAATTGTTTAAACTTTTTAATCATTATTTATTTTTATTTTTTCAAAATACTCACTATGCTCTTCCAAGGAATAATATTTCTTCTTCTCATTATATTTTATATTATAAAGAAAACGGTCTTCTAATTTACAAGGCGTATTTTTTGATAATAATAAATCATAACTAGTATCTATATTAGATATTATATTCAAAACTCTTTCACCTATCTTACCATTTCTGTCTTTTAAGTTACAAACTATCTTAACTTTCTTATCAAGCATATCTTTTAACCTATAAAACGTAATATTTTTAGATAACATCATATAGTTCTTTTCATTACTATATATTGTACTATATAACTCATTCTTCTCGTTTCTAGATATTCTGTCCTTTATTTTATTAAATCTGACTAAACTTTTTAATATCTCTTTGTTTATAATAGTTTTCATATGGTATATATTTAATAAGAATACTTACATTTTTATATATAGTTATAACTAAAAGTTTTATATGGATAAGAGATTATTAGATGCACTAGATAATATAAGTTATGGCTTAGAGGAATTAGCAAGATCCTTAGAAAGTAAGGATACTCCTAAATCTGCTACTGCACAAGCCATACAAAGTGGTGATTTTGGTAAACAATTACAAACCATATCTATTAGTATAAATGAGATAAAGGCTAATACACAAGACATACTAAAAAATCAAGAGACTATTATAGAACTCTCTAAACAAAAAGAGGGTGAAAAAACAGAAGGTATCCAAGTTGGTGAAGATAAAAAGGAAAAAATAGAGAGGGGTGTTGGTACAATCCTTATGATTGCAGTTGCTGTCTTAGCCATTGGATCAGCATTTAATTTAGTTGGTTCAGTAGATGTTATGTCAGTTATTGGACTTTCTCTAGCAATCACAATATTATCTATTGCCTTTGAAAAGGTCGCTAGTTTAAATCTAAGTCTAGAAAGTGCCGCAATAGCATCTGGTGCGTTAGTACTAGCATCTATTGCACTTACTATATCTAGCTATTTTTTATCACAGTCTAAGCCAATATCAGGCGAACAGTTCGCAAGCCTTATAGTAATGTCATCAGCATTTGCAATACTGTCATATGGTGTTAAGAATATGATAGATGCGTTTAGAGGTGCATCATTTACAGATATAATAACTGCATCTTTATTCATACCAATTATATTACCAGTAATATCTTGGGCAGTATCAAAATCCTCGGAATATTTAGCAAATACTCAACCGTTAGGCTTAGTGTCATTCTTTGGTGCTATAATGACTATGGGAATATTTGTAGTAATGTCATATGGTCTTAGGAATATAATATCAGCATTTAAAGGAATGGACTTAGGAACTGCTGCTTTGGCAGCTGGTTTGTCATCAGTTATCTTCATTGGGTTTTCTATGGCTATTATGGCTTCCTCTCACTTTTTAAAAGATGTACAACCTCTAGGTCTAACACAATTCTTTTCAGCGGCTATGGTAAGTGGTATATTTGTTTTACTGTCATTTGGTCTAAGACAAATAATCACATCGTTTAAAGGAATGGACTTTAAAACTGCTATTGTTGCATCATTGGCAGCACCTGCTATATTTACTGGACTATCCCTAGCTATTATGGCTTCTTCGCATTTTTTGAAAGAAACTGCTGATATAGATTCTTCTAAAATGCTTAATATATTATTATTAGGATCAACAATGGCTATAGTTGTCTCTCTTATGGTATTACCTATAAAATTGATTGATAAATTAAAACTATCACCTGGTGCTATTGCAAAAGGTGGCTTGTCTATTATAGCACTTGCTGGTGTGATTGCGGCATCTTCTCAATTACTTAACCTAGGTAATTATGAAGATTTCCCAGATATGGATTGGATAACTGGTGTTGGTTTGTCACTCTTGGGTTTTGGTGCTGCCGCAATTGGACTAGGATTGTTTGTTGCTGGTCCACAAGCACTTGTTTTTGCAGCAGGTTTAGTTGCTATACTTGGTGTGGCTGGAACTATAGTGGCTACATCTAAAATACTTAGAGAGGGTAATTATAACATTCCCAATATGACAGAATGGGCAAAATCAACTGCATTGTTATTCTCCACGTTTGCACCAATAATGGTTGCATTAGGTGCAGTTGGATTAGCATCATCTGTTGTTAAGTTTTTTGGTGCAGAAAGCCCTTGGGATAAAGCTAAAGCAATGATGTTAAGCATTGGAGATACAATTGTTGCATTGTCTTTTAAATTACAAAAAGGGAGTTATGCTGGTGGTCCAGATGAAAGTTGGGCAAAGGGAACTGCATTAGCAATTGGTGCATTCTCAATAGTTTATGAGGCTATCTCTAAGAATAACAGTTTTTTTGGTGGAGGTGTTTCTCTTTCTGATATGAATGATGCTATTACTACCATTTCTAAGAGTATAGTCAGTTCTGCTGATTTTTTTGCTAGCAACGCATCTAAATTTACTGGATCTTATCCTAGTGAGCAATGGTCGGCTGGTGTTGGGGCGGCAATTGGTGCATTTGCACCAGTCTATGATTTATTAATGGAAAAGTCTGGATTTTGGAAATCAGGGAAGTCTGTTATAAACGATATAAAAGCTGGTATAAGTGGCATAGCAGAAACCATTGTTAGTGTTGCTAAGATATTTTCAAGTGATGGTGTAACATGGGAAAGCTACCCAGATAAAAAGTGGAGTAGTAGTATTGAGAACGTTGTAAAGGATTTTACAATGTTAGCAAATTATATAGACGAAGAAGATGTTAATTATAAAAAAGTATTATACACTGCTAACAAAATATCATCGGTTGCAAAAATATTACATGATAAAGATGGTATGTTCACAACTAGTATAAGTCCAGACTATATGCAGAGTTTATCTAAAAACATGATAGATTTTAACGAAATGGTCAAAGAACTAACATCAGATGATGAAGGTGGGATGTTTAGTGGGTTAAGAGATAGTGCTAGTGCTATATTTGAAACCGATCCTATTGTACAGATAGCTAAGAGAATATCTGTATTGTCAGAAAGTTATGATAAATTAGCATCTTCACTTATAAATCTTAGTTCATCAATGAAATCATTAAACATAACTGATTTCAGAGATATGGTTAGATTTACTGGACAAATGAGTAATCCAGAGTCTTTTCAATTACAAAATGAACAAACTGTTGGTGGTGATTCAACTAACCAATCGGGTATTATCGAGACAAGAACACAAATCCAATCAGTTGATAATAGCCAACTAGAGGAAAAATTAGATAGAGTTATAGAATTACTTACTAATATAGATAGGTCTACATCTTCTTTGAATAGTGTTTTAATGGAATTTTCAGGTGATTCAGAGGATGATCCAGAGGGAACTTATAATAAAATGATAAATAAAGCAAAATAATTTAAAACATTTTACTTTATAACAGTATAATGTTTATGAGTAATGTATTTAAAAATATAAAACTATTTAATTTCTATAAAAAGAGAATTAAGACTGTACAAGACACCTTAAAGCTAAAATACAATGTACGCATTGATAAAGCCGATAGAATGTATACTGTTCTAAATATACCAGAAAATTTAATTGGTGAAGCATATTCTTTAAAGAGGTCTGATATTGAAAGAATATCACAGACTTATCTTAAAGAGTATGTTACAGAATTAGGCATTTATCTAGATTCAATAGAATTAAAAGAATTACACAAGACATACACAGTAGAAAAGGTTGGTAAATATTCTTTCTTATTAGTATTTGGATTTTCTTTGTTCAAAAGCCACAAGTACTATAACTTCATGTATTATGTGTTTACACCTTTAGTTATTTTAGGAACAGCTACATTATTTTACATTTATATTTAAACTTTTACAGAATTAATAATACAAATAAAAACAAAAATTATGGACAGATACACAGAATTATCAGAAGACACTATTAAAGACTTTTATGACGTTTTTAATAAGAAATCATTTCCTATTGACATCAAATTTCAATTCATAGGAGATTACAAACAAAAAACAATTATCAAAATCTCTAGAATCCCCGAAGATATTTCTTTTATATTGGATAAAGAAGTAAAGATAATTATGAATGAAGAATTAATGGATGTGTTTGATGAAGAATCAATTCAAATATTAATTGAACAAGAGCTAGATAAGTTAGAATGTAACTTAGAAACTGGTAAAATTAAGTTGAGAAAAACAGACTTAAATACATTTTCATCAATAGTTAATAAGTATGGTGTTGAAAAAGTAGCTAAGGCTAATCAAGTTGAAGATTTATATCAAGAACAAAAAGCAGATGGACAAACCGCAGATTTAATATAATATGGGAAAGATAAAGGCAGAAGGAGTTGGGAAAGAGTATTTAGATGCTCTAGTACTAAGATACGAATCAGAGATTAAAACAGCAGTAGCAACATTAAGATTATACACATCTGATAGATTAACTGCAATTGGGGAACACTCTGATTTACAAGATGAGCAAGATAAGTGGTTACAAAAATACCAAGACTCTAAGGGAAAACTAGAATCTATCAAAGAGATTTTTGATAGAGAAGATAAAATTAATGGATAAATAAAAAAAACATAAACAAATGAATAATAAAGAGAATATACAAACAAATGTAGTAAAACCAAGATTAAGCTTTAATGAAAATAAATTAGAGCATGTAATTTTAGATAAAAAGTATGAGGTCGCATTAGATAAAAGCGAGGCTACAATTCTAAAATATATGTCAGAAAATGAGGGTTTTGGAAAAACTTCTGATGAAAAAGATGAACTTTATAAACAAGCACAAATCCTATGGGGTGATTATGCAACAGAACTAAGAAATGCTAAATATGTTTTCTATTTAAACAGACAACAATATAACTTTTTAACAGACACTATAACAAAGAAAATGGAATATGATGTAAATACTGTATTTCTAGCTATTGAACTTACTAACACTATGGGTAATATGAAGCTAAAAAGCAACTTCCCTGATGATAAAGTACTAGAAGGGTTTGAAGTTGATGCAACAGAAATTACCTATATCTACCATTTGATATCTAAATACAAAGTAAAGGGTCTTGATAAAAGTGCTTATAACTTTGGTAATGTATTAAAAAGAATTGGTGATATTAGTAAAATTGTAAACTATTATGATAATACTGGTAAAACACTTTCTGGTGACATTCAAGACTGGGTGGCCAAATTTGAGCCTAATGTTACAAAGGATACTGATGCTAAAGTAGAACAGGCATAATCTATTTTATAAAAAAATAAAAACCCCCTCTTATTTATAAGAGGGGGTTTTTATATATAGCTTAAAAACTTATGAGTATTATATCAATAGTAGGAATAGTTGCAGCATCAATGACCGTCATGGGTTTCATTATAGCATTCTATAGAAAATTAAGAAATTACCTAAAAGATTTATCTACCAGAATTGATTTTATAGAACTAAGCCTTAACTCAAAGCAAAGGTTTAATTTGTTAAAAGGAACGAAAGTCAATATCATGAACTCTGATAGAGTTATAATATTAGACCGAGACGAAGAAATTATAGTACATACCATCGACAGAAGTCTAGTTATTGGTAATATATTTAACAACACAACAAAAGTGTCACTTACGTTAAATATACTAGGTGAAGAAATTATTTAAAATATAATAAATATTTTAAGTATTATCAGTTGGGACATCAAATATTGGTGTAAGTGGAGACCTAAGAGTTGGTAAATTTACTTGATTAACGCTCATTAAACCTAAGTCATTAGCACCTTTTAATTCATAATTTTTTCTATCCCTATAAATCTCACCATACCCATTATCAGATGTAACCTCAATAGTTATAAAAGGATCAATGTTGGAATCAATTGTGAAACTATATGGCAATAAGTTACTACCTTTTCTAAATTCTTGTACTGTTTGAACTGGTTCTAAGCTTATCCTAATCCATTGTGAAATCTTTAACCAGTTAACAGAATCAGATAAAGGGGGTGTTGATGACATCAAAGCACTAGTTCTTAAAGAATAATAGTTATTATTGTATAATACTATACTTCCTACTTTATAATTTATGTTTGGTGACCATGGTAAAGCAGTATTATATTTAGAAGGATTATTAGTCCTATTAAAATCTATTACTGATTCATACAAAAAATCTAAATATCTAACTTTATCACCTCTATTATATGTTGAAAATGGCTCCCATTCTTTATAAGTTTTATATGTTCGAATTTCTATGTCAAAACTATCGGGGATTTCTAGTTTAAACCCATCATATGCTTTAACACCCTCTGTTGTATAATCACTTTTTCCAATACCCTCTACTATTGAATAGAAGTCAATTGCACAATTATATACAGTCGATCCAGAATTTATAGGCATCAGATATGCCTCATTCATTTTACACGAAATAGGTGTCATATTTTCCTTAATATTTATTATCCTTATATCATGCAATCTGTGTTGTATATAGTTCGAAGTTTTTACATAAGCAAGTCCTGTTATATCTTCTATTTTATGAGTAAGTGGTATAATATTATTTTTAAGCCAATACTTCAATCCTTGTAATTTTATAATTACTTCATCAAGTGTATAGTTTATAACTCTATTACCTTCTTTATCAGTTATCTTATAGGTTAGGTTGAATAACTTAGTTTCTTCAAAGTTAGTATTGGGATATGTGTTTTTAATGAAATCATTATCATCCCATCCTTCTGTTGAATTATCAAAAATATCTGGTATTTCTACCTTAAATAATTTAGAAAAACTCTCGGACTCTGGATTTACGTTTCTATAATACTCGTTTAATTGTAAGTCGTTATATCCAAAAAAATTGATAGCATTTATTATTGATTTATAAGCACCTATATAAGGATATATAAGTTGTTTCATCATAAGCATCTCCTTTCTCTTTTTATTTAAAAATGTCCAATCAATACCACCTTCTTGTATATCATATTGTTTGAATATAAATACCTCATCTGGTCCAATAAGCTTACCTTCGTTTGCTAGGTTTATCTTAAACCTCTCGTCTTCATCTTCAGTTTGTCCATAAACATTAAATCTACCTATTTCCTTATCAATAATTTTGAAGGTTGTTGATAGATAAGTAGTATCACCAACGCTTGGGTAATTATCAATAACTGTATTTTCGTCAGAAATAAAATCATTTGAGTTTATAAAGTCTATTATTATACTTTTACTAAAAACTTGTCTTATCTTAAACACCGAGGCATTGTTTACTGATGTATATTGATTAGATTCATTAGATATGTCATTTAGATATAAAACAAGTAATTGTTCAGGTTTTAAGCCTCTATTTGATAAACTAACTGGAGAAGTATTATTTAGATATATTATACCTCTTCTATCACTACCCTCTATTATTTCTAATGTTATATCTGTCATAGAATCTGATTCGATATCAAATCTAACACTTTCTTTTTTATATAATTTTAAAATAGATTGATATGCCCCCTCTAGCGTAGACTTATATCCTAAAAAGAGTTCCAAAGGCTCAACATCAGTAGATACGTTTCTTTGGTCATCTATAAATGGTAATTCATATGATATCTTATCAAATATAGTTTGTTGAAACTCTGGTTGATTAATTCTATTTATATCTTTATTAGGCGATTTATTAAGAACAATCTTATCAAATGGTTTAATACCCGTGTATGAATAAGAGCCATTATTTTCTAGCTGATCACCAGTAAAATCATATATGAAAAATTCTGGTGTTTGATTATCTTCCCATTTCCAGTACAAGCTAACTTGTGTATCTCCTTCAAAATTTTCCCTAGGCTTTCTTATATAATCCTTGGTCTTTAACCACATAGATTCTCTTTTAACATAATCAGGATTTAGTGTACCATAAAGGTTCTCGCCTACTACTTCTGGCTCTTGTTCGAATGGTGTGATCGTAGTGTTCACTTCAACTGACATTTCTATTATTCGTTTATTACTAGGTTGTATAGCCCACATCGAATTTCGTTCGGGGTTATTGATTATTTGAGTTGCCCCACTAGTTAAGTTCTGTGTGTGTAGTATAGTTCCGTTGATAGGATTTATAACATAAACAACATCTAGTGTTTGTGATGTTAAATAAACATCACCATCAAACTGATTTATGCCCAAAAATCCATAAGTATCTATATCATAGCTTTCTACGGAATCACTTATTATATCGACTTTTAAGAAATCTCCATCATTAGAACTACCAGTAGATATATTCATATTACCCGTTAAGTTATTAAATAAAATTTCATTAAAGTCATTACTATATTCTTCTATATCCTCTAACACACCATTATCTATCTTACTCAAATGTGTATCTGTGAAAAAATAAATAGATTCCTCGACTGGTTCATAGAATAGTTCTGATTTTAACACACCAGCATCATATACATTTTGTATAGTTCTGTTGGAGTTTATTCTAATTATAAATCCATTATCTGTTGATACATACATATCTCCTTCAAAGTCGTTAAATACTATGTTTTTAGTATTACTAACATTTAATGGAAATTCATTTATATTGCTATCTATTGTCCTAGATGGTATGTTTGATAAGTTTATACTCCCCCATATTGATATTTCTGGTAGATTATAAAATGTTACATAAACATCACCATTCAATGGATTAAAGTCTATATCAAAAGCTTCTCCATTATTTTGAAATTCTACAATCCCAATTACCATATTTGTTAAGGGATTTATAATATACATGCTATTAATAGTTAGTGCATACAAATAATTATTAATATTATTATATTTAAGTTTTATACTTCCGTTGTTATTTATTAGGTCAATTATTGTAACAATATTTGATGTTGATGCATTGTGAACTATAAGAGAGTCTGCTAGTGTGTATATAGAGTTAGAGTTCTGTATATAGATTATATCAACCATATTATCAGCACCAGAAAATCTATTTAAATCAAATTCGATAACTTCATAGTCATTAGCATTAAAATCAATCTTAAACTGACTATTACTTTTATCTAGATTTAAATTATTATCTGGCTCTAAGTTTCTAAATTCAGTATTAAACGGACTTGTAATTGTTCTATCTGGGGATAACGGTTCACCACATCCAGTTAAACCATAACCATTATCAAATGCCAATGTTACAAATGCAGATGAATTACAAATACTAGATGTAAGACCCCAAAATGGGCCTTCATAACTTATATTCATTATGAGTGGGTCTAGGTATTGGATAGTATATTCTTGATTAACTAAAGAATATATAGTATTGTTTATACTCAAAGCCATACCAGTTGCAAATCCATATTCTTCAAAATCTTCTAAACTCTCATCTCTATCTCTTGGTAATAGGATTTCATTTGATGATATTATAACACCCTCATTGCCCTTTATTAAGTTATTTATCTCAAAGTCTTTTAACCCAGGTATATTAACCTTACCAGTTGTTATAGTATAATCTAATCTTCTCTTTAGGTCTTTTATATCAAATATCAAAAGTTGATTTATGTTTTTGACAATTATACCAAAATCATTCAATCTATTATTGTGTTCTCTAACCCATTTGCTTATTGTTGATATCACATCTGGTGTGTTAGTACTACTATTATAAATAGTTTGTACACCATATGATATACCATTTATTCTTATATCTAGATACCCACCCAAGTCTCTAAATAATACTCTTGAATGTTCTATATAATAATTAGCAGTTGTCCCAACTAATACATCATCCACGCTAACAGGTACATTTGGATATTGTGATAATACTCTGATTGAATTATAGAAAAGAGAAGTAGTGTTTCCAGAAAATCTAAGTTGAATATCTATACCTAGTTTAAATAATTCGATATAATTTCTACTCAACCAGTTTCTAAGTGTTCTATCTATTGTTCTTTCTACATCAATAGAGTTTTTTCCCGAAAATATAAAGCTAACTTCTTCTTCATATATCATACCATTTATATTTACCTTTATACCAAATTCATCTATGTCTGTAAAAACTATTTTAAAATCAAAAAGTTCTGAATTATTATAATTAAGTTCGTAATCTAAATCTTCTCCAACACCAACTAGTCTTTCTATGGCTTTAAAAAACCCTCCAATTTTATTGGTATTTATAGCCTCAGTGTGATAAAAATTGACATTAGCATACTGGCTTGGATAAACCAAATCAGCATTAACCTGATTATTCTCATAATATAGGTCTATGTTAAATAAATTTAAATCATCTTTATATTTTTCTATTGCAGATGCTAGTGTTATTTCTTTGTTAGTATCCCAACTATAAGTGAAATAAAATCTATCTGTAGTAAGGTATAACTGACCTAATGATATATTATCTGGTTGTAATATTTGTTCTATTTTTATATAATCGGGTCTACCCCATTTTTCGCTATTACTAGGTGTGATTGATGATGTTTCAATATTTGAAAAAGATTGTACATAATTCTCTTTACACTGAAATATTCTGTTGTTGAATGTAACTTGGTCACCCACTATAAAATCGGTTGTTGTTAATATCCCATCCCAATTTCTCAAATCAGATACTCTTAAAAACACATCACTGTTTATACTTCCCTCTATTTTGAACTCAGTACCAGGTTTTATGATAGCTGGATAAAAGTTTGGATCTATGTTTATCCTACTATCACTATCTATAACTATTCCCCCATTATATATCCTTGGTAAATCGGTTTTTGATATCACCTCAATAATAAAGTCTTTATCATCTGGTAATTCATCCTTATGTAATAAATATTCATAGTGGATTAAGTCAATAAGTTTTGTGTTATCAACAGTAACTACTTTGTCGTTTAATTTAGAATTTATTATATTCAATTTTTTGCCTATAAAATATTTATCATAAAATTCTGGTTCGCTCCAATCTGATAACTTTTCTTTATAAGTTTCTATATCTATATAATCATAAACACCAATACAATTGACACCAGATAATTTTTGGTTTATATAAGAGTTTTCATTTTCATAGAGTTGTTGATAATCTATTTCAAAGCTTTTATTATCTACTTGTGATAGTATAAGTATAGCATTGCTTTTATTACCAGAAACTACGTAGGTCTTATTAGGGTTATTGAACTCCAAGAAAGGATTATCGAATGATACAATAGTTCCAATTGGAAACTTAGCTTGGAAATCATCACCATATATCCATTTAGAATAAAATCCGACATCGTTGTTTACTGGTTCTATTTTAGTTATGTCTTGGCTTTTTAAGTCAGTGCCATAAAAGTGTATTCCCCTCTCATTAAACAACTGAAACTTTCTTGTAGTTAATTCATTAGGTCTTTCAAAGTCAAATGATGGTACGTCTTCAAACATATAAAGTCCGTATGTTTTATATATATCAGTAGAGCTCTCATGGAAGAGTATATCTCCCTCGAATCTATTAACTGATTCATTATAATTGAAATTAAGGAAATCTCCTTCTTTATTAAACCAAATTAGATTTTCGTGATTAGACATTCAAGATATTATATTTGATTTATATATTAATTTTAGTCTTTCTTGCTAGTGTGTTTTAATATATATAGTATGAATATTAGGAGATACATCAAATATTTAAATGATAGTTTTCTACGGAGAGTGTTTAGTAAAAAATATAAAAGATGTGTTAGGTCTAAACTAATATCTAAAGAAATACTTAAATTAATAAAAGATAAAGGAATAAATGATTGGAACTCTTATAATAACATGAAAGATATAGACCAAGATATAGTCAATTCTATAATATTTACTAAATCCGAAGATATAGACCAGATAATGGAAATAAAGTTCTTAATAAGGTATATGTTATCTGATAAAAGGGAATTAATGGTATATTTGAAAACATTGGAATTAAACGAAGAATATGAAAAATGTCAAATGGTTTTTGATAAAATAATAAACAAACATGGGGATAATTAAAAAATTTAGTGATTATAGATTAGTATCAGAAAATATAAAATATCACATTGATAATAGTATAAGTTTTACAAATAATATATTTAGAACTGGTTCTGAGTCATTTTACATACTTCTAGAAGAAGTTAGAAATCTATACGAAGATGGTGTTATAGAATTGGTTGATTTAGATATGGAACTCTATGAAAATACTGATATAGGCAGATATGGGATTTATAAAGGTATAAAAGTACCATTAGATATACCTTCTGAATCAGATGAGTACATAATAGAAGAGAAGAAACACGAATATAAAGGTGGTAAAAAAGTAGAAATAAACAAACCAACTCGGTCAAGTGGTCCAAAGAAATATAAAGTATATGTTAAAAATCCAGATACTGGGAATATAATAAAGATAAACTTTGGTGATAAAAAAGGTGGACTTAGTGTTAAATTAGATGATAAAGAAGCTAGTAAAAACTTTGCGGCTAGACATGACTGTAAGAATAAAAAAGATAAGACAACTGCTGGATATTGGTCATGTAGGTTGCCAAGATATGCAGATTCTTTAGGTATTAGTGGTCAATCAAATAGCTATTGGTGAATATGGAGAATCCTTATACAGAAAATAAGATAAGTAAAAACACTTTCATAAGAGAGTTTTCACAAGCTATTCCATCTAATGAAATGGTTTGGCATCGTGATGAAGAGGATAGATATATTACATGTATAAATGAGTGTAATTGGAAAATACAATTGGATAACGAATTACCTAAAAGCATAACAGAAAATACATTTATACCTAAAGAGACCTACCATAGGATAATAAAGGGTAATGGTAATCTAATAATAAGAATAATTAAAAAATAACTATTTCAAAACTCTCTTAATATTATAGTTTCGCTTAGCAACCTTATCAACAGGCTCTATTATTAGTTCACCATCATATATCTTTATACACCATTCACTTCCATCTTTTTCATCTTTGAGGGTTATTGAAGTAGCAGTGACACAATTAGTGAAAGTATTATTATCACTAAATACTAAACTCGTATTGTTTGTAAGATTAGATGATATAAGATTAGATGATATAAGATTGGTTGATGTAGGAATTTTGCTCATTTTACTATTATATACTAAAATATTAATTAGTTTATATATTTATCATATATAAACTCACAAATTAATTTAATTCTTTTATCTTGTCTATGCATATCCATAGCCTCTTGTACTAATTCTTTAGTAATCAATTTATCTACTTGTTCTATAACTTCATCAATTTCTTTAAAAGCTTTTTCTGAAATCTCTCCTTCTTCCATCATAATATGGGTAATGCCAGATTTTAACATTTTGATAAAATCTTTTTCTGGACTCACTTTATTACCAAAGAAATCTGTATAACCCAACTCCTTACCTTCTAATACTTTTGTAAATTTTTTCATAGATTATATATTATATTGAACCATTTACCCTATATTTGTACAAAAACTAAATAGATGAAACATTTTAAACAAAATATATTTTTTATAAGTGATTTACATTTTTGTCACAAAAAAATATTAGATTTTGACAAGAGACCATTTCCAAACATTGATGATATGAATGAATGTTTAATAAATAACTGGAACTCAGTGGTAAAAGATGGTGATATAGTATACTTTTTAGGTGATTTTAGCTTTAGTGGCACAGCTATAAGAAAAGAAATAGCAGATTCCTTAAATGGTACTATTTATTTTATACTAGGAAACCACGATAGTTATAAAAACATCTTAAAAACTAATAGATTTGAAGATATAATAAGTTATGGTACTGAGATTTATGTAAAGGATGAAAGTATTGTAGATACTGAAAGAAATGGTGGCTTTCAAATGATTGTATTATCGCATTATCCTATTATAGTATGGAACAAATGCCATGTAGGGTCTTGGATGCTACACGGACATACACATGGGTCTTTATATGCTACACAGAAAGATATTCTATATAGAAGAAAAATTGAAGATGTAGGCTGTAATGTTATTAACTATACACCAAAATCATATGTTGAAATAAGAGAAATAATGAATAATAGGATAATTACAGAAAATTATAAAAATTAATATATTTATCATATAAAAACTTTTATATATAACTATAAAAAAGTTATGAAGCATTTAAAAACATTTAATGAAAGCGTAGAAAGTGATATAGACACACTATGTGAAAAATTTGGCATAAAGAATTACACAGTAAATAGCAATGGTAGTATCGATGTAAAAGGCGATGTTAATTTAGCTAATAAAAATTTAGCCAAATTACCAATCACCTTTTCAATGGTCGGTGGGAGTTTCTATTGTCAAGACAATAAATTAGAGTCATTAGTTGGGTCTCCTAAAGAGGTTGTAAAGGACTTTGACTGTAGTAAAAATAAATTGAAAAATTTGAAAGGATCCCCTTCACATGTTCGTGATTTTGATTGTTCATATAATAAATTAGAGACTTTGGTAGGATCTCCTTCACACGCTCGTAATTTCGATTGTAGAAATAATCAGTTAACTTCATTAAAAGGATTGAATCAAAAACAAATGAAAAAGGTACAATCTGATGGTAATAACATTAAATAAAATTTAATTAATTAAGTTCTCTTATCATAATAATTTAACCCCATATCTATAAAGAAATATGGGGTTAAATTATTGCTAGTGTATTATAAATACACTATATTTGCTTATCAAAAAAATAAAACATAATAACTAAATTTCAATTTAAAACTGATAAAAATTAATATGGTTAATATAGAAATGTATATAGAGAAGTGTAAAGATTCAAACAATCACATATTATTCAGTCAGAATATTATTAGATACAATACTAATAATTTAATGAATATGGATGATGCTAGATTGTTTATAATGTCTTATCTACCTAATAAATTAAAAGATATAGAATATAGCCTTGTTATTACATCAAATGGTGATGTAGTAAACATTAAGGTTATATTTAACTATAATAAAGGAATAACCAGAGAATGTAAAATAAAAGAGATAGTCGGATGAATTTAATAGATAGATTATGTGTTATGTATATAAAGTTTCGGATGAGAAAAGACACCAATCTTGTTTATCAGATGAGGTGTATTACAATAATTTAGATTGTGATGATGACGCATTTTATAGATTCTTTTATAATGATGATTACTATGATGAACTTACCTATTTAGAAGAATTTAATTATGTAGAGTATGGCAAGCATGAAAAAGCTTTAATTAAGGAATATAACATTAATGCAATACAAATAGATTTAAATTCTTTTAAGTCTTTATCAATGGAACGTCAGCGAAAAATGGATATTATATTCAAAGGTGAGGTTGGTGTAAAAAGACCAACATTTTCAGATTTACCAAAACAAAAAATTAAATAATGAAGATAAAAATATTTGAGGGGAATTGGCAGAGGAAGGATGTACTTGGTAGTCGTGATATTTTTGTATTTGGTGATAATAACGCTAGGGTTGGGAAAGGTGGACAAGCTGTGATAAGAGGTCTGGATAATACCTTTGGAATCAGAACTAAAATAGGACCTAATAATAAGCCACTATCTTTCTATAATGATAAAGATTTAAAATCTAATACTCAAAAAATTGATGATGATGTATTAAGATTAAAAAAACTTGCACTAGAGGGAAACACAATCGTATTTTCTAGTGGTGGCTATGGTACTGGGTTGTCAAAGTTACCAGAGGTAGCCCCACAGACATTTAACCACCTATGTAATATCTTGTTAAGGCATTTCAAATTTGATAATAGAAAAGGTACTAAATACAATAGAGTTCCTGGTTATGACGAACTTATGGATGGTAAGTATTTAAACTTAATAAATAGTAATAAAGAAATAATACAACCTGTAAATAATGGCTTATTTATACCAGAGCATCTGAACGCTAAAATATACACAGTAGAAAAGTTAATCCAGACAGAAAGAAAGACTGCATTTACCTCAAAAGTAAAATATAAAGAGGGAGAGGTTTTAAAGATTAAAACGTTCGGAAGCAATAAATATATAGTAGCTAGAGTTATTAGTAATTATAGAATGGTTGATATAAGCAGAGAATTGTGGTCATTTTTTGATGGTTATAGACACGAACTACTGAATGGTGTTAATCTAAATCAATACTATCAAGTTCATTTTGAATACATATCAACTTTATCACAGGATGGGACTATTAACTTTAAAGGGGATTTATTTAGTACTAACGCTAGTGAACTAAAAAGCAAAGAATCTAATAAAAATATTAACATAGATTCTGATGATAAAATTAAGAAGTTATTAAAAGAGATAGAAGATTTAAAAAAAAATGAATGATGTTTGTGTAGTTCATTTAACAGAGTTGATATACTAATTAGTTTAGAAAATACCTAGATAACACATATTAAAAATAAAATTATGAGTAATATTAAAGAGTGCTTCAGGAATTATAAAATATCTATAATTAATGACAAAACTATTTTAAAGCCTTCCTTGGATAGATTTAATATTCTTAAGGATAAATATAATTCTATCGATGAAGAAATAGAAGATTATATAATAACTGGATCAGCTTGCTTATATATTTACGGAGTTATAGACAGACTTCCAAATGATTATGATATAATCATTAAAAAAAGTTGTTCGCATAAATATAAAACCTTTGTTCTAAGAGATTGCTATGACAATGATATAGAGGTAAATAGACTAGGATATATTGAAATACCACATAAGCAAAAGGTTGTTAGGGGATTTATATCTAAATTAATAGGTAGAATAAGGGACAAGGAAGAGATATTATTAATTGATATTTTTACGAGAGATGATAAGCAAATAGGTTGTGAAAATGGTGAGATATGTGGTTATATTCTAGACAACCCACTCAATATAATAAATGAAAAAATAAGGATGGGTGGTTTAAAAAACCATCAAGATTTAGGGCATATTTTTGGTGTTGATTACATCCATTTGTTCAGAGATCCTCCTTTTGAGTGTTAAGCAATGTATTGTTTTTAATATATAAGTAAAATTAATATCTAATAATGGACAAATTTTCTAGCTTAAAAAAGAAACCTAAAGAAAAGAAAGATAATATTCTCTTTGATAACGAATATATTAAAGTAATTGATTACGAAGGTTGGTCTATAATTGAAGAAAAGGATTTAGTTGTCTGTATACCTTATTTCATAGAGTCTAATCAATTTTTAATACGCCATGAGTACATACCGACATATAAGTATAGAGAAGGGCAGGAGTACCATATAACAGTCCTTAGTGGTGGTGTAGAAGAGGGGGAGTCTAAAGAAGAAGCAGTGTTAAGAGAATTAGAAGAAGAAGCTGGTATAATAATAAAAGATGGTTACTTATTTGATGAACTAAAACCACTCTTTATAAATAAAGGTCATACTAATAAATATTATGGCTATATAATTCCTTTGAGTGAGAGAGATTATGATGAAGGATTAGCTAGTGGTGATGGTTCTAAGGCTGAGTCTATGAGTAAATCTGTCAAGGTTGATGCTAAATTCGTAGATTCACTAAATACATCTGATTTGATAACTGACTATATGATTTTAAAGCTTAAAGAGTATTTAAATGTATCTGATTATTAGCTAATACCTTTCAAGAATTCATTAATACCTTGGTTTAGTTCATCATTATTAATTGATGAAGATTCTGGTGCTGATATTTTTAAATCATATGACCAAGAATTTGACATATATTCCTCAAAAATTTCATCGATATCACGCTGTGTCATATCATTAACATCAAAATCTGATCCCTCTACCCATTCTTGCTTATATGGTACTCTAAAAAATTTATCACTAGATTCTTTATTTTCTTTGGTAATAACTTCACCACCTATTGATTCTAAAATCTTTTTTTCAAATGCATTTTCTACTATCTTGAAATAATCAAATTCTAATCTTCTTAATTCCAAATCTCTAATAGTGTAATTTAAAGATATTATGGTATCATAATTATCAAATACTTCATCTGATGTATTATGGAATCTTTCATTATATAAGAAGCTTTTAAATTTATCAATAGAATCTATACCTTCTTCTATATTTAGTTCTTTAAACTCATTTTCATAATATGATTCCCATCCATTTTGCTCTTTTAAAAATATATCTATTAACAAATAAAAGTTTTCTTGATTTAATAAAGAAAGTAAATCATGTAAATTCATATCATAGTCTCCATAATCTTCATATTCTGTATATCCATTATTTAAAATATTCTCATAATCCTCATCATTCACATATTTTATAAGTTCGGTATATGCTATATCCACAAATACATTACCATCTTTCTCATAATCATATTTAAAGTCATAATGTTGGAAGAGCTGCTTAGCTGTTATACTCCCTATTAAGTGATCAACTATTGTGATAATACACTCTTTTCCTAAATTAGATCCTGTTCTTTTATGTATAAATTCATTATTTTCATTAATGAATATCTCATCTACATCAACTATACCATTGTCTATTTTTATATCTATTTCATAACCAGTCTCTGACTTTGTATAGTTAGCAATAAACTCTATTGCAGATATTAAAGAAACATTATCACTTGATGTGTTTGAATTAGCACTAAACTCCACATCATATACTAGGTAATATTCTTCATCTAATCCTATCATTAAGTCTCTTATATGATATTCTTCTCTTAGAAGAGCTGTCTCTATAATATCTTTATTTATATACATATCCCATTCATTATCAGTAAAATCTAAGAAAAATTCCTCTATATCTTGTCTTGTGAATTTTTTCGGTATGTCTAATTTGACATTCGCCTCATTTGCCTCTTTTATGAATTCTATATATTTCTTAATGAACATATTTATGGTTATTTTTATTATATATTAAAAAACCACTATGTGTTCATAGTGGTTTTTAATACCTGTTCGATTATTAATTTATATTCTATTGAGGAGTTCTTTCTTTTTATTAGAAAATTCTTCTTCTGTTATAACATCACTTTCAAGTAAATTATGTAATTTGTTTATTAATTCTATAACACCATCTGAATTTTTTGATTTACCTTTCTTTTTAATTATTTCAATAGGCTTTATACTCTCTGGTAATAGCATAATAGAAACAGAAGATATACAATAGCTTTCGAAATCCATTTCTACACTTTGAAAGTTTTGATTTGAAACATCACCCCTTTCAACTCTTCCAGTTTCAATACTACTACTTACATCTAATCCAAGAACATCACTAGTTAACGTTGAACTATAAAAACTATTATTAGTTAATGTTGAATTAGATGAACTATTATTAGTTAATGTATAATTACCACTATTTAAATTAAAACTCGTTCCAGTATTAGTAGTGTATGTACACCAAGGATAGGGATGGGTGTAAGTAATTGGGTAGTTCTGATATCCACCATACCAATATTGGTTCAATGGTATGTTAAATTGCTTCACTTCTTCTTTATAGAAATATACATCAACCACACCATTATTAGAAATAGCTTCTTTGGCTTCTGGTGATTCCCCAATATTATATGTTTCAAATATAAACTTTTTTAAGTCGTCAATAAAGCAGTCTAAATATACTCTTTGTCCTGGTTTTACAATGAGTCCATTTTCTGAAATAGAAGTCTTATTTATCTTAATATCTGCTAAGATATTTTCACTTAGCGGATTAAATAATTCTATTTCAAAGTTTTCTTTATTTTTTAGATAAACTTTTCCATTTTTAATCGATTTTCTTCCTTTGTCTTTAGAAGATACGACCCAAGCATTAGGCTTAGGCTTTAAAATTTGTTTTTTCATAGTTATTCTTTTTATTTTTAAACCTATATCTTTGATTCTTAATCAAATCTTTAAGACACCATAATGATATCCGACATAAGCAGTGAACAGCTAACGTATATATTAATATAAACACCTCCCTTTATATAATTATTATCTATATTTATTAGGTTTTCATATTATATGTTGTATATTTGTAGTGTAAACTTTTATATTATGGAAAATTTTAAGAGAATAATCGAAGGACATTCAGATGTAGAGTATGATTTTGAATGTTATGAAAACACTGATGTCATAGAAATTGGGGATGCTTATATATTTTTCTTTGCTGGTATTGCTGATGTCCAAAGATGTTCTAGTGATACTGAAAAGAATGAAATAAATAAAAATGATAGAATTAAATCAGATACTGTTATAGATTTTGTAACTGGGTTTTGGACAAATTGTTATAAAATAAAAACAACAAGTTTTGATTTAAGTGATATTTAATCATTATTCTATTATTTTATAGTGTTTTTTAATACCTTCTAAGTCAGGCATTTTTAAATCATTATCATTAATTAAAGTTCGAAGCCTATCTAACATAACAGTATCGCCATTTCTAACTATTTCATAATCTATGAAATCTTCTATGAGAAAACTATCTGCGTTTTTGATAAAGGTAAATATTAAAGAGTTTACTGGATTCCCATCTATGATTATAGGACCATTTACTTCTGGGAAGTATTCCATATCAGTTAATTTATTATTATCGCATCCAAAATAACCACCTACTGTTTGTGGACCATCCTCTAATGATATTAATTTATTATATGAACAATCAAAGCTACCATCTACTGTTTGTGGACAACCTTTTAATAGTTTCAAATAATTATCAGAGCAATTAAAACTACCACTAATCGTTTGTGGACTACCTTCTAATGATACTAACTCATTAAAATAACATTTAAAATCCCCCTCTACTGTTTGTGGACAACTCTCCAATGACTTTAATCCATTAGAAGAACATTTAAAATCCCCCTCTACTGTTTGTGGACTACCTTCTAACGATTTTAATTTATTATGATGACAATAAAAATTACCACTCACATAATTAAATTTAAGTGGTAAATATTCTAAGTATCTTCTGTTTAAATATACACCACCATCAACATCAATGCTCAAATCATCATTAATAGTATAATCTATTATTTTATACTTTTTACACACTTGTATAACTTCCTCTCTTGTAGTTGGAAATTTAGGACCATTGCTTTCGAATATCTTATAAGGTTTTATATGTTTCATGTCTATTCTATTATTTTATATTTTTTTTTAATTTCTTCTAAGTCAGGCATTTCTAAATCGTTATCTCTAATGAATGTTTGAAGCCTATCTAACATAACAGTATCTCTATTTCTAACTATTTCATAATCTATAAAATCTTCTATCATAAAGATATCAGCATTTTCAATAAAAGTATATACTAATAGATTTACTAGATTTGCCCCCATATCTATAGTTCCATTTACTTCTGGGAAATGTTCTAAGTCCTTTAATTCATTACTATAACAATCAAAATTACCATTTACTGTTTGTGAACCACCCTCTAGTGTTTCTAATTCATTATAGGAACAATCAAAATCACCATCTACTGTTTGTGGACTACCTTCTAATGATACTAACTCATTAAAATAACAAATAAAACGCCCACCTACTGTTTGTGGACAACTCTCCAATGACTTTAATCCATTAGAAGAACATTTAAAATCCCCCTCTACTGTTTGTGGACTACCTTCTAACGATTTTAATTTATTATCATAACAATAAAAATTACCACTCACATAATTAAATTTAAGTGGTAAGTATTCTAATTTTTCCTTCTCTAAATATACACTACCATCAACACCAATACTTAAATCATCGTTTATGGTATAATTTTCTATTTCATACTTTTCACACACTTGTATAACTTCCTCTCTTGTAGTTGGGAAGTTAGGACTTTTATTCTCGAATATTTTATAAGGTTTTATATGTTTCATTTTATTCTATTATTTTATATTTTTTTTTAATTTTATCCAAATTAGGCATCTCTAAATCGTTATCTCTAATGAATGTTTGAAGTCTATCTAACATAACAGTATCTCTGTTTCTAACTATTTCATAGTCTATAAAATCTTCTATCATAAAAGTATCCGCTTTATTAATAAAAGTGTTTAGTAATAGATGTACTGGATTCCTGTATATATATATTGTTCCATTTACTTCTGATATGTGTTCTAAATCTTTTAATTTATTAAAAGAACAATTAAAATTACCACCCACTGTCTGTGGGCCACTTTCTAATGTTTTTAAGTTATTTCCACTACAATTAAAATCCCCCTCTACTTTTTGTGGGCTACCATTCAATGATTTTAATTTTTTATTATAAGAGCAATCAAAATACTTACCTGCTGTTTGTGGACAACCTTCTAATGTTGTTAATTCATTGCTAGAACAACCAAAACCCCCAGTTACTGTTTGTGGACAACCTTCTAATGATTGTAGTTCATTATGGCTACAATTAAAATTCCCCTCTATTGTTTGTGGACAACCTTCTAATGATTGTAGTTCATTATGGCTACAATTAAAATTCCCCTCTATTGTTTGTGGACAACCTTCTAATGATACTAGTTTATTATATTCACAATCAAAAACACCACCTACTGTATGTGGACAACCTTCTAATGTCTTTAATTTATTATGAGAACAATCAAAATTACCACTCACATAATTAAATTTAAGAGGTAGATATTTTAAGCCTTTTTTATCTAAATATACATAACTACCAACATCAATACTTAAATCATCATTAATGGTATATCTTGTTATATGATACTTTTCACACACTTGCATAACTTCTTCCCTAGTAGTTGGAAATTTAGGACTATTGCTCTCGAATATTTTATAAGTTTTTATATGTTTCATGTTTATTTGGTTGTTTTATACAAATCTATTACTTGAGTTGATTTAACAACCTCATCAGGAGCATTCCTTATTTTTGATTCTTTTATATCATGTGAAATCCTAAGTTTTCTTTTAGTTATTTCCTCTAATATTTTAACTGGTGTTACCATATCATTGTACCAATATTCAATCAGTACAATGTCTCCAACTTTATAGAATGATTTGTATTCTAAGATATATTTCATGTACTATATATAAAAATCCCAATACAATGATTGGGATTTCCTACTAAATGTCTTTTTTAAATCTATACTTATCATAGCGATTAGTTAGTTCAATTAAGAATTTATTCCTAACAATATCTTCGTTTAAAAATTCGAATGGGAATAGGTTACTCATACCACTAATCATTTCCATAAAATCATTATATCCAGAATCTCTTTTCCTAACATCATACTGTGAAGTATCTCCCATCATAACTGCCTTAGAATCAGTTCCTAATCTAGTTACCCATAGCATAAGTTGTTTTATCGTAACATTCTGACACTCATCTAATAACATTATACAATTATCATATGTTGATCCTCTCATATATGCTAATGGTTCAAATATAATCTCATCATTTTCAAATAATTCATCTGTTGTTTCTTTACCTATTATCTTGACGAATGTTGTATAATAAGATTGCTTATAAGGTTGTAGCTTCTCATCCTTATCACCAGGCAAAGCACCTAAGTTTTCACCACTCTCTTGTATGGGTTTAGTGATTATAATGGTCTCTATTTTCTTATCAGCTAGAAGTCCTAATGCTGCATAACAGGTGGTAAATGTATTGTGTGTGACTATATAATCATTGGTTAGATATAGACTTGACTCGCTATCGACCTTTATACACTGTGCTTCTTTTTTGCCTATTAACTTAGCACCAACGATGTGCCTACGTGGTATGTATTTAGTTTTAGGAACTACCAAATCCTTCTTTCTTTTAAGTTTAAAAGGATTTATATTTGGATTCATTTTTATTGAAATTGTATAAGCCAATCTACCTGTTTTTAGTTCCCCATTGTATGTATATTTATTATAAACTGGTGTGTGGTAAGTCCCTGTACCACCTAGTGATTGAACTAATTCAATAACATCAGCGGTTAACTTTTTAGATGTTGATGTAAATGATACATAAAATCCATCTTTACTCACTGTTCCATCAGTATCCATAAGACCTCTTAATAGTTCTATTCTATTGGTTATAGAGTTAAATTTATAGCAATTAGGTATAAATTTTTGATAACTTAATTTACCAAATAATCCTATCTTAATGAGATACTGCTTATATCTATTCTTATATTCAGATATGTTTTTAGTAATACAATAATCAATATCATTTCTCTTAACTAAATTCATGCCATCATCAATAGAATTTTTTATAGTTTCTATTATTTCTGAATCCACAGAAGTAAATCCTATACTTCCTCTTAGACAACCATCTCCAATTAAACATCCAATAACATATGGATCAATATCAATATCTATCTTGTTAAATTCTACTGGCTCAGTTATAGGTATAGTGTGGTTTATTCTATTTCTCTTTGTATATAATGTCTCCACAATTTCAGTTGTCGTTTTTACAGTACCATCTAACGGTGATTTATACCTTTTCCTTATACCATTTGTTGTTTTTGTCCACTTCCTATAGCTTCTATCTTTTTCAGTTTGGGTTAACCATAAATGATCTCCACAACATTCAGTTTTAGTTCCATCAGAAAATGATATTTCCCATATTTCCTTTTTACCTTGTGGGAATATACCAATAACTCTAGTAGGTTTCCCATCCTTAGAAATAACATTATCATTTAATTTTAAATCTCCCATTCTAGACCACCCATTTGGTGTTAGTACAGGAGTTTCCATAGGTTGTGCTTTACTAGTACCTGCTGGACCGTGTACTGTAGTAAGTATATTATTTCTAATACCTTTGTATAATTTGTCTTGTTTAATACTTAACTCTACACCACTTTTAGTAAACTGTTGTTTGTTTAATGAATTCTTTTTTTTAGATTTTCCCATTCACCTTTTATTTTTATATATTAAAAATGTTACTCATCACTAACCTAGAACTAACTCTATTTAATATATAATAACAATAAAAGTACTATAAATTCTATAAATGGAAACAACAGAACAAATAGAAGATTTAATTTATGATTTGGTTTTCTCTAGAAATCAAGAATATAAAATTGATGTGTCCGAATATATTTATGATATATACGAATATGATATTTTTATAAAAAGTATCAAAGAAATATTAAAAAAATCTAAAGTTTCTATTATAAATAGTAATATCAACCTTAATAGCAAAACAGTTATATGGGAATTAAAAGTTAAAAGATAATATGTGGGAATATAACAAAATAGAAGATAAATGGTTTAGTAAGAAAGATACTTTAATTCATGACAATTATGAATTTTTAAAACAAGAACAAGAAAGTGTTAGGTTTTATTCAAATTGTCTAAGTGGTGCTACTTATATACCATTTAATGATGAAGATAATATATATGATATACTATCAAATAGAAGATATAAGACATGGTATATTGATCCAAGTGTTTCTGATTATGTTAGCACATTAGTACCACCTAGGTATCCCATGCCTATAAATAGGGATACTGCATATGAATTTTATACAAAGAATTTATCAGAATATGGACTTACTCTAAAAAACCTTTTCACACCAGAGAAAATAATAGGAGAATCTTTTAATAGCTTCATATATGTTGACTTGGCAACAACAGATGATATACTAGACTTAAGTGCAAATCTTGGAGATACTAAAATAGATGGTGTTAGAGTTTTAGAAGGACATAGAGTACTTGTAAAAGACCAAAAGAAAACTATTATATTACAAATAACAACAAATCCAGATGATTTCTTCGAAGGAAATTATACTGTAGTAGATACATTGGGTACTAATACTACTTATGAGTATTTTGATGAAAGGAATGGTATATATTTGGTAAAAAATGATAGGCTTGTTAAAGAAGATGATTTAGACGATTATCAGAAGTGTATTAGATATAGTGTAAGTGTTAAATTAGGTTTAGTGAATAAAGATAAACAGTTTCATCTGTCTAGGTTATCTAATGGATATTATCCAACAACTAGATTTAATGAGCCTATTGAATTTGTTCAAAAAGAAAATAAACTACTTAGAAATCAATTAGATTATAATAACATAGCCGATTTAAATTATTACGACCTTTTAAAACACGGAACACAATCGTATGAGTTTAACGAAACCAATTACTCAATACCAGAGAGGATAATATCTGTTGGAGAATTTGGATCTATTATAAATAATCAAGACGGTAGAAGCAATATAATAAGAAATAAGTTTAAAGTAGATTTGAAAAGTATATCACAGACTACATTATATTATTGGATAGTGGGTAATAAGGGTAATCTATTAAGAACTAGGAAACACGATTTTGAAGTAGATAAAATAGAGTTAATAAAATCTAATACACAAGTCGTGAGTAATTTAAATTCTATATCATTCTTTAATGATCTTAATGGTGTTTTGGTTGGTGATAATAATACAATATTTATAACATCTAATGGTGGCAAGGATTGGATACCATTTGATGTTAAGGCTTTTCAATCATTTAATTTTAACAAAGTTATCTTTTATAATACAAATAAGATATTTATAGGTGGGGATAATGGCGTGTTTTTAGAGATTAAGAACGATGGTGATAAATGGACGGCATTCAAGAGGAGGATATCCAAATTTTTAGATGAAGATGATGAGTTTTTATTAGTTGATAATATAAATGATATAATCATAACAACCGTTGATAATTGGAATCCATTTTATACATCGTTCAATGCTTCTGAGTCTAATATAACTATAACTGATAGTCCGAAGGAACTAGTTATAATAGTTACCAATGATAGTAATATAATATTTTATGATATAAATGAATCTATACCACTTGATACTGATTTTTTATTTATGGAGTTTAAGGACAAAAACTACGGGGATATAGTAAATATTGAGAGAAAGGAAGGTACTAATACTTTTTATTTTGTTGGTTTTAATCAAGAAACAGATAGTAATGGTATATTTTCATTCAGTTTAGATGATTTCAATTCTATAGGAGTTGGAACACGCTTTGATAATAGGTCTATAACTGCAACTAATGCTAACTTTGTTTCTGAACTATATCCAAATAAGTTATTTGACTTTGGGGGTAACGAAATAGTTATATGTGGTAATAATTCTTTACTTAGTAGTTCTGATTATAATACCTTAGTATTTGAGGATATAGATGATACATTCTTGAACAAGTTAAAGTCAAAGATGTTATTCCTAGATTATGATATTGCTAGTAAATTAAACTTTTTCACAGACGATGGTGAATACAGACTACCAGAATCTATAGAAATAAGCTATGATTCTATCAGTGGTAGTATAGAGTTTTCGTCCTTTGAAAATGAGACTAACTGGATAGATTATTGGAAAGATAGTACATCAACATTCGAACACTATACTAACTCACCAATGACAGACACAACCAAAGTGGAATTTTCGTCTAAATTTACTAAAACAGAAGAAAATGTACAAAGGTTTATAAAAGGGATTTCTACATCAGATGATGATTTATTAAAATTATCACCAAGTCTATACAATGATAAATTTAGTAGATTTAGTTCAATTTCACAACCACAAGTGTCTAGACCACTTGATTCTGCTATAAACATATATCTTGGTAGTTATTTAATGGTTATAAAATATAGTAATTTAAGTGATATACCAAGTAAGGGCGATATCATAAATGTAGAAACAAATTTTCTAAATGAAAACTTTATGGTTAATAAAACTGTTGTGTTTTTAGATAATACATTTGTATATCTATATACAGAGTTTAACCAATCTATTATTAATATGTTTAAAAATTCAGAGATTAAAATAACTAATTTAAACAGATTTAATTCTAGAGATTCACTTGTATCTAATTTTAAAAAACATCCATTATATAAGGGATATGATATAATACTTAACAATAATGGTGTAATAAATTTTAGACCTAAATTCAATAACATAACATCATATTATAATATGACTACATCACTTAATCTTAATGATGGTGAGGAAACATTTACAATGGAATATAAAAATTCATTTTTGAAATTTGGTTACACACCAACTTATAATTTATTAGACTATTTAGAGTCTATTAATGATATAAATACAGTAAATCCTAGATTCTTCCCAACAAAGGAATATTACTCTATGCCCGTTTATAGTAACATACCAGTCTCTGCAAATGATATAAATTCTATTTATATTGACTATAATATAAAGAAGAATAATAAATTAGTTTTTGGCTCTAATTTAGAATTTGAATGGAAGAGTATTTTTTTAAATACCTTTGTTAATATAAATTTATACCAAGACGAAGATTTATCTTCAAATGAACAGATGTTGGTTTTTGATAAATATTATGAACAAAGCACGGATACGTATATTATAGAGTTCCACAAAGAATTTATTTACCCAAATGAAAACCAAGTTAATCCACTAACCTCAATTGATATAGAGTCAAGAAGATCACTAGAGGTTATAAGTAGTGATTTACAGTTATTGAATAATATACAAAGGTCATATTCTACTAAGAAGTATAAATCTGGGACTTTTGATTCTGGTCAGATTTGGGATGTAGAATATGAAAATCTAAATAAAAAATTAAATTTCAAAGTAAATACTGATTCCTATGCTAAAATATTATTATCAGACTTTACGACTAATAATTCTATAAGTGGTATAGTCTATACTGATTTTAAAAATGAATTAGCACTCAATATAACTAGATTAGAGGAAAGAGTAACTGTTCCAATATTGAATACAAGTGAGTTTCAGAATAAATTATATGTTTCTTGTTCACAAAAGCACGAACTTTCAAATGGGGATGGTGTTATATTAGATTTTAATGGTGGTGATGGATCATCAGAAGAACTTAATCCTCAGTATTTTGGATATAGAGTTGTTAATGTAATAAACGAATTTGACTTAGTCACTGATATAAATTATGGAAATAGGCCTTTAATTGGAACAGATACTGGGACTGTTAGATATATTAGGAAAGATCCCTTTTTAAATTATCAACCAACAGACCTTATAGATGTTGGTGTTGATAAACTAGGTAAGGTGTCTATAGAATTGAATCCACAGAACACCACACTAGTTGGTAGTTTATATTCTCTATCAAACGTAGATTATAATAGATTCAGATTTAGATTAGTTGATGGTCTTGATGTTGAGACTTTAGCAAGAAACTATTCATGGATTTATGAGAGTGAGATAAGCGATGCTGTTATTGGTCTTGATAATAATGGTCTAGTATGGTATAAAGGAAGATGGGAATGTGGTAGATGGTTTGGTGGTACGTGGATAAGTGGTACTTGGTTATCTGGAGATTGGTTTGATGGTATATGGAAGTCAAAAAATATAAAGGATAATTTTATAAATGTAACCATTGATGCAAACTCTGATAACAATATTAGTTCGGTATGGAATACTGGTAGATGGTTTGGTGGTACTTGGGAAAATGGTACTTGGAATACTGGTAGATGGTATGATGGAAAGTGGATAAACGGACAATGGTTTGACGGTCTCTGGAATGGTGGTACTTGGGAAAATGGTATATTTACAAGTGGTATATGGATAGATGGTACTTGGAATAATGGAAGGTTTAGCACAGATAACGGACCAGCTTATTGGTTAGGTGGTACTTGGAATGGTGGAGATTTTGATAATGGAATTTGGTTTAATGGTGTTTTTGATGAAAAAAACGGTGTTGAGTCAAGATTTGGTGTTAAATCATATAATAGTAGAGCCTCTATTTGGAAGTCTGGTAAATTTATCAATGGAACCTTTCATTCTAGATTAAATATTGACACTAATGGTAATTATGATGTATCAGAAGTACATAAATACTCTATATGGGAGACAGGAACTTGGTTTAGTGGGGGATTTTATGGTGGCGTTGCTTATAATATAGACTTTAGGTCTGGTGTGTGGTATGGTGGAATTGTAGAGGATATTAACATTGTTGGTATTAATATAGAAAATAACTACATAACTATTGATAAGCCTTATAGTTATAATATAGGGGATCAAATAACTATTATTGCAGATAAAACATCATCTTTTAGTAGTATATCTAGAAAAATTGATATATATAATCTAGGAACTAATGAAGAGCCTGGTATATATTCTGTTGTAAATACTATTCAAAATGAAAATACCAGTGATATATATCTTGATATAAATATACAAGACACTGTAAATGAACAAAACTTAGATTTTAGGTCGGTTAGTAGGTTTAGGAATGCAGATTGGAGAAGTGGTCTTTGGTTTAATGGATTATTTGAGAACGGTATATGGAAAGGTGGTGTGTGGTATGATGGTGTATTTAGTGCAGACTGGTCATAAACTAATTTTAAAAAATAATATATAGTATATGATAAAAAAATGGACAGACTACATAAAGGAAGACATCAAACCAGACTTTGTTGCTGAAGATGATAAGTATTTAGAATTGATTGATAAAATAAAGGATATGATAGAGATAACTGTTGAAAACAATGGTGGTGAGTATAGTACTTTTGTAGATTCGTACAATAAATCTCCCGAAGATTTTCAAATAGAAGGACTTATTAATGATTCTGATATATATGATTTTTATTTAATGTATAGAAATGATATAGATGAGGTTCTTAATGATATAAAATACTTTGATGAGATACCTACTGAAAATAACTCTTTCGGGTTGTATGAATATACATTAAATGGAACTAAAAGGACGATAACGGAAATAATTAAAATGTTGTAAGTGAATATTTTTATGAGCAGTGTCGTAAGTATGTAAAGTTTTGTGAGTAAAGAGGTACTAAAGAAATATATATACATTATAAAAACACAATTTAACTAAATGGCTAAAACACCTCTTTATAAATCATTAAAACAAAATGGTACAACATTTTATGCTTTTCCTGGAGCAGCAGAAGACATAAGTGCTGCATACCAAAACAGTAATTATAAAATGTACTTTTCTAAGTATACTTTGCTTAATCTACCAAAACAAGATACTACATCCACATCTAGTCCTAATTATTTTGACTTTGATGTGTTTTCAAAATCCACTGGTGCTAACCCACCTGCCACATATGGTGAGTCAATTGTTGAATCTCTAAGAAATTATGTTGCTAATCAAGAGGTAACTATAAGAGAGTCAAGACTCAATAATACAGAATACTATTATAATAATGAATCATTGGAGACTACCTCTGAAAAGATATTCTGGAAATGGTGTAAAAAATTGAATATACTACAATTAGAACCAGCCTTACCAAGTGATGAATATTTTAGTAATTTAACAGAATTTGAATCTAGGGATATAAATAATGATGAATACTTTCCAGAGTATTTGTGGAAAGAAAGAGAAATAATAGATTGGGACACAGTCACATATAGACAAACAGAAGATACAGATTTTAACTTACCACCAAGGTTAGAAATACAATTTAATGGTACGACTAATTTAATAGAAGGTGATGTTATAAACATATACAATGTGTCTAATTCTGAAATACTAAATGAAGTAAGCCTATCTGATGCTGACACAGAGCAAGGTGTTAATACAAAAATATTAAAAAGTTTTCCTAGCACTGGTACTGTTGGACAAAGAATAATTGTTGATTTAGAGTCTACTTTAAGTGATACATTAGAAACTACTGGTCAAGCTAGATTAGTTTATAATAGGCTTGTTCAATATGTTGGAGAAATAAATGGAGTATCCAATGTACAAGAAGCTAATAGGTCTTATACAGAGGTTTATGCTCATATACCAGACCACACAGGAAAGACTCCCGATGTTTTATTCAGAACTCTATCTGATGAGAATTATAAACCAAATGTAACTTTTCCAATAATACCTAATCAGTACCAACCAGAGATAAGAGGTGCCGAACTTTTCAACTCACCAATAGTAAGTTCTAACCAAAACTACCCAGGTGGATATTTTGGACAATTTGATACACTAGATTTTACATACAGAACATCAAATGGTGATTCTCTAAGAAGGAATGGAGATTACTATGGTGTTAAGGGTGATATAAATAATCCAGTTATTGATAATACTAAAATTGACGGTGTTACTTTGGACTTTGACACTAGTCATTATGTCAAAATGAATATACCCAACAGAACTGTTAGTAATTTTGATCAGTTTAATGCACTTAATGTTAATAACGAACCACCTAGAGATTTTGAATTTAATGCAATTTTATGGTACTATTCAGTAGAGGATAATAATGGTAATACAACTACCAACTTATACGGTATATCATTTTTAGATAATCCTAGCAATAGCTTGAGTGGTGATAAGGATATTAAGTTCCCTGCTATTAAAAAATTAGTAGCTAATGGGGAGCAAGATGGTACATCATATGCATTTAACTTAAGTCTTAATTTTAATATAATAAATGATAACCCAACCGAAACTTATAATCCAGAAGCTATAAATTCTATGTTTAGTATGAATTTATTCAATAAAGCTATGCAATCCTTATCATCTACTAATGATAGCTTCTTAAAGACAATTGCAGAACAATCTTTTGTTAGAGATGAACTAAATTCATTGAAAGGTCTTTTATATACACAGACTGATTTGAATACTATAAATACAAAAATAAGTAGTTTAGAAAAGTTATTAAGTTTATATACTACGAACCAAATCGAAAACAGTAGTAGTATTGAGGTTGTTGAGATGCCTGGTAATCCCCCAACGTTTCAATTAATAAATGTTGATAATAAATACGATAAAGTAGACAATATATTATCTAGTGAATTATACACACAAGATGGTATAGTTTCAACAAGTTTATTAGTTCCTAGAAATAGAGACTTTCTTATAAATATTAAAAATGATGACAAAATACAACTAAACCTAGATAATAATGATAAACTTACTATTATCTTAGATAAAGATTTATCACTTATGCAAACTTTAGATATTAATATTACAGGGACTGTAGAATCTACACAAAATAAAAAGCTAGATATATTTATGGTATCAAATGCTGGATCTAATAATAATGAACAAACTGAGACACTTTTAATTGGGGGTATTAATTTACCAGTATATTATAATTCTAATACAGAACTTCCGAATTCTTCTTATCTATGGGATGGATTTGATTTTAATATAGATTTTAGTAAACCCATAACACTTATATCAGATAACCTTATTCAACTATCATTAGAAGAAAATCCTATATTAGTGAAAAATTCTTTAAATACTGGTGATTCATTACTTCTTAATAATTTATTTTTTGGAGAGGAATCTATTTTTGATTACTCTGGTCAGTATATTTTAAATTCAATATCTGGTAATGAAATAGTTATTGATATTAGTTCTAATAATGATTTAGTAAGTACTTATATAGGTCAATCACCATTTGTAATACATAATCCAACTCACGTTCCACCTTCTACTTTATTGAGTAATAAACCTTATTTTTCACTAAATAAAGGTTCTAGTATAAAAGTTACTAGAGTCAGTAACTCAGATGAATTAAATGAAAGGTATCAAATTAGCATCAATAGATTAAATTAAGTTTCTGATTTTAATATATAAATAAACAAAAGTGATATTATGAGTGTATGTGGAAATTCTTTATTTGATAATGGCTTTAATTATATAAAGCTTAATAAAAGCGACTTTGTTGCTGTTGAAGAATCTAATACTATGGAACGCCTTATGTTATCTGGGTTAAGAATACCATATACACAAATATTGAAAGGTAAAATAATACTGAAAAAAGGAGAACAGAATTATTTACTCAATCATTTAGGATTGGGTGATAATGTTACATTTTTAGCTATGAAAGTTATCTATGACTTCAAATCTGTAATAAAAGAAGATAACTACTTAACATGGAGTCCTTACGATAATTTGGAATATGAAGGTGTTGTTTCAGAGATGATGGTACTTACTGGTAATACAACTAAACGTATACCACAATTATTTATATCAAATCCAAATGAAAAATATAGTGTTAGGTTAGAAGTTATGTTAGCCATTATTGATGATGAATCTTCTTTCTTTGATTATAGACCAGTTGTGTATTTCACAAATATAGTAGATGTTATAAACATGGAATATATAGATGCTAATAGTCCAGATGTTGTAAAACCTTATAATACAGCTGTTGCTGATGAATTCCAATATATTGACTCTTTTATTAGTGATGTCACTAAAGGAACATTAGTTAGTAATATTGTGAATGATGTTAGAGATTCTAATAACAATTCCTTTATCTACACAGATGATAATTTTATTCTTAAAAATAACATTGGAGAAGAAATAGATACAATAGATTCTGCTGGTGAATATTACCTTACATTTAATATTACTGATAGTCTAGGAAATTCTTTAAAACCAGTAAAGAGTGTAAAAATAACTTTTACTGATGATTAAAAAGTTTAACGAATATTATAAGTACAAAGGATTATCAGAATCTTTAGTACAGACAGAAATAAGTAAAGCTGGTAAAGGCGTTTTTAAGTCGTTTTTAAAGACTTTAACTGCTTTAGGTTACAAAGACATATCTCAAGACTATAAACACTCTAAGGATGGCTTTATAGCCTATTTTGAACAAGAAGAAGTAAGTTCTTTTGAGGCAAGGACTATATTTAAAAGATTTAAGTCATTAACACAGTATATCGGTTTAATTGATGGTTCTAAGGATAAATTAAAAATGTTCTTTGGTATTAAAAATTCGGCTAAATTGGAATACGGCATATCTTATGAGGATAAACTATTACCAATAGGTAGTTTTAAATTGTCTAATTCCACTATAAAATGGGTGCTTGGTCTAGACTCCAAGTCTTCAAGTTCTTTTAAAAAACTAATTGTTAATATATCATATAATGATTTACTTACTTTTGGTAGAATAAAAGAAGATATGAGGGATTATAAGCCTGGATTCTATAGCAAAAGGTCTTATCCAACTATAAGTGATAATGTTATAACATTTGGATATAAAGGTTTTGGTGAATGGGTTAATGGTAATTTTAGTGATGAACAGTTGAAAGAATTAAAGTCTAATCTAAAAAAATGGATGTCTAATAAAAAATGGAAGAGCAAGGTAATGATTAAATTAGATACTAGTAATTTCTGGATTAACATTCATTTTAAGACAAAAAATTAATTATATTATTATTATATCATGATGTTGCATGTTTTTAAACTATTTCTAACTAAAACATTAAAAGGAGATGTGTATAGAAAATATATAATACATGTACGTATATTTAATATCATCCGAAATAAATAATGAAAAATTATATAAAATAGGAATCACTCGTAGAGAAGTCAAAAAAAGGTTGAAAGAACTAAAAACTGGTAATCCAGCTAGTTTAAAAATAGTTGAAATATTTGAATCAGAGTATGGTACTAAGATAGAATCGCAAATACATAGATTATACTCATTTAAAAAAATAGGTGGGGAATGGTTTGAACTAGAAAATGAAGACATTGTTAATTTTATATCTATTTGTAAGAAAATTGAACATAATTTAAAACTTTTAAGTAATAATACATATATAGTAGACAGAGGATATATTTAAAAACAAATGTAAATATGCAAACAATTAAAGAAAATGCAATAAGGAATTACGTATCCGACATAGATTTCAAGTCAGAAAACTGGTCTTTGAAATCTATAAAAGAAGATTTAAGAAAATTTCTAGGAGAAGAACCTGCTATAGATGTAATATACGTAAAAGATGTAATGATTAACGAAGCTACAAACAAATCAGTTGAGTTCTTGAATGTAGATAAGGTAGAAATAATATTCTATGATACGGATGAAAAGTTTAAAAAAATAACAATAAAACCTTAAATACATGACATCATTCAATAACAACCATAGCGACTATTATCTAGATATTAAAAAAGTATTAAAAATAAGAAATATTAAAAAGTTTGAAATGATAAACACTTATTATAGAGATGCTTTAATGTGTTATGACCAAGGCCTTAATAAACAGGCAGACTCCTTGTTTAAAACTTTGATTATAGGGGGCTATCTAAGAAGTTATGATAAAGATGTTAGGGATGAAAAATTAAAAACATTAAAAGAGTGAGTGATATAAAAAATAAAATATCAATAAATATAATAGATTATCTAGGAAAACATGAGGGTGGAGTAATAACTTTGCTATCTTTGGGTCTTGATGGAACATTCTATGAAGCTACCTTTTTCTATACAGAAGATTTATTAGTATTAACACCAGATAAAGAATTAGAGAAAGAGCTTGAATGTGATATAGAAGATTATGAAGGCTACACTGAACTTATGATTAGTATTATTAAGAAAGTAGTACCGTATGATGAGATAATAAATATAGTTGATGATTTCGAACCTAACAAATACGACATCTATTTAGATAAAAACAACAAAGAAGATAAAAAGTAATAATTTAAAATTTTAAAAAATGCTTATAAGCGAAATTGGTATAAAGGGTTATAAATCTTTTGGTAATAATGAACAAGTTCTAAATCTATCAACTGATGAGGGAAAATTAATCCTATTGACAGGGAACAACGGACATGGTAAATCATCTCTTTTGGAGAGTTTTGAATATACATTATATGGAAAAGTTAAATCAAACAAAGCTAAGAAATGGTACAAGTTAGGGACATTACCAAATAGAATAAATGGTGAGTTATTGAACAGAATAAAATTCAAATCAGAAGGAGTTGATGTTGAAGTCAAAAGAGGTATATCACCAAATAAATTAGAGTTGTGGGAAAATGGTGTCTTAAATGAGAGGGCTGGAAAGGGAAATATAAACGATAAAATAGAAGAATATGTTGGGGTTGATATAGAAACTTTTAAATCATTTATTTCAATGTCTATCAATGATTTTAAAAACTTCATATCTTTAACAAAGGAAGAAAAGCAACTATTATTAGATAAACTATTTAACCTAGAAGTTATTAATATCCTAAATGGTATCCTAAAGGAACTAAATAAGGTTAATAAAAATAAAATAACGTCCTTAGATTCTGAAATATCTACATTAGAACAGTCTATAGATTCCATAAAAAAGTCAATAAAAAAATCATTGGAACGAGAGAAAGAAAATTTACAATCAGATATTGATAGCATCACAAATGAAGCAAACTCTAAGAAGGAAGAATATACTTTATTAAAATCTAAAGTATCTAAAATACAAGATAAAGATTCTATTTTGTCTAAAGAATTAGATTCTGAAAATAGACAACTTATAAATACAAACAATGACATCAGAAACGTCCAGAAAGAAATAAACTTATATAACTCTGGAAAATGCCCAACATGTGCCACTGATTTTAACTCTGAGAAATTTCTAGATCTTAAATCATCTTTATTAGAGAAAAAGAAAGGATATGATGCCATTGCTATTGAAATAAAAGAAAATATACAATCTTTAAAAAATAAGAAAACTAAATTAGATGGCATATCCAATTCAACTAGTGAGTCTTTTAATGATTTGAAATACCTTCTTAAAAATTATAAAACAAAGATTGATGATTTTAAATCTAAACAAAAGGCAAACTTAAAAGAAGAAGACACATCTAACATATCTGAGTTTAAAGAAACCATTAAGGAACTTAGTAAGAAGAAAGAAAAGAGTTCAGAAGAAATAACTAGTAATAAAGAAAAAGAACTTTATTACAAAGAGTTAAATAGAATACTTAGCGAAGATGGTGTTAAGAAATCTATAATAACAAATATAATAAAACCTATAAATCATTTCATAGGAGAGAATATTAAAAAAATGAATCTAAACTTTGAAGTTAGATTAGATGAAACATTTACAGCAGAGATAAAATCATTGGGAGCAATTGTTGATCACGATTCTCTATCTACTGGGGAAACAAAGAAAATAAATATATGTATTTTAATTGCTTACTTAAAACTTATAAGAACTAAAAAACATATTAACATTCTTTTCCTAGATGAGGTGTTCTCTTCATTAGACTTAGAGGGCATAGATTCTATACTACTATTGCTTAAATCGTTTGCAAATGACTATAACATTAATATATTCGTAGTCCACCATGCTATACTAAGCCAAGAAATGTTTGATAATATAATACAAATAAATAAAGACATTTTTTCTAGTATAGAAGAACTAGAATATTAAATAGATAAGTATTGAGTAACTATACATTGTTGTATGTCTAGTATGATTTAATAATAAAAAAACTTTGGATGAAGACGAATAATAATATCTTCTTGAATGATGACAAAATGGTTGATGATGGGAAGACAAATAACCTATTATGGTTTGGTAACTGCTTGGAAGAAATGAAACGAATACCAGACAAGAGTATTGATTTTATTTGTTGTGATTTACCTTATGGTATGACCGCACCTAAATGGGATGAGATAATACCCTCTGATAAACTTTGGGAGCAATACAATAGAATTATATCCAAAAACGGTACAATAGCCTTATTTGCTTCCCAGCCCTTTACAACGAAAATAATAAGTAGCAACGAAAAGGATTATAGATATGTTTGGTATTGGGTAAAAAATCAAGCAACAAACTTTTTTCACGCAAAACGTATGCCTACAAGAAAAGTTGAAGAGATTGTTATTTTCAAAAAGGGAAAATATTACCCACAAATAACAGAAGGACACGAACCGACAAATAGTGCGAAAGGATGCTCTAATGGAACAGCCTATCACGGGACTAATAAGAGAGATTATAAAGGTGGAAAAACAACAAGATATCCAACTAATTTACTTGAATTTAAGTGTGTTGATAATTATAGTAGAATACACTCTTCCCAAAAACCAATAGACTTGATAAAATACTTAATTGAAACATATACTGATAAAAAAGATACTGTTTTAGACAATACTTGTGGAAGTGATACAACAGGAATTGCAAGCTTTGAACTTGGTAGGAATAGTATAAGTATTGAGAATAATTTGTCTATTTATAACCTTGCTATAAAAAGAAGGAAAGAAAAGAATATTAAATAGATAAGTAATGAGTGACTACAAATATATAAATAAGATAATGATTACAGATAATCTATATAATCTAGATTATCTCAATACTTTACACACAGGAGAAGGTATATCTATGGACTTTTGGTCAAAATCGTTTTATAATAATTATAATAACAAATATAAACAATATAACTTATTAAGAGACAAGGTTATAAGAGAAACAAATGATTCATCTGATAAGACAATTATTATTCAGAACAAAAATACAAAAGGATTAAAATATATAAGCAATTTGTATATTAATCTTAAAAAAAATCCTAGATGGGTAGATAATATTGTTAGTATAGAGATGTTATCGTTAAATGTTCCTAGTGAAGTATTAAGTGATTTTGTTGCTTTAACTAATTATACAATTAAGAAAATAGAAAACTATTTATATCAGGCATGAATAAACACTTAAACTATTATTCTGTATTAGAAGTAAGTCATTTATCGAGTGATAAGGAAATAAAAAAAAGCTATCATAAACTTTCATTTAAATATCATCCTGATAGGAACAAGGATATTGATCCCACTCTTTTTAATGCAATAACAGATGCTTATAAAGTACTTTCTGATAATAACAAGAGAGTGGAATATGATAATCAATCAATATATGGCAAAGACTATAATGAGGAACTTGAAATGTTCGATGTTGATTATGACTTTGATTATGACAAGAGTAAGCAGAAATTAGAAGATTTTAAAAACAACCAAGTAAATAATATACAAATAGAGGTTGATGATAGTTTTAGTGGTAATCTAAAATATGAGAGATGGATTAGATGTAAGACTTGTGATGGTAATGGCAAAGATTTGAATTCTAAGATAGAAATAAAAGATAATAAAGGAAAGGTCATTAGAACATTCGATCCTGATGATGGTTGTGATTTCTGTGAAGGTACTGGGAAAGAATATAATGGACAACCATGTTCTTTTTGTTTTGGTAAAGGTCAAGTTGGTCTAAATAGATGTGGAAAGTGTAAAGGTGAAGGAAGAATTTTTGGTCTACAAAAAGCCAATATTAAACTAAGTGGTGAAATAACTAAATTTAACTCTATGGGTCATTTTTCTAAATCTGGTAAAGTTGGATATTTATTAGTTATCAAAAAGTAATAAAATTATCTTCCACAAGGTAATACACCACTAATTACAGTACCATTATCTACTTCTAATGATCCAAATCCATTAGACACAAATCCATTAGCACCTATACTTCCAATAAAGTTAGCATATACTTTTGTAGAACGTTCAAATATATCATTATTTGTATAATAGGATAATGTAGACTGGCTTTGACATGCCAAAGCTGATGTACTACCTGAACTTAAATTATGAAGAAATAATGTCTCTTCATCATTTCCACTAGATGTTTGTGTTACTTCTTGTGTAACACTTAAATTTCCATTATCCTCACTAGCCGTTATAATACCTACTCTAGGACCAGATGTGGTGTTCTGTAAGCGTGAAACAACCACATCTTTAGTACCAAATGAACTGAGTGGTGATACACTTAACCAAGAAGGAGCATTAGTATCAATAGACCAATTAGTATTACTAGCTACTTCAATAGTATAATTTCCCCCATTAGAACTAACTTCTCTGGTAGCACTAGAGACTTGACCTTCGTTAGAAATAACCAAATAAGGTTGATCACCAGGTTGTGTAAGTGTATAAGTTGCTTGGAGGTTACCACCAACTTGTGACACAGTAATAGTACCATCTCTCTCACCAACTCTAGAATTTCCTTGATAACTAAAGCTATAATTAGCATTGCCCTCTCCACTCTCTACTGTTAAATCATTAATCCAAGGTGCTGACTTACTAACTGTCCAAGTTCCATTAGAAACTATTATAAAACTACCATTACCACTATTATTATTAGGTAGTGTAAGACTTTCTGGTGTCACACTTAACGAAGGTTCATTCGGCTCATTTGGTATATTTCCATAGACCTCTACTGATGCTGTAGTATCTGTATTTATATAAGAATATCTTTCTGTTATGCCATCAGTAGTAGTAAATCTTGTATTAGGTAAAAATAATATAATTGAATTATTTATAACACGATCAATTTCAAAAGAGTTTGGTCCTATTGTATAAGTATCAGAATATTCATCAACTGAATTACTAAAGACAGAATCTCTAAAGCTGATTAAACCATTCACAAATGAATCAGAATCTGCTATTCCCTGTGCATCTATTACACCAGTCCCATTAAAGTTTATAGATAGTGTTTCTGAAAATGTTATATTTTCACCATTGACACCTAATTCAAAATTTATATTTAATCTAATAGGCATATACGCATTTTCTAAGAATTCTATTCCTGAAAAGTCTAGTCTTATACGATGATTATCACTTCCTAAAATTCTAGGAACAAACAAAACAGGTATTTCTATAATCAAATTAGGATCATCTCCTGGTGATGGATCATCTGGCTCATCATCACTTGGTGGTTCGGGTACATCAATTATTCCTATATCTATCCCAGAGTTACCAAAATCTATATCACCCGTGTTCAAACTTATAGTTCCTAAATTTATATCGATATTATCAATAAAATCAAAGTCATTATCTGTATAATCTATATATGGTGAAACACCAGTAAATGGTATCTGAATGCTTTTATTTATATTATCATCTCTAAAATACTTGAAGAAAGGTACCATGTTTATTTCAAGTAACTTCAAGTTATCTATTATAGTGGAAGTTTCTAACTCTCCTAATAATCCACTACCCCTTATATTCATAGATAAATGCCTTTTGTTGAAAAAGTATTCAACCTTTCTCTTTCTGGGTGTTATTATGTGGTTTATGTTCTTATAAATTGGTAAGTAGGTAGATGGTCTTAATTGTATAATTTCTTGCGTTTCACCACTTTGTAACTCAACATTTTCTAACCTAGATGTTTTGTTTATGTTATCAAAATGTATTGTAGGCTCAGGTGATAAACTAGAAGAGAAAGTATTTCCACCAAATTGAGAATCTATCGGAAACCTATATTCATTTTCCCCAGAGTTATATTCAACCAAATCGAATTCAACAAGAGTATATCTATTTCTAGCTATATCTGCCCTATCCCTTCCTAATACATCAACAAGTGGTTCGTCTAAGTCCAAAACACCACCTTGTCCACTAGACATCATTTTAAGTTCTTCGCCTTGTATAACTGTAAATCCACCTAAACTTTCTGTCCTATCAAATGTTAGACTAGGGGTAATAGAACTTGTTGAGTTCTGTGGTATAGAGAATGACCATCCTTTTTCTAAAAATAAGTCTAAATCATCACCTGATGGTCCAAAGAAATCCTTAAATTCGGAAGATTCACCAATGTAATCACTAAATATCTTAAACTTTGTACCAAGACTATATAGTCTTTTGTTTAAAGAGAAAGAATCCCTAAAATTAGAACTACTAGATAATACATCATTCGTTGGATAACCATATAAGTTATTCTCTGAAAAATACTTTCTAGACACCTTATTCAATACTGTTTGTGGTTTGCCGATATTAACAGCAGTATCTTCATAGTAGGTAACATCCAACCAAGAGTTATAGTTAAAAACTGCTAGAGAGTTAAGCGTTTTATTGGAAGTTAGTCTAGATACATTATTGCTTTTAAAATCCATATTTTGTATAAGACCAGTTGAATAACCAGTTTTGTAAGTCCCACTTTCATCAGTAACACTCTGCCCCCATTCTTGATCTAATATAACTTCAAAAGAATTTTTTATCTTTATTACACGATGTTCTCCATTATATTCAGTGTTAACTGTTATATCATCGTCTAATATAATTTCTATTATATCATTTACCGCTAGATTGTGTTTTAAATCTGTTTTAATAGATAGTAAACCATCTTCATAAGATGTAGATATAAAATTTCCTGTCAAATACTCAACGCCCTTAAAGTGTCCACCATCGTAAATACCATCAATCCAATGTGTGTCTAACATTTCAGTTATAAGTGGATATCCTTTAAATAGTCCATAATTCCATATACCTTTAAAATACCCATTTAGAAAACCACCTGATAGCCACACATTTCTAGTTATCATAATTCTATGATTTTTGGAATCTCTTTCTATTCTTCTCAGTGGGAATGTTGTTTCTATATCTATATCTATAAACTCATCACCAATTCTAATTATTGTATACAATCCCCTTAGTATCTTCCTATTGTCGTTTATGTCTACACCAACTATATTACTTATTGATATCTTATCACCAATTTTTAAACTTTCTTTTGTTGATAGAGCCTCGCCAACTAAACCCAAACCTATACCAGATATACTTGATGCGTTTATTGATTCACTCGGACCAGATATTCTAACTACCCACTTTATATCAGAAAATGTTTTTACAGAAAATAACACATCGTGCATCTCTCTCATATCATCATCATTCCTATATCCACTATTCCATACACCATTCTCCCATATTCCTGACTTAAAATAGGAATTTCCTATTTTAGATGTTAATTCACTCGGTATTAAATTGCTACCAGGAAGGGTTTTTATGTTATCAGGATCTGTATTATTTCGTATTATTTTACCAGTTCCCACAATTGTTGAAAACAAACTATTTCCCAAGTCACTAACCACTATGTTTGGTAATGTTACATCAAATAATTTATTATTATTATCTGAATATCCACCTCTTATTTCTATGTTAGATATTGCAATTACTACGTCTTTGTTGAGAGCTGCCGTGTCGCCTACAAAAACCACATACTTATTACCAACTAAACCTATATAATCAGCACTGTAGCTACCTTCACCACTTAAATAAGCTATTAGTGTAGAACTATCTAAGTATCTATCAAACCCATCCACTAGTGGTCTTTGTGGTGGTTCTATATCAGATAAATAAACTCTAATACCAGCATTTTCATCAGTTGTTATACCATTATCAACTCCTTTAGTATATTGGAATGATAAATTAAAGTCTTGAAAGCCAATATATCTAGACAAGTGATTAACATAATTATATTCCCTTTTTTCCTCCTTGGGTATTCCTCCAGCTGGTGAAAACGCTTTATTAACATTGGCTTCCCTCTGATGATACCATATAAATGCAGAACTGTTATTATCATACCTCCATCCGTTACAATATAAATTTTTATTACCTAATCCTCTGCTATTTAACAGACTAATATCTGGATTATCATTTATCCAAGATAAACCACACATAATCCACTCTAGTTCAAAGAGTTCCAAATCTTTTATCCCAAAATCACTACCAAAGCTATTATTTGCAACTATATTTATATAATTATTAGTTGTTGCATTATTTATTGGTGAAGAGTTGAAATATATATATCCATCTTGGTTACCAAAGCTAGACTGTCCATTTGTCTCATCGAATTTTAATCTAAAGCTATCCTCCCATAGAACACTCATTATTACATTTTGTGAAATAGACATATCTGTTAAGTTAGAAATGTGTATCTTGTAGTAGTAAGATTTGTTTTGCTTAAGTTCGCTGGGTTTGTTTAAGTATATTAAAGGACTAGCACCAGATACCTTAAATATCTTATCAGTATTAAAATCCCAACCTGGTCCAAACCATATAACATCTTGTTGCTGTATTGTCATGCTCTATATATTATTTATCTACAGTTGGTTATCTATATTCTCAAATTAATTATTGAGGGTTTGTTAAATCACATAGACCAGCTACACCATTGAATTGTCCGTCCACGACCCTTTTCCAATAAAATTCTTTAATGTAGATACCAGTTAGTGCAGGTGTGTTTCCAAATTCATCTGTAAATATTACATTACCAAATGTCCAAGTTTGATTATCTGTCCAAACATTAATAGTTGTTCCACCATTTCCAGCACAGGCGTTGTTAGATGTGTCATAACGACCCACTAAATGTGGGAACAGTTCTATATTATTACCACTCTCTTGTGTTAGTCTTTGTATTCTTTCTATATTTGTTCCAATTATATTAATATCAGTAAATCTTTCAGCACCACTATTAGACCCATACTCAACCAATATTGTACCACTTCCATTACCATTAGTAGGTGATATATTTTCAACCCAACTACTACCAGCTGAAACATTCCAAGAAACATTACTTGTTAATACTAGATTATAACTACCAGGGTTACTACCGACTGTCTTGTTACCTTCTATTAGTATGAAAGGTGGTTGTGTACCATTTTGATTCAAAGTAAATGTTCTTACAATACCAAAGCCACTTATCACTATCGTTGCTGTTCTAGGTGAACTTTGTGTGTTTCTTACAAATTCAATATTTACACTTTCATTCAATCTTCCAGATGATGGATTTGTACTAACCCAAGAAGATGACCCAGCAGATATGTTCCAAGATATGTTACTAGTTATGTTTAATATATAATTACCTGCCTCATTTTGTACAGTTTCCTCATCACTTCCAATTTCTAGTTCTGGATCACCATCAATTGGTATAATCTCAACAATTGAGGGCAGTGGTAAGAAGTCATTCTCTCCAATATCAGCAGTATCAACAGGCTCTTTTGCATCTGCTATACCACCTTCACTTGCCATTATTTCTGGTTCTGCAAAGACATTCCATATATGACATTCGTTAGAAACAGTTATATCAATACCTCGTTTTATCAACTCAGCATCAAAATTATCAGTTACGCTTCCATTATACTCTATGAATGAACCATACCAGTTACCATTTCTCCAAGTTCCATCTTCCCAAAATATATTATAAGCATTCATATACAAGCACGTCCCATTTCTCCATACCATACCATATGCATTGCCTTTATCAAATATACCATTTTCCCATATTGATATATGAAAATCACTACCTTTTAATTCACCATTTCTCCATATACAACTATCGTTTGTATTAAATGTTTTGTTTGGATCATCCTCAACATTTCTAAACTCTCTATCTACAAATGGATTAAATGAACTATTTATAAATCTACCATTGCCAAACTCACCGTCTAACCAAACAGAATTTACCATATCAGCATTCCTATTATCAAATATTCCACCTTGCCATAATACACCATCTAATATAACTTTATTAACATTTGGTCTCTGATTACTTTTGGTTGCTTTTGTGAAGAATTTCTTATTATTAGTAACTGCACCATTTCTCCATAAACCATAAAAATCTCTATTGCTTCTTAAAAAAGAGTCAACAAATACACTTGCGTTTTCACTTTTATCCCCTTCATATATATCACTAGAAATTGTATCTAATGATTGCCCAGAACCTTTAAACATACCATTAGTAAAAATTCCATTATTCCAGACTTTTCCTTGAAATTCACCACCATTAAACTCCCCATCCCACCATGACGGATTATTAACACTACTTGCGTTACCAAAAACACCACCATTAAATACACCACCTTGCCAAGCATAATCTAACCTATTATTAGAAGAATCTTCACCAGCTGTTGATAAGAATACACCACCATTAAATTCACCACCTTTCCACTGCGTATTTCCATTTACTTCACCACCATTAAATCTACCATTATTCCATATTGTAATATTTTCAGACCCAAGAATACCACCATTAAATTCACCATTGTTCCAAGTTATTATAAATGTGTTATTTCTTGCACTAAAAAGATTTGGACTTTGTGATATAAGAGCTGCATTATCAACAGTTGTATTTTTAATTGTACCAGAGTATATGCGAGTATCGCTAGTTCTTAGGGTTTTCTTCCCAAGGACACCACCATTTATAAAACCAGTATAGAACTTAGAATTATAGAAATTACCTCCTTGAAACTCACCTGACTGCCAATCACTTTTTCTAAATTCACCACTTCTAAAAATACCATTTACCCATGCGTATATATTATTTTTTAACAAAGTAGTGCTTGTTCTAACGCCATCTGATGTAGTTATAAATGTCAAACCATTCCTGTAATAAGAAAGAATTGAATTAGAATTATATTCAGGTGATTCAGGTGTTGCTATCCCATTGAAGCTTCTACTATCATAAAAGATACCATCATTGAAAATTCCATTTAACCAGGTAGATTGTTTAAAAACACCATTGTTAAAATCTCCACTTCCCCACACACTATTATATATTATCCCATTTTCAAAAACATCACTTCCTTCTGAAAAATTTGAATTCATATATGTTGCTTTTGATAGTATATTATTTAAATTTTTAAATATACTATCCGATATAACTAGACTTTTTATAAGTGATAAGTTGCTGAAATCAATGTCTCTTACATCATAATCATTATTTTCTATTAATGAATCTTTTATATAAGACCTTCTAAAAATACCACCTTGTATTTTAGATTTAGATATTTTAAGCTTGTGTACATGTGTGTAATTATTATTTAAGTTCCCTTGTGTAAAAGCACCACCAGTATTAGTACTTATAGATGATAGTATGCTATTATTAGTAAAGACTTCCTTTAATAATAACTCACCAGTTGTATCAAAATCATTATTAACCACAGTATAAGTATCTGGTATTTCCAGTATGAGTGGTAATTTATTATATACAATCTGATTAAGATAAACCACATCACCCTCTTTGTAACTATCCTCAATAGATTCCAAGTTATTAGGTTCAGCAGTAGTTTTAATCAATAAAGTACTTTCTGATGGATTTACAGTTATATCATAAAGATTAGACCCACTAACAGACAAATTAGATATGTTATTGTCGTTGTTAAGTTCTATATGATCACCACTAACCCAATCACTATTTTCTATAAGACCACTATCGAAATCAGAATTGACAATAAATGCATTTTCTATATCTACATAATCTCTTATTTTATTAGTAAGGAATAAATTATCTATATTGTTATTAAAAAATTGAGGTGTATTAGTATCGTTGTTAAAATCTAGACCATACCTAGGAACTTCACTAAATGGTATCTCTTGTGTAGATTCTATATCCCTTCTTGACACATCTGATATAGATACTAATATATCTAATGAATATAGGTTTTTGTCATTCTGTGTAACTACTCCATTTTTATATATGTTTGCATCTCTATAAGCAGTGTGTAGGAACTCATTGTCCCCATTTGTTGATAAGAATGATGCCATTTCTATACCTCTTTTATAAAAATCCTTATCTCTCTCGTCAAAACTTTTGTTATAAAAATCTACATATTCTGTCCACGAAGATATTTTAAATCTCTTGTTAAAAAAGTTTAATGGATATTTTAGACTATCCTTTATCCTAAGTCCTTTTATATAAAACTTATCTTTTGACTGTAATGTATTATACCCATCCTCATCTATGTAAAATTTATATAACTTATGACTTACTCTAGTATCTACTGAGTCAGTTAATACAAGTTCGTCATAGTCTAATATCTTTATTGAGTTATCACTCAAATAAACAGAATTTAACATCAGAGACCTATTAAATATTGAATTAATAGATGTTATATTATCAAATTTAGTTTTATTAGAACGGCAATTATCAACCGATGAATTCAAGACCTTTCCTCCGTTAAATTGACAATTGTTATAATATCCACCATTCAATTCAAATAAAAATTCTCTATCATTTGATTTTAAATAGTCTTCTATAACAGAGTGATTTACATCACCACCAAATGAAGTGTCATATATGTTACCATTTTCTATAATTACATCATTTAAATCAGATTTAAATAAGAAATTAAAACCAGATCCGTTATTATTTTCACCATTTATCTTTTCATATGGCTTATTTCCTTCACCAAACTGTGATATAAAACTATCGGGTAGTGTAAATGTTGACTTAATAATACCTTTTAGCCACTTTACATTAAGCAAAGTACCCATATTCCACTCTCCATCCCCAGTCCATGGAATTTTTTTGTTCTTTGTACCATATAGACCACCATTAAACCTACCATTGAATAAACCCTTTCTAAAATTAGATTTGGTTATTATAGCATCATCAAAATCTTTATCAATAACCCATTCCCCATCTTCTACGCTCCACTGATATATACCATCCTCTGTAAACTCATATGCTTTATCTTCATACGATATTAATATATTTCCATTATTAATCCTAACTCTATCATTAAAAGAAGATATAGAATTTGAAACTATATTTTCGTAGCTACTAGATATAAGTGTCTCTGTAACATCAACCCACTCACCCTCTATATTTCTTATATAAAATCCCTCTTTCTCTATACCACTATTAGAACCAAGTCCTTCAAACCCATCATAAGATTTATCAACATATAGTATATTATTCTTACCAGCAGAAAACTTATATTGAAACACGCCACTCCTTGTTGATATTTGTTTACTATATAGTCTAAAGTCTGATACATCTTTTGCCACATATATGTTAAGAAAATTATCCCTTTTATCTCTTTTGAAAGGAAGTTCTCCAGTGTAATTTATATCTAGAACAACTCTACACTTGTCTATGAATAGAATTTTATAACCATCTCTACCTTTCTTATATCTATTATTTATCTTAGTCAAATCTATATCATAAGGACCACCTATTATAAAAACCCTATCTCCTATCTTGTAATTTGTATTTACCTCTGTGTAAAACAATGTTTTAGGTATGTTATTTATATCATATGGTTCTACATAGCTCAAAAGTCTAGGTGATGAAACTCTTTCATTTTCTTGTTCCAAATCTCCTATTCTTTGATTGCTTGTCTTACTTTCTGTCGAAATACTACTCCCAACTAGGTCTAAATTATTTTTATATTTAAATAAATCAACTGCACTTAGTAAAATAGGCTTTTTTGATATAACATCCTTTAATGTTGGTGTCTCTATAGGGACAAACTTTACATTTCCTATATTAACAGACATTTTTTTAATACTCGAAGTATTGGTATTAACCACAGTCTTTAGATTTTTTAAGTCTAACCTTTGTTTATCATTCCTAGCTCTTTCTTCATTATAATTTTTAATATCATCAACTGTGATATTAAAAACAGATGCTAACTTCCTCAAAAGTTCATCTGTTGGTCTTTTTATATTACTTTCTATATTCCTATAAGCCTTTTCGAAAACTTTTAACCTTTTGGATATATCTTTAATACTAATGCTCTGGTTTTCTCGTATGTTTTTGATATTAGAACCTAATGACATTATGTGGGTAGTTATTTTTATTATATATTATTTGATACATGGTTTCTATCTAGTTTTAAATTAGTATATTTGTAATTATATTCAAAACAAATGAAAAACATAGACATATATAAACAAATCGTGAACAGTCATTATGGTTCTTTTGGTGGTAATCTTACTAGTAATGAATACAAAATAATTAAAAAGGTAATTACAGATACTATAGAGAAAGAAAATAGGGAAAAGGTTCAAAAGGAAAGAACAGAAAAATTAAAAAAAAATACTAGGATATAAAAATAATTTAAATAACGAAAAATGAGAGACGAAGGATATTACAAAAGCAATATATATAATAATCATATTGAAAATTCAAAGTATTATAACAAATACGAAGAATACAAAGATTATGAACAATTAACTAAACTTTATGACCTTTATAATAAAATTAGCAAAACCAAAACACTAGAAGAAATGTTAAGAGAAGAACGTGCAGAAAAATTAAAAAAACTATTGAAATAATTATTCAAATTCTTTTCTATCATTTGATATGTAAAAATCATCAAAGTTAAAGTATTCATTATAAACATCCTTAACCTTATCAATGGTTATATCATCTAATACATCATATATAGAATAACCCTCTGGTGATATCCATCTACCTACATTACTATATCTTAATATTTCATCCTTTTTAGCTCTCACTACAAAATATTCTTTAATCAAATCAAATCTTTCTTGTGTTAAGAATTCTTCTGGCTTTCTCATTACATCCTCAATACTATCAACTAATGTGTTAAAATTCTTATTAGAAGTTTGTGTTGCAATATTAACAATAGCTTTATCATTTACTCTAGATAGATAGCAATGTATATAATACACCAAACCTTTTTTCTCACGTATTTCTTGATACAGTGGAGATTTTAGCCCAAGGGATAACATAGCATTTATGAAGTGTACATATCCAAAATCTTTATCTATAACAGGTGATAGGATAACCAAGGAAGTCTTGTCTTTATAATTGTTATTCAATTCATAAGTTACATCATGCTTACTATATGATAGTTCGTGGTCTATTTTTCTTTCTTTAAAATTTATTAAATTACTTTTAAAGTCACTTTTTTTAGATACGTTTATTATCTTAGATGGGTTGGCATACTGTAATTCGAAATAATTCAAACAATCCATAAACTTTAAATTCTCTAAATCTTCCTTAACACCTATCGGTCCATAGTTATTAAATAGCTTTCTATACAAATTCATTTGATGTGATGCTGTTTGGTCATTAAATGAGTCCATGTATTCCTCTAATACAATATTTCTTTCATTTTCAAACTCACTCTTTTCAACATCAAAACCACCTAATAAGTCCACAAATTTATACTTCCACTTATTTACCTTCTCATCTAACCCAGTTATGAAAAATACTACTTCATTAGAAGATGTGTATGCATTCCAGTCAATGCCATCTTTGTCAAAGCTTTCTTGTAAGTGATCGAAGTTTTTGGTCATTAAGTGTTCCATTAAATGTGTTATTCCATATATTCCTTTTTTCTCCAAATTAGTAGAACCTTCATATACTACATAAAATCCAGATAAATCGGTTTGTGACTTTAAGTTTATTATCATAATTTATTTATTTTTTATATCTTATATATTAATTTGTTGTATATTTGTTTTTATAGAAAATATAAATTTAAAAAAATGGAAGTAAAATTAATACTGAATGGTCATTTGTTAAATAAACTTATGTGTGTTAAGATTATTAGGAACCATACTAAAAAGGGACTCATTGAATCTAAGAAATTAATGGAGGTATTAGTCTCTAGTGGTAAAGTTTTTTCCACCTTCACAAAGATAGTAATGTAATTAATTTTACGTCCGATGTGAGAGAAAATTTAGAGGATGTTGTTGTTGATATAAAAAGTTTCAATAGAAAAAAGAAGTTAATACAGTTAGGTATTGGAAATGAAGACACATATAAAGACTTTATTCTAGGAACAATGGATTTCGGAGATTGTGAGACGGAAAGGATATTCGGTATAGCACTGGGACTTATGACAATAGAACAACTTAAAAAAATGGTAGAAGCATATGAAAGTAATATCTAAAATAGACACAAGAATTTTGGTCAAAGGAGGGGAATATGAGGTTAGCACGATGTTCAATAGTGGTAACCAATGGTCTGAAAAAATATATCTAAAAGGTGTTAGTAATTACTATAAACCTAGTGATTTTACTTGCTTAAACAAAAAATCCTTACCAAAAATATATTACCAAGCAGAAAAAGAAAAAATTAATGAAATTAGAAAAGGGTCTTTACTTGAGTGTATTGGTGTTTTTAAATCTCTATTTAAAAATAGAATTTATGTAGTAGAGTCTGTTTTTTATTCGACTACTATCAATACAGATGTGTCTATTAAATTTAAGGGAATTGATAGAGTGTTCAAGTTTTCTAAAAACAATTTCAGAGTATTATCAAAATCAGAATCAAGGACAACTAATATTAATATAATCAATGATAACGATAATAGAGTGATAACTAGTAATGGTGTTAATTATTCTAAAATTGCCGACACAAGCGAAGTATTAACGAGTATATTTCAATCAGTATGTGACAAGAATAGAAATAATCTATCGATTGAAAAATGGGCAGTTTCTAAAATAAATAACAGATTAAATATCGAAGATTTGGAAAAATATAAAAATATGACATTGGACGAAATATTAAAAATATTAAATGAAAAATAGAAACATTATATACGATAAGCTTCAACCACTTTTTGAAAGATTTGTATTTATAGAAAGTGTGAGTTGGGAGCAATATACACCATATGATTTAGAGTCTAATTTTTATTTAAATAAAGAAAGTATAAAAATAAATAACAACAACATAACTCCACTATTTAATTTAACTCTTAGAAAAATGATAGAGAGTACGTTTGATAAAAATACGGAGTTTAAATCTAAAAAAGTATTTGGAGACCATGTAAGTGTAATAATTAAGAGAGATAAAAGTATAACAGTAAAAGATTTACATCATGTGTGATATATATAATGAAATTTATAACCTTTGTAAAGTAAGGAATAAAGGAAATGTTTATAGAAACACCAAAGAATTGACACCTAGATTAAAATTCATAACAGAGTTACTATCGAGAGAAGGAATCAAATATGAGGTAGATAGTAATAAATCTTCTGATACTTATGTACATAACTTAATTCTAAGAGGTAGTTCTGATAAAATGGTAGTGGCACACCACGATGTACAAAATTATTCAACAGACAATGCTAATGACAACTCTGCATCTGTTATTAATGCAATAGCACTCAAAAAGATAATACCAAGTGTTAATGTTGTTTTATTAGATGGTGAGGAAGTTGGTGGATTAGGATCTAAGCAGTTAGCACAACAGATTAATAACAATTACTTTGGGGATATAAAATGGGTTCTTAATTTAGAACTTACTGGACTAGGTGGTAAAAACTTTTTCATAGGAAATTACAAAGGAGAATTATACAATCATATTAAAGGATTGTTCGATTGTCCCGTATACAATACAATATTCAATGACTCTGTCATATTTAGACAATATGGGATAGATTCAACTGTCATAAATCCGCTTCCTAGCCTACCAAGTGGATTAATTTCCAACATAATACATAATGGTGTATATCTAGATGATAGTATTCTTTTTGACTGTCATACTAAAAGAGATACTATTGATAAAATTAGCACATCCGATATGAAAGTATTCGTTGAAGATATATTGGTACAAATATTAAAATAATCAAAAGGCTTCTAAATTTTAGAAGCCTTTTGATTATTCATAATTACTAATTCTTAATTTGGTGATATTAAGAATATTTTTCTAGATGACCTATCAACATGCAACACTTTAACATCTAAATCTTTTCCTTCTTTAAATTCTTGCGTAAATTTAGCCATTTCGCTAGAGTGTACTAGTCCTACTGTTTCTGAATCTAAGCTTATTAATGCACCAAACTCTTTAATAGCTTTAACACTACCTGTTAAGACTTGGCCAGGTTCTATGGTACTCCAGATATCTTCTGTAACCATTTGTGTCAAGATTATTTTAAATCTTTTCCCCTTTTCTTTGATTACCTCTTTTATATAGAAATCAACTTCAAACCCAGGTTTTATATCACTTATTCTATTCTGCCAGTCCTCATTTAAATTATCCTTGTGAATCATACCAGTAAGACATTTATTAAATTCAACAAAAACTCCAAAAGGTGCAGTTCCTGTCACATGTCCAGTATAAACCTCATCATAGTCTAATGTTTCAACTACCTCTGGGATTAACGTCTGTAAGTACTTTTTTCTACTTACTATATAAGTTCCTTCATGTTCTGAATATGATTCTACTGTTACTTCAAATTCATCACCTATGATAGACTTTGGATTTACTAATTTATTTATACCTGCTAGTGTATTGGGCATAAACGCATCCAAAACAACACCACCTTCTAAAATCTGAACACTATATCCTGCTGGGTTGATGTCCTTTATATAAGCGGTTACTGACTGATTTTTTTCTAAATTCTTGATATTAAGGTGTGCTCTACCCTCAAACAATTGTGCTATACTTCCCTTTATAAAAAAGTTCATAGTATCAACATCGATAATTATAAAATCTATATTATCCTCTATTTCCAAATTATCAATGTGTTTATTCTCACCACTCTTATTTTCTATCCTAACATCATCTTTATAACCCCCAACGCTAAATACGTGTTGATCCGAGGATATACCTTTATAAGTACCATTTACAACATCTCCTTTTTTCGGTGATATCATTTCATAGGAATTATAAAGCTCTTCGAGTTCTTTGTATTCTTTAGGACTCATTTTTAAATCTGCTGGATCTTCAAATAGCAAATCTAATTTTTCTTGTGTTACTGTTTCTATCATATTATTTTTGTTTTATAGGTATTATACTAATTAATACCACAAAAGTTTAAAATATATCAAATTTTTTAATATTATTATTCTTCATATAATCTCTTATCTTAGCAGCTTCTTCATATTTTTCATTAAGAATAGCAATATTTAGTTTATTATTTAACTCATTTGACAACTGACTCTTGCTTTTACCACTAGTCTCTATTAACGAATTGTAATAATCTTGTATTTCAGAAATAGTACCAAACTTAATATCTTCCACTTTTTCTTGACTTTCAAATACTTCATCTATTTTCTTATTCTGTAATACTTTTTCAATAAATTTATCATCAAATGCAGAATTTTCTAGCAAATACCTAGTCAATAGATGTGGTCTATTGTTGAACATTTTTATTAGTAACAGTATTTTATCGTATCTACCTGAGTTATCCATATCTATATTTTTTTAAATCTAATATTAAAATAATATTCAAAACTATATTTATCACTGTCCAATTGATTGAATGTTATCTTTAGTTCATTGCCAATCCCATTAAGGTTACTCTCAAATTTATTATACACATCTTTTACATTTGGGTTCCATGTGTTGTTTAATTTTAAACTAATACTATTATCTATCCTTCTGTGTCTTAAAAACAAATCTATTCTATCAAACTTATATCTATCTAGTACATTTGAGATAATATATGCATTAATACTATCATCAACACTGTCAAAGATAGTTCTGTTATTCTTAATACCTTCAAATGTTCTATACTTTTTTAAATTAGCGTATAAAAAATTCATAAGTATTTTCTCAATTTTTATATCTATAAACCATTTTGAATCACTTCTAGATTTGGATTTGTCCATATAAATACTATGGTTAAGTAATTTATCATCAGATGGTGAAAAAAACAAGGCTTGTGTTGATGACTCTATCGATAAGTTTAATTGCTCTCCAATACTATTTTCGTACCAGATTATGTCATCTTCCCCAACCAATATATTGTCTTCTATCTCTAGCATTTTAGAACCGAAAAATGTACTATCTTCGTCCATATTATAAGATCCATTTATATGATTATTGTGAAATTCTGGTGTTATGTAACTTCTTCTCATTATAATCTATATTTTTTTTCATTTTCTATCTTAACACCCAAAGGTTGTCCTATATTTTGAACAGATATATCTTTTCTTCTATCTATCTTAAGCCTATCCACGTTACTAACACTTTCTATATGAAACTCTTTGTCCCATGTTGATTTAAAAATATTAAAATCTTTAAATGCATAACCATATTCATCAATCATAGGATAAATAGACTCATTATCCTTAGAGTCTCTTAATTTCAAAACAGATCCACCTCTGTTTACTTTTCTAAACTTTCTTTCTCTCATATATCCAAAATTTGTTAATGTAGTATCAAATTTGTAATTACCACCATTAAATCTTATATTAGACTTATCGAATAAGTCTATGTCGTAAAATATAGGCATATAATAACCACTGTACCTATATATAGTATTATTCTGTATATTACTCAATCCGTTGTAATTTTTATAAACTTTTGATTCTGTTTCATTATTGGTTATGCTATATGCAAGAGGTGTCCCATTGTACCAATTTATCATGTCTACACTTCTTATACTACCACCTTCAAGTGCTAGTCTTACTTTTATATTTGGATAGCTAAGTGGTTTATTTATTAATGAATCCGTTTTTATTTGTAACTCATCTGGTAGTTCACAAGTTAATAAATATGGTAGTCTAGTAATATTGTTATCAAAATCATAATCTCTAACAGTTCCTTGTTCATCTATAACAGTATACCTTAAATAATTAATAAATCCATTTTTATCTGATATATTATTTATAGAATTTGATAAATTATTAGCAGTCAATACATTATATAAGTCTTTATAAATATCGTCTCTGTTAACATTGTTTATGTCTGTCAAAGTTGCATCATTTATATAAATATTTACTAATATATTTTTCCATTTTTTGTTTATGTAAACATTTATACCATTTGATAATAAGTCACTTGAATTCACACCATTATCAGACTTAATTTTATAATAGTTATCATTTAATAAGAAAATATCATAGTTATCATCCATGTTGTTAGAAGAATCAAACGTATATAACTCTAACCATAATATAGAAACACCAGGCTCATCACCTATGTCTGTTGTTTCGTCTTCTGATGAAATATACAACTTGTTATTATGTACAACTATGCTATTTATATCATAAGGAAGGCTTGTGTTCCATAGTTCTGCTTGCTTCCATTTTACTGCACTATCAGAAGATAAATTAATCACCTCCCAATACTTTTTATTATCTGGTCTATATTTATTTTCTTTTATTTTGGATCTATAGTATTTGCCTTTGAAAATAACTATGGTAGACAAATCATAACCATTCCCAGTACCTTGTGCACCAAATACAACTCCTGGTTTCCCTAGGGGATTCCAAAAATCAACCAATGTTGAGTTAACATTAAATGTATAATAGAACCTATCTGAATTATAAACAATGTTAAGATTATTTCTTGTAACAAGTAATGGTTCAGAAATAATACTACCAAGAAATGGGGATCCATTTATAGCACCAATAGAAGACGAAGAACCACCAGGAGTATCAAATATTGGAGTATTAAGTGGTGTAAACCCACCAAATCCATATACTGGATTCCAAAATATCGTATTATCTTCAAGTGCTTCCCAGTCTGATAAATTATTATAAGGTGCAGACCTTGTACCATTCTCTAGTAAAGGATTTATTATTATGTTGTCTCTTAGTGCCTTATAAACGATATCATCGAATAAGACTATATTTCCTTCTTTATACTCTTTATCCATTTCCCAATTTGTTATGATATCCCATACTTGACTACTATTGCCATTTGATAATAGTATAGAAAACTTATAATCTTCAAAAGAGTTTGAGTTTGTGGTATTTATAGTTTTTATTTGCTCTTGTCCATTTCTAATAACACTATCAACATCATACATTCTAAATTCCAAACCTCTGAATACTGTGGAGTTAGGTATAACATCATCACCTGCATTCATGTGGGAGTATTTTCTGACATTCCTAACTATATTTTTATTATCAAAAAACTGTTTTCTTTCAAATATATCACTGAAGTAATCTATGTCTGGATTTAAATATGTTGAACTTATAAATCGAAATTCTTTCTCAATATTATTGTTAGAGTTGAATCCTTCCACATGCAAGCTATGGTGTGTGTACATATTACTGTTAGAGTTTATTGTGTAAAAATAATCTAAGTTTCTATTTTCTCTACTTTGATTCTTCATAAATGGATTAGCCGTCCTATTATGGTCTTCAAATAGTAGAGAGTTATTTAATAAATAAGGTCTATCGTTTGCACCTATTGAATTTTGATATCCCCATCTACAATACACAGGATTAATTCTCCATATATCAGAAAGTTCATTATTAGTAACTTTGAAAGTTTCATAATTGGCTGTGTATTCAGAAGAAACTGGTATACTTTCTACATTATTCTTATATATAAACTCTTCATTATTTTTGGGATTATTAAGACTCAATGGATCTTCGAAATACATCTTACTTTCTTCTGTTCTAGTTATCTCATCTCTAAGTTCATATTCGTACTTGGAATAGTCAGTATCTACAATATTAGTATCGAAGTCTTTAATATCAGTAAAGTTAAGTTTGAATATACCAAAACTAAGTGGTGGTTTGTCAAATGTAACATCGGTATTCAGTCTCTTTGTCTCACCACGTACTTTATAATCAAAGAAATTATCATTTATCTCAAATGAATAGTCTGTATTTATCTTGAGAACAGAACTTGTTTTTATAATGTTATGATATACTTCCCCAATCTTTATAACCCAAACATCTGAACTATCAAAGTTATCAATAACAAATTCTTCATTATTATATGATAATATTTTATTATCTTTATCTATTATCCCATAGTTTTTATTTATACTATCTTCTTTACCACTTAAGTCAATGTCAGATACTATTTTATAATTATAAATTATTTTATCTTGATAAAGTTCATCCACGAATCCAACAGCTTGCACTTGTCTTATTTCATCATCTTGTTGTATTGTATACTTAGATATCAAATAATAATCACCACCATACTCAACATAGAAAGGTGTTTCTTCAGACCAATTTTCTATAAATGGATTTTCTGGATTAGAAGCAGAAAATAATATATTCCCCTCTTTTATTATAACATCCTCCCTAATAATAGGCGTTGAGTAAGGTGATAAGCTAGAGGCTCTATCCATAGAGTCTAAATAAAATCCATAATAAGTGTTTAATGACCATTTTCTTTTAATCGTAGAAGTTGATGGTGTGTCATCAAACAAAAAAGACATGTTTAATATATTTGGAAAAACCACACCATTGTCTTTGTAGCTATCATAAATATATTTTTCTAACTCATATATCTCCTTTTCTTCCTCAAAATAATCCCCCATAAATTTAGATTTAGAAACATATCCACCTCTTTTATAATCTATACCATTCCATTTGCTAAACTCAGTATTTCTAAAGTCTATTTCTAATGGTGATTTTGGAAAATATTCGTTCTCAACAAAATTTTTATTCATCCATTTGCCCAATGGTGTTTCTGAGGAGAAATCATACACCTTAACTGCTTTTAATTTGTTTATGATTTCTCCTTTAAAGTTATCTTTTGCTAATATTTTCACACCAGGATTATCACATCTGAATATTATAAAGTTAGATGGTAAACTTCTTGGATTTATATAAAGTGGTGCAAAGTATTCATACTCTTCTGAATAATTTTTATTATTTATTATATTTCTAGCACCATAATTATAAATACTATCATATTGTGTATTTAACTCACTTGACATAGCATCAGAGTCATCTCTGTACTTAACATCAAAGGCTATTTCACTTGGTGTGTCCTTGAAGTATAATGGTAAAACTTCATCATATAAAGAATCTTCTTTTAGTTTAAAATATTTGTACCTCCCTGATGATAAAGTATCATTACTATCAATACTATCAATACTGATACCATATTCGTTATTCACCATTATTTTAGAATTGGTAGTTAATCCAACATTTGTTCTTAGTATTGAAAAGCTTTTCATTTAAATTATGTTATATTTGAATTTATTGGTCTTGATGATTTCTTAAATATAAGTTTGTTTCTGTTCATATTAAATTTAAGAGTAAATGCAAAAGGTCTATTTTCTGATTCGTTTTCAAATAAAAATTTTACCTTTTTAATATGGCTTACTGTATTCTTTGATTTAGTTAAATCAATATATTCAAAGTTCACACCTGATTGGTTGCTATCTAAAGCATTCATCTTGAAATAAATGTTTAATGGTATAATAATATCATTTTCACCACCTGGTTTTATATTTTTAATCTTCTCAGAATTGTTTTCTTGTATAGATTCTAAATCTTTTATAACAGGATGTATAGATGTTAATAGCTTATTAGTCGAGTCTACTGATGTTGTTGTATCAATCCACTTATTTTGCTCCATCAAGGAGTTGTTATTACCATTGAATGATAATATGCTATTACCAGAATAACCTAAATTATATTCAGGTGATGATAATACATTAGTCAAAGAATTTGAATTTGATATCCTAAAATCATTACCAACATTTTCTGATAATTTAGAATTTGTATTATCTGTTATAGAATCATAATTAACACACCATATAAACTGATTATTTAATTGGCTTCTGCTCACACCAGTATTATCATTTTTTAACAATTCATCTTGCTCATTTACGAAAAATACTTGAGGTGAGTTATTCCTATAAACATTGGAATTGCTAATATAACTTTTATCTGACAATAAGCCTAGTGGGGAATCAACAGCCTTGTTTCTTATTCTGACTACGAAATCTTTTATAACATATATGTTATTTTCGTAAACTCTACCACTAGATATATTTGTACCACTAAAAGGTTCTAGATAATCTTCACAGTCTATATTGAATGATGTTTCGCTACCATTTGAAACTACAAATTCTTGATTATTTCTTAGTATAACAGCTTCCAACACACCCCTTGACCTAGATATTCTCTCTTCTAAGCCTTTAATCTTATCTTCTAACGCTTTCAAATATTGAAATAAATCTAACGCAACTCCATTATCATCTTTAAATCCCGACAATATCTTATTTGAATCATGGTGATATGTGTTAGAATTAAGAGATACTTGTGTTGATAAGTGATCATCTAAGCCTCTTGACTCTAGAGTGCTGTCCATTTCTTGTAAAACATCTTCCTTTAAAGCATCTTTAGATATGTTTTCTCTCTCATTTAACTCATTATTTACTTCACTAGGAAATTCAAATGAAATAATCTCAGACCATTCAGATTCTATTGGAGATTCTGGGTATCCAACTTCTGATATTGATTTTATTCTAAACTCAACTCTTTCATTGTTTTGTATAGGTATATCTAGACTATTTATATTTGGTACATCAGGATTAGACAAATCTTCATCTTTCCATAAATATTGACCAGTTTGTGTATCAAAAATTCTTTCCCTTATATCCGTTTTTGTAGTTTTCCAATTTGAAAAACTAGCTTTTGTACCTTCTATTTTATACTGTTCTATTGGGGTCTCCTCTCCATCAACACTAACATACCTATACTGTATTCTAAACTGTATAACTTCCTGTGGGAGTGTTCCACGCTTAGATATAGCAGTTGGGAATTCCCAGAATCCTCTTAGTCTATATTTGGGTTCTGATTTGGTATCCACACTTCTAGAAATATCAATTATCTCTTTTGTGACTGTGTTTAATAACCTACTTCTAGTTTCTTTCTTAGATGTGAGGTCTTTTAATTCTAAACTAGCTTGTTTCTTTTCTGATTCAGATTTGAATCTAGTTATTTTTATCTTTTTGTTTCTATCAGAAATAGCTTTCTCTATTTGTCTGACTTCTGATTTAAGGCTAGATTGATAGTTACTCTTTTGTTTCAATTCAGAGTTATTAGACGTATTTGTCAAGTGCTTATTCACCTGAGCAACTTTAAAATTGTTTATATCTAATATAGGAGCAACTGGTGTAGCACCTAATTTATTTGGTATTTTCTTAGAAACTAAATCCTGTAAAACCACACCATAGTCATTAACATATTCTGTATAAAATTGCTCCATTGTCAAACCATCAGTATCATCATCTGATGACATTCTTAAATCATTAGTAAAAAACCCAGTCCCTTTGCTCCATTTTTTAGCAACTAGATTATTATCAGTATTTATTGGTTTTAGAAAAATAACATTCCTTTCATTATATCCTATGCTTACTCTTACAGATTTGTTATATACAACTGGTGAATATATTTTAAGTGTTCCTTTGCCAATTGCAATAGGTTCTATACCCTCAACTCTTTCGAATCTAACACGTGGATTAGAATCACTCTTTGATATTTCTAAAACTCGATATCTAGTGGATGATTTAGTAGTATTTATAATGACATCATCATCTATAGATAGTTCAAGAACTTCATCATTATTACTCATATCTATGTAGTTTAGTGTGTTAAGTACATACCAAAGCTTTCTATTAAGCCTATCTTCATCAGTTTTAAGTACAGTAAACTCACCATCAAAGCGTATAGTATTAGGCTCTAGTTCAAATTTTTCTTCATCAAATCTAACATTTCTTGGATTAGATACACCTGGTGTGGTTTCTGTCCATTTATTAAACTCAATAATGGTTATATCAGTCTGTCCCCTAAATGTTTGATTAAAGCTATTTAAAGCAGACTGTCCTTTTGGTGTTAGGACATCGTCATTAGTTCTTTCAAACTCTATAATATACCTTCTGACTAAGCATTTACTAACATTGTTATCTATTTTAGAAGATAGATCAAATTCCACTTGTAACATAGGATCTATCATTGAATCAAAGAACCAATTAGCCTTTGTCTTGAAATCAATAACCACACCCAAATCAGATACTGGTATTGGATCTCTGTTTAAATCAACTGTTATTATTTTTTTAAATTTGTTGCTACCACTTTGTTGAATCATAGATCCATTAGCATCTATGCTGTATAGTGAATTTATGTTATTATTCAACCTGTCTATCTCACCCTTTAGGGATACAAAAGAAGGCAATGTATAATTTCTCAGGACACCCTCTTCGTCAAATATCTGGATATCAACAGATGATGATGTTGTTGTTGTCAACGTGTTTATCTTTGATAAAGTATCTACCAAATTTTTGTTGAAACTTATAACTTGATCTGCTACTTTTGGAAAGCTACTATTTATAGACATATTATAATTATATTTTATTTATATATTAAAACTATTCCATTTCATATAATTAATGCAATGACAAAAACCTTATTAATATTTAAATATTTATATAATTCTTGTTATTGTATTAATTATTTTGCTTATATTTGTTCAAAATAAAAAAAATATGATTAGTAATCTTAAAAAAAGAATTGTAGAAGCCAATGATGCTTATCGATTAGGTGTTCCTATTATGTCGGATAAAGTATATGATGGTTTAGTTGATGAATTAAGTAAACTATCACCAAGTGATGAATTACTTACAAAGATAGGACACGCAACAGAAGATGAAAGTCGAAAGCAAAAACTTCCTATTGTAATGGCATCTATGAATAAGATAAAAACAATAGAAGATATTGACGATTGGTCTAGACTTAGGGATGTCCCCAAATCTACATTGGTTATACTAACCCCTAAATATGATGGTCTAGCACTTTGTGTTGACGAGAGTAATGGGGATGCATACACAAGAGGGGATGGTATTGTTGGTCAAAAGTCAAACGAACACTATGACCTCATAGGAAATAAGCTTATATCTAATGAAAGTTTATTTCAATATACTTATGGTGAGGTGATGATAGCCAAAAGAGTATTCACTGATAAGTACTCGACACAGTTTGCAAATCCACGAAATCTAGTTGCTGGATTATTAAATTCTAAAACACCTACTGATAAATTAAAAGATTGTAAATATATAAAGTATGGGATATCTAATGAATTTAGACCACACTTTCAAAGTAAAAAGCAAGTTATAGAATTCTTAAATAAAAACCAAGAATCAAAAGTTAAATATAAAATATGTAGGATATCCGACATAACAGAGGATTTAATGATTGAGTTATTCAAAGAATGGTCTGAAGAATTTGAAATTGATGGTATTATAATAGAGGTAAATGATTTGAACCACCAAAGAGTTTTGGGTAGAGAGACTTCTTCTAAAAATCCAGTCTTTGCTAGAGCATTTAAGCATAATAGTTTTGAACAGACTGCCACAACACAAGTATTAGACATGACTTGGAATGTTTCAAAACATGGCTTAGTAAAACCTATTGTAAATATAAACCCTGTTCAACTTGATGGTGTTAAAGTATCTAATGTAACTGGTAATAATGCAAGATTTGTAAAGGAAATGGGTATAGGCATAGGTGCAGTTATAACCATTAAAAGAAGTGGTATGGTTATACCTCTTATAGTTGATGTATTAGAAAGAGTTGATTTTGAAATACCTCTAATAGAAGGCAGCGAACTTGAATGGGATGAAAACGGGATAGAACTTATTACGAAGACTGAAACTGATGAGCAAAAAATTAAAAAAATTATAGCATTTTTTGAAATACTAGGTACTGATAATGTATCTGATGGTACTATTAGACAACTATGGGATGCTAATTATAGAAGTATTAAAGATGTTCTAAGCCTATCAATAGATGATTTATTACAAATTGATAGATTTGGCAAGAAAAAAGCTGAAAAAGTATATAATTCTTTTAAAAAATCAGTTACTGATGTTAGGCTTAGCAAATTGCAACATGCCACTGGTATATTCAAAGGCTTAGGGTCTAAGAAGCTAGCACTTCTAGAACATTTTAAACATAGACCAAGTGTTGAAGAAGTTAAAGCATTAGAAGGCTTTGCAGACACTAGTGCTAATGTATATGTAGATTCGTTTGATGTGTTTTTTGAATTTATTAAAGACCTACCAGTAACTATAAGTTATGAAGATAAGAATATTGAATCTGAAAATCTTAAAGGAAAGTCATTTGTTTTTACTGGTGTAAGAAGAAAAGATTTAAATGAAATAATCGAATCTAATGGTGGTAAGGTAAGCACATCTGTCTCTAAGAACACTACATACTTAGTAGTGAAGGAATTAGGAAGCGGTTCTTCAAAGGAGGTGAAGGCTACTAGTTTAGGAATAGAGATTTTGAGTGTAGAGGGATTGGAAAAAATCTTAAACGAAATATAATATGGACATGATATCATTATTAATTGGGATAGGGATAGGGATGGGGATAATTTTTTTATATAATTATGTTATGTCTTTTTTAAAAAAAAAGAAACTAGATCCTTATATTAACTCAAGACGTGGCATATATCAAAAAGAATTTACAATGGTTTATAGTCCTAATGATGAATATCATTTTGGTGTTGTTTTTGAAATAACAGAACTTAAGGTTGTTAAAAATAATTCAGGTACTATGATTTCTAAAATAAGAGTTGATGATATTAATATTAACAATAGTAGAGCATCATCAAAGGAAAATATTTCTAAAATAATGGAAATGATAGATGGTTCTTGGGTAGAATCGGATGCTATAATATTTTTGGATGATGATATAAGGTTTCAACGAAGTGAAAAGCTAAAAACTGTATTAAAATAATACTTAATATATACACAACTTATTACAAATATAATATATAACTATTAGTGTTTAATAACTAAAAATAAAAGGCAATAAATGGAAATAAAACAAGAAAGCTATTTCTCGGAAAAAGAGAAATTATTTAAAGAAAGAACTGGTAAAGATTTTACATTTCTATATAAAAAGTATTATCCTAAACTAATATACTTCACATCTAAGATATGTAATGATAGAAAAAAGGCAGAGGATATATCTACTGACTCTTTCATAGTAGCATTTAATAAAATAGAACTTTATGATAAATCAAAGGCACAATTTTCTACATGGTTATTTACAATAGCTAAAAATTTATCTTATCAAGATGTGAAAAAAAGCAAAAAGTCTATATCACTCGATGTTGAATATGACAATGATGGTACAACAATGAAAAGCTTCATATCAAATGATGAAGATGAAGATGAGTCTAAGTATATTGTTATTAATAAAAAGGCTAAGTTAATGAAAGATTCGATATATAAGTTAAAAGAGCCTTATAGAACAGTTATTGAAATGAGAGAGATTAGAAAGATGTCTTATAAAGACATCTCTAGTGATCTTGGTAAAAACTTGTCCACTATAAAATCACAGATTAGAAATGGTCGTATGCTTTTAATTGACATATGTGAAAACAATTTCGATAAAATAGATAAAATGTATTCTTAAAAATAAATGAATTATGGTAGCTTATATTACAGATTTAAAAGATAATACTTTTGATAATTTTGTCAAGAAAGGGATAGTATTAATAGATTTATATGCTGATTGGTGTGCACCTTGCAAATCTTTATCACCAATAATAGATGAAATTTCTAGCGAATACCTCAACAAAATTAGAGTTGGTAAGCTAAATGTTGATAATAATAGCAAGATACCAGCACTATTAGGTATAAGGAGTATTCCTACTATACTAGTATACAAAGATGGTGAAATAGTATCAAGAACATCAGCCGTGTTGTCTAAGAAAGATATAATCACCGAACTAGATAAGCACATATAAATTAAGATATGAGAGATTCAATATCAATAGAGGAAACTACTCGTTTTATGCGTATGTCGAAAATATCCTTTATAGAGTATGATACTCATAGCATAGATGTGTTCAAATATTTAACCACAAAAGAAACACACATCAAATACATTAATGAGTTCACTAAATATGGTATTAAATCATCAATCCGCAATCTTAGAATAAAAGAGTTATTAGGTAGTGAGAACATAAATAATAGTAAAATACCCAGAGAGAAAGATGTAGACACCTTTGTAATTCATATAAATGAAATTCATGGATATTCATATTCTTCATTTGTTAAGAGAGGCAAGGATTTGTTAGATATATTAAGGTATGTTAGAACAAGCAAATACAACTTAATATTCACAGTTCCTTTAAATAATAATAATATCACAAGTATAGATAGAAAAATCTTATATAGTTCTAGTTTTGGATGTAATATAGAAAATAATATAATAACTAGTGTAAAAAATAGATACGTCTAAAATGAAAACTATAAAAAATAAAAGAGCATATTTTGATTTTAATATATTAGAGGAATTTGACTGTGGTATAATGTTAGAAGGTGGTGAGGTTAAAAGCATTAGGGATGGTAATGTGTCTATGAATGATTCTTTTATATTCATATCTAACTCTGAGGTCTATATTAAAAGCTTTAGAGTAAGCAAATATAGCCATGCACACCCATCTGTTGTACATATAGAAGATAGGGATAAAAAGCTACTTTTGACAAAAAAACAAATAGAGAAGATACAGAAATTTCTAAAAGATAAAGGAAATACGTGTGTGCCTTTAAAAGTGTTTATTAAATCTAATAAGATAAAAGTAAAGATAGGACTTGGCAAGGGTAAAAAACTGTATGATAAAAGAAAAGATTTAAAAGAAAAAGATTTAAAAAGAGAAATATCTAGAAATACATAACTTTGTATTGTATTAAATAAGTATATTTGCCAAAATATTTTAAATATGATTATGAACGAATTTTTACAAACAAAAAAAGCTAATTCAGTATATGATGTATTAGTAGAATTAGCAGGTGCGAATGAGTCTGACAGACAAGACTTTGTTTATAACCATTGTAGTGGTGAAAACGGTTGTTCTGAATGGAGATTTTGTGGACACTTTGGTTTTGGTGGAAAATATAGATCCCAAAGAAATATAATAAGCTATTATATTGAAGATACAACGGATTCTAGAGAAGCATTAAAAAAAGATATAAACAATAGATTGAGTGAAATATATTAAAAATAATCAAAAAAAAACACATGATACATTTAGAACCTTGTGAAGAAACAATGCCTAGGTTTGAAGATGGTAGTTTTGACACTATTATAACATCACCACCTTACAATATTGGTAAAATGCATAGTAATAATTTACAGTTTGGCACTTATGCGAATAATGATATGAGCGAAGGTGCTTATCAAGAATGGCAAATAGAAATACTGAATGAATGTTATAGAATACTTGAGGATGGTGGGAGCATGTTCTACAATCATAAGGTTAGAATAAAAAATGGAGTTGCAACACATCCCCTATCTTGGATATTAAAAAGCAATTTTTTATTAAAACAAGAAATTGTCTGGGATATGGGTAAAAGTGCCAATTGTGATAAGATTAGATTTTTTCCATTTTCAGAAAGAATCTATTGGTTGGTTAAAAATCCCAAAACAAAATTATACAATGAAAATAAATTGAGTGATGTTTGGCGATGTGTCCCTACTCATAAAAGAAAAAAAGAAGGCCATATTGCTGTTATGCCAGATGAAATAGTTTCAAACATTTTAGAGAGCTTACCTAATGTAAGAAAGGTCTATGATCCATTTGGGGGAAGTGGTACTACTCTAAAAGTATGTAACGAAAAAAACATATATTGTGAAATATCAGAAATAGACATTAGTTTAGAAGAGACAATTAACAAAAAAGTAATAAATAAAGTACGATGAGGCTAATTAAAAAAGAAATTAATAAAAAAAATAACATAGTATTAACTTGTCAGGACTCTGTTCTTCTTGGATTGTTTAAACAACAGGTAAAATTCATAGCAACAGAGGAATACTCTTGTGGTTATTGGAATTGGAGAAAACTACCAGACAAGACATTAATTGATGATGAACTTAGTTCTAAATTGGATATCTTGTGCAGAAATTCTAAATAATATCAAATTGTTTATTTTAAATGTGATAAATTATGAGTAGATGTTTAATAAAATGTTGTATATTTGTTTTCTGAATACTAAACTAATAAAATTATACACATAGATAATAACTTAAATCAAAGAGAAAAAGCTTTGAAAGAAATAGAAGATACTTTTAAACAAAGAGAAAAAGTTTTGGATTTAATGGATGAAAATCTTGAAACTAGAGAAATTTATAACCAATAAACACAACTATATCTATTTAAGCATAATAAGATATATTCCACAAGGAAACGGTGTGTTCGTAAGTCTTTAGATTTTTATGTTATAGCCACTTCTTTTTATTTTTTAAAAATTTTGATCGATTTCGTATCTAACCCAATTGTCTGTTGATATACATTCGTAAATAAATAAGTCGTCTGAAGCTCTTTGTCCTTGAACACCCGAAGATGTACTGTTTGTTGGTATAGAAACATATTCTAGTGGAGTAGCATCATCAACTGTTAAATATCTTGACCAAGTACTACTACTAGTGCCATTACTAGCGTTACTGTATAGTACACCTTCTTCATCAAATGCTAATGCAAAGTACTCTGGTGTTGATGAAAATACTGATGATGATGTACCACTAAATCCTAAATAGTTATTTTCTGAATCATATATTAGATTAGAATAACTTAGACCACTAGATTCCATTTTTATATCATCACTTCCTTGTGTTGATAATATACTACCACCATTCATATTTATTTTACCACCTCCTAAAATAATTATCTCGGTCATATGCTATTACATAACCACCTAGCTCAGGAGCAATTGCTTAGTCTATTGTTATTTTTTTTTGAAAGTATACTAATACCATACGTTATAATATTTTTTATTATACTATATATATTTAATTTCACAATTGCTTTTAAACTTAATGTAGTAATTTTAATATATAAGTAAATATGCTTTCATATGACACGGAATTTTAAATCAGTTAAAGAAGTACGAGATTTCAAGAAAAAAACTCTTGATATTTATGAGAAAATAGATAATGGAAGAAAATTCACAAACCACTATAAAGAATATGATATCTTCAATATGTCTAAGCACTTGGAGATTGGACAACATTTTTTATACGAGAAATATTTATACAAAAGAAGTAAAGGAAATAGTAGTCTTATATGTTATCCAGAAATGGGTGTGTTTTTAAATACAATACCAATAGATCAGACCTTTGAGTTGGAATGGTATGATTATAGAAGAACATGGGAATATAATATAAGTGTAACAAATGATGATAGTGAGATGTTAATGTATGATTTTCCTAGTGAGATTAGTACTCTTATATTATGGCAAGATAGTTTATTTGTTTATGACGTTTGGGACAAAAAACCTGACTGGAAACAAATGAGAAAAGCATATGATAAAACTTGGTGGTTCCATAAAACTAAAGAAAAGATAAGACATTTAAAGATAAATTCCATATTAAGATAATTGTTATTTAGGTAATTTCATATCACTTGTTACTTCAATCTTAAATCCAAGTCCTGTGCTTTCATCAGAACCATACTTAGTCTCAGAGTGATATCCATTATCAGAATGAAATGTTATTGGTTTAGCACCATGCATCTTTTGCTTATCCTTTTCCTCTTTTTCTTTAAGCATTTCCTCAAATGTTAGATTATCTGATTTATTTACACTATTATCTCTTATAGTATCTTGTCTATCAGAGTAACCGTACTTTCTTAGTAGTTCCTCTGCCTCTTGTCCAGTTACTTCCCTTTCACTTTCAACTCTTTGTCCTTCTATTTGTCTTGTAGTAGCTCTCATATCATATATATTAAAATAATATCTTTGTTAATTATATCTTAAAAATAGTGTGTTAAATTAATACATTTCATATATTTGTATAATAAATATCAAAAGAGACAAAACTTTTTTAATATATAGTATATAAACATAAATCGCGGGGTAGAGCAGTAGGTAGCTCGCTAGGCTCATAACCTAGAGGTCGTTGGTTCGAGTCCAACTCCCGCTACAAATAAATAAATAAATAAAATGAATACTTTTACTAACATAGAATATTATTATGAAGAATCTGAACGAAAACGCTCGGCTAGTCTTTTGATGTCTATAATGTAAATTAAATTATAGTATAAAAAAAACCCAGTCTAGTAATATAGACTGGGTTTTTTGTTTTAAAAATATGGGGGTAATATGGCACAGGTAGTCATGTCGGTCTGTAAAACCGATTCCGAAAGGTATTGTGGGTTCGAGTCCCACTACGCCCACTTAGTACATGCTCCGTTCGTCTAGTGGACTAGGACCCCAGGCTTTCAACTTGGTAACGGGAGTTCAATTCTCCCACGGAGTACTAGTTTTAATATTGTTTAAAATAGGATTATAATAATATAATGCTTATATTTGCCTATTATTTAATTTTAAAAAGCTTTTAAATGGAAAAAAACACAATACAAGATTTTAAGTGTGTATATGTTTATAGAACTGGTAAAAAAATACATGAATGTGTATTTAAAGCCTACAATGTTGAGCAAGCTAAGACACATTTTTCGTTTTTTTATCCGAAAAGGATATTGAAAGAAATTGAATTACAAAAATAAATTATTATGGTTTTAAAAATAGAGATAGAAGGAATTGGCGAATTCGACATAAAACATGATTTGTTACATCGAGGTAATCGACCAAGACTGAAAACTTACCATAAAGGGATATTTAGAGAAGTATCTTTTAATAGTTTTGAAGACTATCTAAATCCTACCTATCAGAGAGGATTTGATTATGAAGGAACAGAAATACAGATTAAAATTTTAGAAAATACAGATTAATTTAAGAGGGAGAGTAAACTTTTAATATATAGTGTAATATAACAATTATGAGAACAATTAATAACATAGCAATAATAGCGATAGGCAAAGGGAAAACTCATTGGCTGGGAATTGTTATGTAATTAATTTAATTATAAATTATCATAAACCCAGTCAGAAATGACTGGGTTTTTTATTTTATTATAAATTGGTATGTAGCTTAGATGGTAAAAGCACATGGCTTATATCCATGAGATAGTGGGTTCGATACCCATCATACCAACAAAATAAGCAGGTAACGCATAAGTGATGGTGCACTAGCCTTCCAAGCTAGAATAGAATCGGTTTGATCCCGATTACCTGCTCGATATAAAATGCAAATGTAGCTCAATTGGCTAGAGTGTCTGATTTCCATTCAGAAAGTTGTAGGTTCGAATCCTATCATTTGCTCATTAATGGGGGATTAGCTCAGTCTGGTCGTAAGCGATAGCTTTGCAAGCTGTGTCATACATCGGTTCAAATCCGATATCCTCCACAGCTTAATTAAAAAAAACAATAATTATAGAAGATTTGAGTGCGAGATAGATAGAGAGAGGAGTAATTACTAAATTTGCATCAGATGAATTGGAGAAGTTGTCTAAAAATCATCAGGCTAGAAAATATCAAAGCTTCACTATAGATAGGTGAGTTGTTGATATTGTGGACATGTCACCGATTTCTAAGCTAACAAATTCAGTAGATGTGATAGTTTATGGTGGTGATTCATTAATGGAGATTTCTTAGAAACATATTAATAATATATATATAGAGAAAATGTACATATTATTATGATTATAAGATTTAGAAGTAGAGGAGAAAAAGTTAAGGATTTACAAAACTTGTTAGGACTAAAACCTGATGGTATATTTGGTCCTAACACTTTGAAAGCTTTGAAGAATTTTCAAAGAGATAATGGATTAAGCGTAGATGGTATAGTTGGTCCTAATACTTGGTCTGTTTTAGTAAAAAACGATAAGAATAGAATAAGACCAATTTACGATGTTGATCTAAACGAAGAAGATTCTGTATCTGATCCAGAGTGTATGTTCTGTGTAGAAGATATTGAGGAAACACAACCTTTGTCCCCTAGTACAAGGGAACTTATAAACCTAATAGAATCTAGTGATATTACTAGGAATATAAAAAGGCTTGTTTTCCATTGTACTGCAACATCTCAAAAAGCTACTGTATCTGCCATTGTGAATTATTGGAAGAATACACTTGGGTGGCGTTCACCAGGTTATCATATAATTGTTAGGCCAGATGGAACTTGGAATCAACTACTAGACTTTAACAGAGTCTCTAATGGTGTTCGTGGTATCAATTCTACTACTATAAATATATCATATATTGGTGGTGTTGACCGAAATGGTAGAGCATTGGATAATAGAACTAAAAAGCAAAAGGATGTCTATGAAACCATTTATAGAGCTTTTAAGCATAAATTACCTAGAATAACATTTCATGGACATAATGAATTTTCATCAAAAGCATGTCCATCTTTTAATGTTAAAAATTGGATAAAGTCTTTAAGAGTAATTTAATTAGTATATATTTGCATAGTAAGAATTCTAAAAGAAAGAAAAATTATAATATTATTTTACTATATATCATGATGTTGCATGTTTTTAGATGAATTAACAACACTAATCACTTAATAATACAAATCTATATGACCACAATTCAAACAAATAATATAATTAACTTTTATTTCAATATTAGCACTGAATGTGGTATTGATATATTACATCTATCACCAAGCTATCTTAGAGAAAAGTGGATACTCCATATAGGAACTGATATTGAAAATAATAATATAACCAAAAGTGTTAAGTTGGATACTTGGACTAAAATATGGGGTGTTACTGATAAAAATACAACATCAATATATTATATAATTCTAGAATTAAATTCAGTTCCACTAAGGGAAGCTAATATAACGTCTGTAGTTAATAAAATTATTCCTTATATTGATGAAAATAAGATAAACAAAGAAGAATATAATGGTTTACACCCATCAATAAATAGTTGTAAGGATCAATGGATGATGAAGAAAGAAAACAAAAGATACTTAAATATTCAAATGTTATTGAATGACTGATATTTATATATAAGAGAAAAACAATGAAATTAAGAAAGACTATAGCAACCACAATGAGAGGATATCTTAATGAGAATAATAGTAATGAAAGTCATTTTTTATCTGAAAGTGAAAAATATGGCTCTTATGAAGGTATTATTCATTCTGATATAGAAAAAGTCAAGAATTAGTTCTCAAAACGAGGTATTGACTACAATTCATATCTTAATCAAATTGAACTACCTGTAGCATTTTTAAACAATATAAATGTAGAATTAAAATATAGAGGAAAGGGATATGGTGATGAACTATATTTTGATTTTGAACAGAATTGTTATTATTATAACACTAAATGCATAATATTAGAAAGTGATAGTGGCGAATCACAGAAGAAAGGTTTTAATTTGGACAATTGGTATGAAATCTTAGACTATGAGATAATTGGGGAAGAAAGTGGTAATTCAATTATGAAAAAAAAATTAATTAGTTCACAACGATGATGGTGATAATAGTGCTTTACTTAATTCTGATTATGAAATGATAATTATTTAAAAATAAATTATGGGACTATACGATACAGTAAAAGTACCTTGCCCTTCATGTGGTGAGAAGAAAGATTTTCAAAGTAAGAGTGGTGATGGTTTTTTAGAAGTAGTTGATTTAGAAAACTGCCCATATGATATACTAGTAGGCGTAAACAGACATTCACCCCATACTTGTAAGTGTGGAGAAATATTTAAAGTGGATTTAAATACTAGAAAAAGTGTAAAAACAGAAAAATAGACTATGATAATGTCCCAAATATCTATTAAATAAGGGACTTTAAAAATTAGGTAATTTTATACATTGTTGTGCAGAGTAGGTTATTAATTTAATTATGAGATGAGTAGTATTAATTATATAAAAAATACAACTTATTATCTGTTTGTAAGTATAAGTGTGTAAGTGCTACTTATGATAAACTTCTAATATCACAAACAATCAATTTTAATAAAAGCATATACTAGAAAATAGAAAATAAAAAATAATAAATTAAATATATGAATAACACATCAATTATAGATTCATTTACTGAGCTTAAGTCAGACAAAATGATTAATAAAATAGAGATAATGGAAATCCTAGACTCTGTTTTTAGATTTGAGTTTAGAAAAAAATATGATACAGATGAAAACTTTGATATAATTCTAAACCCAGATAACGGAGATTTAGAAATATGGCAAAACAAAATCGTTGTACAAGATGGCGAGGTTGAAAACCACAATACTGAAATAGAAATTTCAGAAGTTCTTAAGGTGGAGTCAGATTTTGAAATAGGGGAAGAATATCCACAAGAATTCAAAATATCAGAATTAGGAAGAAGATCTATATTAAGTTTAAGACAGAATCTAAAGGCTAGAATAAAAGACTACGAAAATAAATCAACAATAGAGAAGTTTGAAGATATGATTGGATATATTTTCAATGCCGAAGTCCATCACATAAAAAGAAATATGGTTATATTACTAGATGATGAGGGTATTGAAATTTGTTTACCAAAAGATAATCAGATACCTGGTGAGTTTTACAGAAAAGGTGATACAATATCATTTGTGGTAGAAGAAGCTGAAATTAGAAACAATAAGCCATACATTATTGCATCAAGAACATCAAGTAAGTTTCTAGAAAGAATAATGGAACAAGAAATACCTGAAATATTCGATGGTCTAATAAATATAAAGAACATAGTTAGAGTACCTGGTATTAAAGCTAAGGTAGCAGTGGAAACATATGATGATAGAATTGATCCTGTTGGAACTTGTGTTGGTAGTAGAGGAAGTCGAATAATGGCAGTTACTAGAGAGCTAAATGGTGAGAGTATAGATATCATAAGCTACACAAATAATATGGATTTATATATAACTAGGTCGTTAAAACCAGCCGTTGTTAAATTTATAAAGGTAGAAGATGGTAAAGCTGACGTTCATTTAAATGGTGAAGATATTGGTAAGGCTATTGGTAAGAAAGGTTCTAATATAAGATTAACTAGCTTACTTACTGGTCTAGAAATAAATCTTATAAATGATGAGCAAGCTACAGAGGAAGATATAGATCTTATGGAATTTTCTGATGAAGTTGATTTATGGGTAATAAATGAATTTAAAAAAGCTGGTATAGATACTGCTAAATCATTACTATCTTATGGTTTTAGTGAACTTGTAAATATGACAGATTTAGAGGATGTGACTATTGAGAAGATAATAAAAATAATCAAACAAGAATTTGTTGATAGTTAAAACAAAATAATGTCAAATAGAAACTATAAAATAGATAAGGAAATCGAGGTAACACTTAAAGTTAAAGTAAAGATTAATTCTTGCAATGACTATAATAGGTTGAACGAATTACAAATAGAAAATAATGTATCTGATTTTAAAAATGATATTAAAGAACATCTGCTAGATAAGCTAAGAAATAGCTATCAAGAAGAAGTTACAATAGGTATTGATTTTTGGGATTATGAAGTAGATTAATTAAATACCATAAAATACTTGTATAATATTTTTTATTTGTATATTTGTAAAAAAATAATATGAAAACTTTTAAGAAATCATTTATTATAATAGGACTTGGCGTACTTAACATACTACATGCTAGCCTTCATATATTTCAATTTGTTCAATCTTTTATGCTTGTAAAGGCATCTATAGAACTACAAGACACATCAACAAATCACAGTGGTTTATTTTCAGATTTACTACACAGTCCATATTTTACAATAGTTTGGGCATTAGTAGGCATCTTGACCTTATACATCGGTATCAAGGATTTTATTCATCATAAAAAATGTAAAAATGGGTAGTTTTAATATAATATGTTCAATATCTAATACAGTCATAAGTGACGGCGATAGAGCAAGTATTCAGATATTAGTCCCTGGTGGAAGTGAAAATTTCAATTCACATAAGAACATAATTGTATCAGAAAGTGGTACACAAGAGTTCTTCTCACCATTTGGGTTTCCAATAAATGGTCGATATGATAGCTATGGAAGATTAAGACATATAGAAAATGACATAAATGTAGAAATGTTAGAAAAATTCTTTAACATAAATATATATGAATTACTTAATCTAATACATTCTAGTAGTAGAACTTATGATGAAGAGGTTAAAAACACAGACATAATTGACAATTTGTTCATATCTTTTTTTAGAACAGAAGTCATTGACTACATAGACAATGGAAGCCTAGATATAAATATTGACAACCCCGAAGAATATACTAGAGGTGCTTACATAAAAAGTATTTTAGATGGTATTGATGATTATAACATAACAAACATATCAGAAAGAATATCATATATTGAAAGTATGGCAGAAGCTGATATTACAGAAGAAATTTCGAAAGAGTTTTTTGATTTAATAAGAAAACAAACTACAAGAAAAAAGACATATATTCAATCATTATGGCAATATAATATGTTTGAATTGCTACCAATTGATTTAATATTTAAAGACTATATAATTAAACAATATAATCTTATTTCAACGATGACAAATGAATTGAAAGTATTATTGAGACCAAGCTTATATGGATCACAAGAAGGTGATGATTTATATAGATACAAATTTAATAAAGAAATAAATAATCTAATCATTAATGATTTAGAATCAGAATCAGAATGGTTAGATGGTGAAGAAAAATCCATTATAAAGACACATAATCGATCTGTCAAACTAGACAAATTGTATTCATAGATGAAATTTAATAAAGAAGATAGCCTTATTGGTATGCATTTTGTATACATGTCTGGATATGATAAGAATCCTAAATTTGATAAGATAATAAAACTCGTTGAACCAGTAGGTTTAACTATACAAGAATTTATAAATAAAGCTTATTATCCTATAGATTCATATGTAATTTCACAAAATGGCATAAGGTACGAAATGAGAGAGATAAAGCTAACTCCAATTAGTGAAATTAGAAAAAACAGATTAAAAAAATTAGGAATTAAATAGATATATGTAATTAGTTATGGCAGAACTTAAAAAGAAAAGAAAACGTTATAGATTAAATACATTTTTCTACATTGAAGTATATGATATAGCAGCACTTAGGAGTAAAAAACTAAATAAAGTAATGGGATTAGATAATAACATAAGACCCACCTATTTTAGTACACTAAGTAGAAATACTTCTATAAAGAATATATATCTTTCTAGCTTTTGGAAGAAGAAACAAAGTGCTATCAACCAAAAGGCTGCTATGAAAGAAATGTGTGATAAAAAGAATCTAACTATGGAAATAATCGAAATTAATAGATTAGAGTTTATAAAATTAATACCGCTAAAAGTACCAGAGTGTTCAAAATGGGATATGGGATTATACATAATTAATATAGGCATTGTGCGTGATGAGAAAGCATATATGGAAACATTAAAGTGTAGGGAAATAGACAACATTAATGAATAATCAAAATAAGACACGAATTAGATATCTATATTATATAGAAATGTACACACTTGTACAATATAGAAGATTAAGGATTGCTCAAGTGTTGTCTCATCAAACAGAAACATTAGAGACCCTTTACTATAATGGACCTAGGGGATATATCGAACCCCAAAATAATATATACTTTGCCTTATTTTTTAGAAGTTCAGAAAGTGCAAGGAAGTGTATAAACCTAGTTAGTGAGAATAACTACAAAAATTTTCAATTTATTATTAACAAAATTAGTTCGACTGACTTTGTTAATATAATACCAACTACAAAACCATTTAGGATAAACACAAGTCTTACATCAAGATACTACTATAGAAATAACCTAGGGCTAAGAAATGTTGAACTAACTCACTTAAAAGAATTAAATTTAAAATAATTAATACACTATGGAAAGCATGGATACAAATATTAAAGACATTATAAGAGGTATTAAAATTGATATAGTTAATAATAGATATAAATGTATATCAGCATACAAAATACCAAAAGACGTTGAGCATTGGTTGAATTGTCCAATTTGTGATTTAAAGCCACTTATATGGGAATTTAATAATGGATCTTCTACTGGTTGTGGCTGTGGTGAAAACCAATACAGAAACTTTAGTATTGTGACAGAATCTATAATGTCACATATAAGTAGAAATAATGGATCTGCACTTAATTATGACCATCGTAAATTGAAAAATAACTGGAATCATTGGGTATGTACTAGAGAAGAACTAGAAACACACAAAGGATTATTAGAAGAGGGTAAGTGGTAGTTTATTCCACAATATCTTCTGCTGTTTCTGATAGTGCTATACAAGCCTTTGCAGTTTCTTCGTGTTTAAACTCTAAACACCTATCAGCACAATAAACAGAACTTTCAAATACCAAATCCGATATATTAGAGAGATGGTGTGATTTATTCTCAAGTGCATACACAAAAGCTTCACATATCTTAATAAACTCTCCTAGGTCTACTGAAAAGGCTTTAACTTTAGTCTTTTCCATTGACTTATTTAGTAACTCTATACAGCTATTAACATCATCTATTAGCTGAGAGTTATCATTTACCTCCTCTGTTTCTTCATTCTGTTCTAAAAACTTTTTAAGATGTATCATTATAATTTATTTATTTACTTATATATTAAATATTTACATAGTAAACAGATACAAATGTTAAAGTATCCTTTTTATATAAACTTTTCCATAGGTATGTATATATTAATAAAGAAACTATGGTAGAGTTATTACATTTTGATATAGAAACCACAAGTGAGTATGAAAACTTCGAATCATTTAAGGAAAACGATGAGAGGGGATCAGCTTTATTTGAAGCCAAATGCAAAAAAATGAATTGGATAGAAAAGTGTGGGAGTATAGAGCAAGCATACATTGAAAATGGTGGGATAATATCAACATATGGTAAGATAATATGTATATCATTTGGATTTACCGTTAACGGAGAAAAAAGAATAAAATCGTTATACTCTGATAATGAAAAGGATTTAGTCAATAAGTTCAATGAATCTCTAAAATACATAGAAAAAAAAGCTTTTCATTTATGTGGATTCAGGATAAAACATTTTGATATTCCTTGGATATTACACAAATTACATAAATATGGTATAGAGCCAGTTGATATGATATATGTATATGATAAGAAACCATGGGAGATGAGAGTAGCTGATATGTCTGATGATTGGAAAACTGGTTACTTATTATCACATACCTTTGATGAAATGTGTTATGAATTAGGTGTGGAATCCCCTAAGAATGAACTAGATGGTTCTAAAGTCCATAAAGCATACTGGTCTGGTAATTTAGATTCAGTTGTAAAATACTGCGAATCAGATGTTTCATCATCAATTGATGCTGGGATTAAACTATATAAACATTATAAACATTAGATATGGGAGAAAAAATCACAAAAGGAGATTTATTTTTATTTACATCACATTATGATAATGGTCGTTCAGTCCATTACTATGGTTCACTTGTAGAAATAATTGGTATTGCAAGTAATAGCATAATGATGGTAACTGGTGAAGGAGATTTAAACACTAAAGAGAAATTGCTTATAAGAATAATAAAGGATAGTAACTTTAAAGACATTGATTCTAGTAAATTTTCTAAAACGCTTGTAAAAGATTTAAAAATTAAATTTAAATTTAATCTAGAAAATGATACCATTGAAGCAGATTCACATGATGTGCACAAGATAAATATAGACTATGGATTAGTTGAAATTGATAAAAAAATAGATAGGCTTTTAAAAGAGAAAACTCTTTACAATGACTTTCATATCAGGACAAGAAAGCTAAGGAAATTATTAGATGATTCTAATGACTAGTTATTCTCAAATGGACTTATCTTAGAATCTATCAAAGACATCAATTCATTGTGTGTTTGTGATAGATTCCTTGATACTAAACCATCTAAAATAAATCTAGTTTCTGTCACATACTTGCTGACAAATTTATCACTACCTTGTTCTAAATCTGAGCAATTGTGTAATCTATCAGCTAACTTTATAACAAGAGCATAACTAGTCATATTTAGCATTTTATCTAATAAATACTCTGATTTACCTACCTTCTCTATTTTGTTATTATCAGATGTAAGTTCTTCTACTATACTACTGACCATTTTTCCAAACTCTTCTTCTATATTACTAATAGTAACATCACAATCTTCAACAGTGTCGTGAAGTAATGCCGCAATACAAATTAGCTCCTTATTTTTACTCACCTTGACCTCCCTAACTATTTTGCTTACTGCAATTGGGTGCCATGCATATTCTTTGCCAGAAAATTTTCTAAACTGTCCATCGTGTGCCTCTATCATAAATAATAGAGCCTTTCTTAGCTTTGTTTCTTTTTTAGTTTTCATAGTTGTCATATATATTAAACAAATATAACCTTTTTATTTGATATATACAACAGGGGAGATATATACTTTTATATATATAATAAAATATAAAAAATCATGGGTACAAAGAATAAAATGTTTTCATTTAGAATACCACCAAAATTATTAGAAGAATATCACGAAATGTGTGATGAGAACTCAATAAACATATCAAAAAGGATTAGAAAGTTCATTGAGCGTGATTTAGAAGGATGGAGAAATAAGAAAAAGGAATAAATTTAATAAAATATTTCATAAATACTTTAATAATTCGAAATATATTCAGTATGTTTGTATCATATAATTTACTACAGATAATAGTATTATGAACAAACAAAGAAGTTATTATGAAAAATCTTAAAAAATGGTTTAGAAATTTATCAATTACTAACCTTGCTCACTACTACTGGCTAAAAATAAGAGAAGAATCAAAAGATAGACATGGTGAAAAATTATGTTATTGTGGACACACTAATAAATGTAGTTGTGATGACCCAGATAAACAAACTTTTAAAGATTCTGTAAAAAGAGGAACTATAATTATATTTGATAAAAAGAACGGTTGGAAAACTTCCAAAAAATAAATGTAATAAATATAAAACTATGGAATCTAATAAAAAAGAAACTAATGGGATATTGTCAGTAGTTCTAAATGTTTTCCTAGTAGCTACAGAAAATAGGCTAATAAGCTTCGCTATCAAAAATAAAGAATTAAGCCCTGAGCAGACTAGTTATATAGAGTCTGAATACGGCAAAATAGAATCTATCGAAGATGGTAGTAGTGGGTTCACTAAAACTGTTATATACATTTAATAAAATGAACTATGTTAATTAGAAAAATGTATACCTTGTACATAAATACAACACTTAGAACTGCATACTTTGGTAATCTAAAGTTTGGATGTAGAATAGGTGGTGCAAAGTTTGGTAAAGTAATTGATTGTAATTTATCTGATTTGAAACACAACCTAAGAATACTAGCAGAAGAAAATTATTTAATTAATAAACGCACGTATTAAAATGAAAATAACAAAAGGAACATTCAAATATACTGGTATTAACGATATAGATATTGACTTAGTCACAGACAAGTGGAATCATTTATGGATGCTTGCTGAGTGGAAAGTAGACAATTCTTGGAAAATAGTCAAATATATTAGAAAAGACTCTCAAAATACCGAGATAAAGCTAACGATATCATGTGAACAAGCAACTGAACTTATTAAAAACCTTGGCTTAATTAATATTAATACTGGGTTTCAAAGTGGTTACTCTTGGAGGACTAAAAAGGATATGGTGTATTTAGAGAACTGGAGATTGGCAAGACATAAGAAATTACAGACCAAATTAATAACAAACAACTTTTAAATTATGAAAGATACATTTAGATACTTCATCAGAAAGAACTTCTCTGAGATTGGCGAAATAAGCAATGAGGATATTGATGAAATCGGAATTGAATTTCACAAGTACTTGGATAGCAAATTAAATGATGACCAAAAGGCTAAAATACTACCAAAAAGTGCGATTGATGTAATAATGAATAGCGACCACCCACTTAAAACAAACGGATTTGAGCCAGCATATATGCTACATTTTACACAATGGACAAAGGAACAAAGTGAATCGCAAGACTAGTTAAATGTTTTTATAAATTTTTTGGCTATTAGCTTCTATATTTACACAATAATAATAATAAAACAATGAATAAAGACAATAATTCTATTATAGATACTAATGTACCTCTTTTTAAGTATATCGAGATTAAGGATTATGACAATGATAGTGTTGTTAAGCGACTAGATGTAAGCGATAAATCCGATAGGCGTATAGATACTATCGAAAGTGGGATTGATATAAACTTAAACCATGACCAATACTATACGTTTAGTCATGATAGTGAAGTTGAATTAGAACTCATATGAAAATAAATTTAAATCTTTTTAAAAAACACTTGTGAGAAACAAATATTAGTTATATATTTGCACAGAACCTAAAATAATTTAAACTTTTAGTAAAAAAAAGAATATAAATAACCAAAGGAAGAAATAAAATTTAATATATAATAGTGATGAAAAATTTAAACCTAAATACAAATAGAAACTTAACGCTCAATGTGGTGAATATTATGTTATGTAATAGACCATCTAGGGGTTCTAGTGTATTTAATAAATTTCATCTTATGACATAGTGAAATAAAAAATACAAATAACTAAAACCCCTAGAAATGAAAATTCTAGGGGTTTTTTTGTTTTATGCTAGTGTGGTGGAATGGTAGACACGAGGGATTCAAAATCCTTTAATCAGAAATGATTATATGAGTTCAAATCTCATCATTAGTACATATATTACAATCCTCGTTAGCTCAGTGGTCAGAAGCTCTCGTCTGTTAAACGAAAGGTCGGTGGTTCGAATCCACCACGAGGAGCAAATAATCGGCATATACCAGCCCAAGCTGATACCTTGGAGAACTGTAGTTGGTAAGTTGAAAACGTAGGTTCGAGTCCTACTGTGCCGACTTTTATGACACTTGTCGGAGTGGTGGAATGGCAGACACGCTGGGTTTAAGCTCCAGTGGGCAGTGATGTCCGTGAGGGTTCGAGTCCCTTCTCCGATACGAATAAATGCCAGTGTGGTGAAATTGGATGAAACACGCTAGTCTTAGGAACTAGTACCCAAGAGGTAAACATTGTCGGTTCGAGTCCGACCACTGGTACAAAATAAATGCCTTAGTAGTCCCGATTGTCTTCTAAACAATTAAGGGTAATTGGAAGCTGAAAATATAGGTTCGAGTCCTATCTAGGGTACAAATAAAAAGTTCTGTAATTCAGGGGTTCAGAATGCTTCCCTTACAAGGAAGAAGTCGTTGGTTCGAATCCAACCAGAACTACAAAATGTACCTATGACCGAGTGATTTAGGTAGGTGGCTGCAACCCATCGTACGGGGGTTTGAATCCCTCTAGGTACTCTAATATGCTGACATAGCTCAATTGGTAGAGCATTTGATTTGTAATCAAAAGGTTGTGGGTTCGAAGCCCTCTGTCAGCTCTGAAAAAATGCACTAGTGGCGAAGTGGATGAAACGCATCAGACTTAAAATCTGATACCCTTTGAGGTGAACAACGTGGGTTCAAATCCCACCTGGTGTACTAAATCGCTATGAACAGATGTGGTAATTGTGCTTGGCTCATATCCAAGTTAGAGAAATCTTATTGTTGGTTCAAGTCCAACTAGCGGTACAAAAAAAGAGGGGATATAATTAATTATATCCCCTCTTTTTTATATTATTTGTTTTATTTATTTTTAAGACTTTCTATATCATCCCTTATCTCATCTATATCATCTAAAGATATATCATCCAAATCTTTACCAGCATCACCAGTATTATCTGTTACTACAGGAATAACATCTTCTATCCCTTTATCTATTTCCTTAGCAATGTAATCATCCCCTGCAATACTCTCTCTTTCTATTTGTAAACAGAACTGTGCTAATACTGCTAAATCATCATTTTTCTGTGCTAAATCGAATACTTTGCTATTAAGTTCATATTTTGACATACCTCTAAATTTCTTTCTAGTATAGTAGTCATAGAAATCTTGCTCTTCTCTAGACATAACATTAGATGGTTTTCTATCAATACCAAATATCTCTGTCTTTTTAGCTTTTGCAGTTACTGCTTCGCTCACTTTTTTATTGTTAAAGTCTTTATATTTTTTTATCATACTCTTATATATTAATTTTTATTTACCATTTATTTCTTCAAACTCTTTTTCTAAATAAAGATAAATGTATTTTTTATACCTTTTCTTAATATCATCACTCACCGCCCTTGATATTCCCATCCATAGACCAATACTTTTTAATTTAGAAAATGCATCTTTTATATCATTTGGATTTCTTTCCATTATTAGGTCTGTTATAGATTGTGAAAAAGCCATTACCTCATCTTTATTCGAAAAATAAGCCTTTTGATCTGAAATGTTTCCTAAAAATTCAAAATTTAAATCAGCTGGTCGTCTCAAACCTTGTTTTAAATGTATATTTTCATGCTTTAATACGTGGATAGCAAAACTGATATCATTACTCTCAAGATATCTTACATTATTAGCAAGAACCAATCTAGGCTTTTTAGTAACTGGGTTTAATAAACCAAATACTTTCATACCATTTGGTGGTGCATCTTCCCTCATTTTATCAGTTGGTAATTCATCATAGAATGTTCTGTAATAAACAACCTCTATATCATTTTTTGCACCAATTCTTTGTAATTCATCAACACTAATACTCCACTCAGCCTCGACCTCTTTTATAAACTTTTCTAAATTATCAGACTTCCAATCTATTATTGCCTCATTAAACTTTTTTAAATGTTTCATTATTATTCTTTTTTTTTTAGAAATTTTCGTTTAATGGAAAATTCTTTAGATAAATTTTATCATTGGCATTATCACCAAATATTAAATATTTAGAGTCATCACCCAATATATATTGATTCAATACTTTATTATGAGCTTCCTCTGGGATAACATCACTAAAAAGTCTTATGTTAGTAACCTTCATATCAGATGCTAATATCTTAGGATTTTTATCAATATTATACTGAATAGGTTCTATGTCTTGTTTATTATAATACTCTTTTCTCAAAATTGTACTATTAAGCATTTTTGCATCATCTTCTATATCTACATTTCTCTTATATATATAATTTTCAATATACCTTTGACGTTGGTTTAAATTTAGCACATAACAATACCAAGTATCTTCCTCTAATGCATCACTTTCCCCATCATTTAACTCAAATATATATTCTTCTTCATTCATAGTAACTGTAATGCTATCATTCTTTAGACTAGACTTCCATCCTTTATTAATCCCATTGTCATAAACGTCCATAAATTTATAAACTTCATCTTTTATGTAGTTATTTATACTAAACCAAACTTGTAATGATATGTTGTCAGATACATCAAGTATAGAATTAAAGTTCTTGTATTGAACTGCCAAACCATTATATTCTACTGTTGATAAATCATAACAATATTTAGATATTATGGTTGTTGAGTTTTCAATAAGTTCTTTATCAACTTCAGAAAAATACTCAAGTCTAATAGGATCTCTAGATAAAGGTTGTTGTTCCTTCTTATTAGCAATTGACTTCTTATCTTGTTCTATCTCCTTTCCAAATAGTTCATCAATAGTAGTATTCTTTGTTAACTCACTAATGCTATTAGAAATTTCTGGAATATCTGTCTGAACATTTGATTTTTGAGAATATTTTTTGAGAATAAGTTTATAATAAACAGCCGCATTATTAAAATTTCTAAACTGTTGAGCATGGTCAACTTGATACATTCTATTAACTTGACAAAAATGTATAAAATCTTCTTTAGAAGGTCTTCTCTGGACACCAAACATTTCCTTAAATTGTTTCTTTGTTATATGTGCTTCCATTGAATCAAATAATCCTAAATCGAATATGTTCATCTTAATCTGTGAGTCTGGAAAATTATTACCATCAATAGATATTTTTAAATCTCCCTCACACACAACATTATATAATTGATATTCATTAAGTGTGTGGTCTTGACCATTGGCATCTGGATCAGTTGCATAATAAGTTACTTTATGTCCTAGTACTTGTTCAGAGTCTGTACTTAATTTTTCATATAGTTGAGTAGCTTGTGTTTGTTCATAAGGATTATATAACTGAGCCTTGTCTGTATCTGTCATTGGTTTAAATGCATCATTCTCACCTTCACAGTTGTTACCTGTTGTGTTTAAATTATCATTCATTATATACTTACCTTCACTGTTTATATAGCCTATCTGGTTGGATTTACAACATTCTCTTATCCCAAATAGATTACTCTTTTTATAATCTTCCTTAACATTTTGAAAATCTCCTACTAAATTTATGTCTTGAAACCTAGACACTGATCCCGATTTGTTATCAATAAGATATTCTATTTCAAAGAAACGTATAGGGTTTATCCTTTTGGTTGTTATATTTTCTTTAGTCAATGGTTCCCATTCAGTCCAAGTTCTAGAGTTATCTTGTGAGAATCTATACTTTATACTTATGTCATCTAAACTAGTTATATTAATGATTTGTATATCTTCTAATTTAAAAACTTTATATATGAAAGGTGCTTTTACTATCTTAGAATCACCTGGCTCTATATAAAATGCTTGTTCACCATTGAATTGTATTTCTTGTCTATCTATAATACCTTCTAATTTATATTCTAGTATTCTTATACTACCTATTTCAGAAGTTCCCTTTCTCACCCATTTAATTTCAAGGTACATACTATCTAGTGTATCAACAACTGGGAAGTTGGTTATATTAATATTTAAGTCTAACCACTCAGACCATGTGTTACCATCTCTGGAAACTCTATAATATTGTAAGAGAAATCTATCTTGTTTAAGACCTAAACTATCGTATGTAAATCTTTTGAACTTTTCCACATTATCTAACTTATCAAAAGATAATATGTATTCATCATTGATAGAATTTAGATAAGGAGTTTCATCTTCAACACCAGTTGCCATCACGTCATATTCATCTGATATAGTTATTATTCCTTTCTCAAAATCTGAGTTTATATTTACCATAACTCTATATATTAAAAAAGATTATTTTAATTTAAAAAAAACCTTGTATAAACCATTTATTTATATTATATTTGCATAGAAATAATATAATTCTAAACTTTTATAAAAAAAAGTCTATAAATAACCATAGAGAGAAATAAAAGTTAATATATAAAACATAATGAAAAATTTAAACTTAAACATAGTAGTTAACCCTCAACCCCAAGTTGATATCGATCAGGATTCTGATACGAAAGGTGCTAACTATGTTTTAAATTTAAGTTGATATTTAAATAATAAAAACAAAAACTCGGTTAGTCTTTTAGATTAACCGAGTTTTTTTTGTTTATATAGCTCTGAGGTCAAATGGTTAAGATGTACGTCTGTCTCACGTAACGGAGTGGGTTCGATTCCCATCAGAGCTGCTAATATTAAATTGCCCCATAGTGTAATTGGCTAACACATCTGGTTTTGGTCCAGAAGATTGCAGGTTCGAACCCTGCTGGGGTAACAAGTTAATCGAGAAGTGACTAAGGTTATAAGCACGGGTGCATTGGAGGCATCAGTTAGCAGGTTCGATTCCTGTCTTCTCGACAAATTTTTAATAGTCCATTAGTGTAAAGGTTATCATTTCCGACTGTCTCTCGGAAGATAGGGGTTCGAATCCCCTATGGACTGCAAAAATGCTCTATAGTGTAATTGGTTAACACGTCTGGCTTTGGTCCAGGAGATTGTAGGTTCGAACCCTACTGGGGCAACAAGTATAGCGAGGGTGTAGTGTAATCTGGTAACACACGATGTTTGGGACATCGAATTGCTGTTCGAATCGGACATCTTCGACAAAAATTATAGTTAAAACTAAATGTTGTTAATAAGCAACATTTTAGCACTTTTTGTTGTTAATAAGCAACAAAAAAAATTAACACAAAAAACAACATATAATTCAAACTAAACTGTTATATTTGAATATATAGTATATGGATCGTATATATAAAATTAAGTTTGATGTTACTGATGAAGAGTTAGATGACCTATTTATGTATTTCTCTGATGAAGACCTAGATGATGTTGAAGAGTTAGAGGCTGAGGCATATTTCTATTTTCACGAAGAAGGTAACTATGTATGTTATTTAATAACTACTGAGGTAGAGATGAGAACTTACGTGGGTGTTATGGATAAAAACAAAATAAATATATATGTTAAAGATTTTTCCGATAGAATATTAAATTCAACTGTTAATCTAGAAGATAACTTAAGACATAACATCGATAAGGAAAATTGTGAAGACTTTGAAGACTTCATTATTTGCCTAAATGAATGGGTTCTTGGAAAATTAGATATAGACTTTGTATTAGATAGGATATCTAGCGTAGGAATTGATAATCTAACAGAAAATGAAAAATACTTTTTAAACTCATATAAAATATGAATATATTCTTAGATGATATAAGAGAACCAAATATGTCACATAATAAAACTAAAGGATTAGGTAATGAATATTCTGATTCTAATAAATGGATTATAATAAGAGATTATTTTTCTTTCATTAAATTCTTAGATGATAATATAGAAAATATAACACTTATATCATTTGATCACGACATAGCTTCATATAAAGATAGTAAAGAATACACTGGTAAAGATGCTGCCAATTATTTAATAGAGATATGTTTAGATAATAGTTTAAAAATGCCTAAATGGTATGTACATTCTGACAACACAGTTGGTGCTCATAATATAAATAGCATACTACATAACTATGTTAGGGTTGTTGAGCAGTTTAAAGGTCCAAATCACCACCTCTAGTGTTATATCCACCACATGTGCTATCAAGTAGATAGTATCCCTCATATTCTACATTATTGTTATATAAAATTTTTCTTTCCTTATCGTAATTTCTGAAAGTATCCATAAATGGATAAGCATTATAATCACCTTCTAACTTTATGTTCATATTAACTCTATATGTCTTATCACCATAGTTCATTAAATCCATGTTTTTAATACTATTGTGAGTTCTGTAACCCCAACCATTATCCTTAGCATATTTAACTAACTTATCACCATCTGAATCAGTGAAATAATATCTTCTATCCATATAATATTCTACATCCCCAAGTTCATCACTTATAGTATTAATACCATTTAGTTTAAATACTAAAGCTCTAGCTAATAACTTACCATCTTTAACTAATATTGCTAGGCTACAAACATCTTTATTATTTACAAACATTTTAAACAAATTAGAATCAACGCCTACCATACAAGACTTCCCTAGTGTACCAGTTCGTTTTTTTATAAAGTGTTTGTCCGCGTCATACCACTCTGGTATTTCATCACCAGATACTATTTCAATGTGTGCTTCTGAATAATTTGAGTTTGATTTATATTTATTTACAAAATTTTCAACTTCTTCTTTACTAAATCGGCTCGGGAATGCTCTATTAATAAATTTGCCTATTTTAAACTCACTTCTATTCCCTTTGTATATGCCACCAACATCATTATTGTGTATCTCATCTGCCAATTCTTCACTAAACTCATCAAATTTAGTTATGGGTACTCTGACATTATTATTAACTTTTCTAATAGCACTATTCATTGTTGTAAAACTAACATATCCTTCTTTTTTACCGTTATCAATAAAAGTTATATCTGGGTTTATATCCTCGCCTTCTAATGAAAGTAATGCATCTGATATATCACCACCAATTATTGATATAGTATTTCTAAAATTTGGTGAGTAATACACAACAGATTCTGTTATTAACTTTTCCATAATAGAATGGTTTTTAAAACTTAAATAATTTTTAATCATATAAGGTATATATTAAATATAATTACTACATTTGCAAAATGAAGCCAGCCTTAAACATATCCGAATTAAAGACACCATTTATCATAATGTTGATTGGATTACCACTATCTGGCAAAACCACTTGGATTAAAGAGAATATACTAAATATGAAAGGTTATGAAAATATTGATATTATATCTAGAGATGATATAATTATGGAGTTATCAAGTAGTGATGATTATAATAAGTCTTATTCAGAAGTTGATGAGAAAGAAGTAAATACACTATTAAGAGAAAGGCTCATAGAATCTAACAAAAATAGAAGATGTGCTATTGTTGATATGACTAATATGTCTAAAAAAAGAAAAAACACTCTTAACTATTTTAAAAAAGATTATACTAGAGTAGCTATTTTATTCCCTTTGTTAGATGATGAAAAGTATACTATTAGAAATGATAAAAGAAAACGAGAAGAAAAAAAGCATATCTCCTTAACAGTATTAAAGGATATGTTAGAAAAATACGCAATTATTAATGAGGAAGATAAATTTGATATAGTAGTTACCGTTGAAAAATAAATAAAAATATAAATGAAGTATTTAGGGAGTAAGAATAGAATATCTAAGTACATATTGCCAATTATACTAGAAGGTAGAACTAATGGACAATATTATGTCGAGCCTTTTGTGGGTGGTGGGAACACAATTGATAAAGTTGGTGGCAATAGAATTGGTTCTGATAGTAATAAATATATGATAGCACTACACAAAGCTTTACAAAAAGGCTGGATACCACCAAAGAATGTGTCTAAGGAAGAATATCTACATTTGAAGGATAACAGAGATGATTATCCACTTGAAATGGTTGGTTACTTTGCTACACAACTAGTATTCGGTAGTGTGTGGTTCGGCTCTTATAGAAGAGATAACAAAGGAAATAGAGACTATGATATTGAAGCATATAATAATGTTATGAAACAACAACCAAATCTAACAGATGTTGAATTTGTTTGTTGTAGCTATGAGTGTCTAGATATACCACCAAACAGTCTTATTTATTGCGATCCACCTTATAGAGGTGCTAGACCTTATATTGGTGATAATAAAATTAATCATAATATGTTTTGGGACTGGTGTAGAAAGGCATCAAATGAAGGTCATCAAGTATTTATAAGTGAATATAATGCTCCTGATGATTTTGAATGTGTGTGGGAAAAAGAAATATCATCAAGTGGGAATGGGATAACAGATAAAAAGTTAAGAGCCACAGAAAAACTATTCACAATAAAATAAAAAATATATACAAATCAATTATTTATTCGTATATTTGTTTAAACAAAACCATAAACTAAAACTATAACCATGGTAGACACATTTAAAAATCATAGATTTGAAAGAAATTTATTAGAGAAAAAAATGGTAGATGAGTTCTCAGAGGAAGTAAACTTAGCAGAAATAGAATCAAGAGTTTTTGGTGATTTTAATTCTAAGTATGAAATACTAACAAAAAGAGAATTAAAAATTGTAAATTCTACTGTACAATGGTTAGGTACAGAAGTTGGACAAGACTATCTTAAAAGATGTGGATTTGAAAAAGTATAGAATATGAGAGAGTTCCAGAGTGGTCAAATGGGCTTATATAAAGTAATATGAGTGTCTTAACAGACTTCGGGGTTCGAATCCTATCCTCTCTCACTAATTGGGTGCTAGTATAATAGGCAAAGCTTAATTGTGATAAGCCCTTCCCATCTCGAAGGATAAAATCATAGCCCTTTGTAAAAAAGTTTATCTTTTAAAGATAAACTTTTTAAATTTAATTAAAAAATTATGAAAAAAGAAGAAAATCTAGAATTAAGAATGTATGGACTAGTCCCTTATAATATATCGGACATACAAAAGGGAATACAGTTTGGACACTCCGTAGTTAGATATGGAAGAAATGTTACTAAACTCAATTCCTTTAATAAATATCATAAACAGTATATAGATTGGGCAGATAATCACGAAACTTTTGTTATATTAAATGGTGGTACTACTAACATCAGAAAAGGTATTGATGGTAATTGTCTAGGTAGTCTCAATAATTATCACAAGATGTTAACTGATAGAGGTATCCTAACAAGTGATTTTTACGAACCAGATCTCGGAGATCAATTAACTGCCTTTTGTCTAATAATAGACGAGAGAGTTTTTAATAGGAAAAAATATCCTGAATATGACACTGACATTCTTGGTGGTCAATCTTATGAAGAATGGGTTGATACAATAGGTGGTGAGGAAAATGTATTTATAAGAAATTTACTATATCCACTTAGACTAGCATGATAACTGAAATTAATATAGAGGGGATAGGAATAATAGAAGTTACTGATTTTAACACTCTATCAAATTCATATACAACATACACTGATGTAATACCTTCTATAGATTGGTCAATTATTACAAATTTGGATTTGGATCTATTGAATAAACTAAAAAATATGTACAAATTTAATGTTAATAGCAATGTGTTTAATTTTTATAACACATTTGTTAAAAATGTTACGTATGGATATAATCCCAATTCTAAATCAATGCATATTACTTTTTGCAGTGATCACTTTGTAAGATTAAGCAAACAAGAAATAAGAAGCTACAAATTAAAAAAAATACTTCATTAAAACACAATGAATCAGTTGGTTATAAAAACTAAAAAAATTATTGAGCAAATTATAACAATTTAATTAAAACTATTTTGTATATTTGTCCATATTTAAGAAACAAAATACTTATCAATCACTATAAACATTATGAATAAAAATCAAATTATGCAAAAAGACAAAGAAGGGAAAGATTACTTAAGAAAAACTATCGATGTGAAAAACTCTATTGCAGATGATGGACCACCAGATGAAGATTTTAAAGTCCCTGACAAGAAGAATGGTAAATCTAAGACTCCTGTCCTTGATACATATAGTAGAGATCTTACTAATATGGCAGAAGATGGTAAGCTAGATCTTATTGTTGGTAGAGATAAAGAAATAGAACGTGTTTCTCAAATTTTATCTAGGAGAAAAAAGAACAATCCTATTCTCATTGGTGAAGCTGGTGTTGGTAAATCTTCTATTGCAGAAGGTCTAGCACTTAGAATTGTACAGAGAAAGGTAAGTAGAGTTCTTTTTGATAAAAGAATTGTTATGTTAGACTTAGCATCTATGGTAGCTGGTACTAAATATAGGGGTCAATTTGAAGAAAGAGTTAAGGCTCTTATGAGTGAAATAGAAGATGAACCAAATGTTATTCTTTTTATCGATGAAATTCATACTATGGTTGGTGCTGGTGGAGCATCTGGTAGCCTAGATGCCTCCAATATGTTCAAACCAGCATTAGCACGTGGTGAAATTCAGATAATTGGTGCAACAACATTAGACGAATACAGAAAGCATGTTGAGAAAGATGCTGCTTTGGAAAGAAGATTTCAAAAAGTAATCGTAGAACCTGCCACACCAGAGGAAACTTTACAAATCATAGGAAACATCAAAGATAAATATGAGAAGCATCATAATGTGGTTTACTCACAAGAGGCAATTGAATCTTGTGTTGATCTTACAGTCAGATATATGAGTGATAGATTCTTACCAGACAAAGCAATTGATGCATTAGATGAGGCAGGATCAAGAGTTCATATCTCAAATATAGTTGTTCCTAAAAGGATAACTGAAATCGAGAAAAAGATTGAGGATATTAAAGAAGAAAAGAAAAAAGTAATTAGGTCTCAAAAATATGAACAAGCTGCTAGACTTAGAGATGTTGAGAAAGAACTTGATGCCGAATTAGAATTGGCTAGAGATAAGTGGGAAGAAGATACTAAAAATAACCCACAAGTTGTGTCACAAGAAGATGTTGCACAAGTAGTATCTATGATAACTGGAGTTCCTGTTAGTAAGGTTGGGCAAAAAGAAAATTCTAAATTAGCCAAAATGTTTGATGTTATTTCAAATAACGTTGTTGGTCAAGACAAAGCAGTTAAAAAAGTAGTACAAGCTATACAGAGAGGTAGAGTTGGTATGAAAGATCCTAACAAGCCAATTTTCTCAGGAATACTAATTGGTAATAGTGGAGTTGGTAAAACTGAATTGGCTAAACAAATTGCTAAGTATATGTTTGACTCAGAGGATTCTATTATTCGTTTAGATATGTCTGAATACATGGAGAAAGTCTCCCTTACTAGAATCCAAGGTTCTGCACCTGGGTATGTTGGATATGAAGATAGTAATGTATTGGATAAGGTAAGGAGAAAGCCTTACTCTGTTATTCTTTTTGATGAAATTGAGAAAGCCCACCCTGATGTTGTCAATCTATTTTTACAAATGTTAGATGATGGAGTTGTAACAGATTCACATGGAAGAAAAGTATCTTTTAAGAATTGTGTTATTCTGATGACATCAAACGTTGGTACTAGAAAGGTTAAGAGTTTTGGAACTGGACTAGGCTTCTCAACAAAAACATCAGTTGAGAAAGAACACAATAAAGTTAAAGCTATTTTACAAAAGGAATTAAGTGTGGCTTTTCCACCAGAGTTTATCAATAGATTAGATGATATTATCTACTTCAAAGATTTGGACAGAGATGACATTATGAAGATTGTTGAACTTGAAATTACTAAGACACTTAAAAGAGGTTCTGATATTGGATATAATCTAATTGTAACAGATGAATTGAAGGAACACCTTCTAGATGTTGGTTATAACTTAGATAGTGGTGCTAGACCTCTTAAAAGAGCTTTACAGACTTGGATTGATGATTATGTAACAGAGTTTATCATCCAAGAAAGTCCTAAAGAGGGTTCTACACTAACAATTAGCTATGATAAAGATTTGGATGAGTCAGTAGTTAGTCTTGGTAAGAAAAGAAAGAAGAGAGTTTCTAAGCCCAGGGACGAAGAAATTTAGGCTTCGAAAGAATGCCCCCCTATATTCTGTAGAATAGGCACATATTCAAGCGAGTTAGATTTCTGACTCGCTTTTCTTATGTTATCATTGCTTATAGAATGTACCATTTCATTTGGATACTTAGTAAAGTACTCAATCATAGAATCTACATTTTCATCCTCAGACAAACTCTTGTTCCATAAATCTGGTAGGTTGTACTTATTCATACTCACATACTCCTTTACTTTTAAATCTAATACAGGATTGAACTCTTTCCATTCTTTTAAATATTCCATATAATTATATTTTTTGTATTATAGTAGTAATATTCTTTGTCTCTAATACCTTACTCTTATCTAATAAAAATTCTATGTCATAGAAGTTGAAACTAAACGTTAGTGTAAATTCTTTACCAGTAACTCTTTGTTGGGAGTAATTGAAATTGACATCTGATAAACTCCTAAGAATTATCTCACCAAATTTAATTATGTATATAGCATCTCTATGTATGTCCAATGATGTTATAGTAAATGGATCCAGAAAAGAATTCTCAACATCTATATAATGCTTGTTTATAATATCAAATAATAGCCAATAATTAAGATAAGCATCAACTGATCTAAAAGTTATTTGAAGTTCTCTAGTAGATACTATATCTTGTGGATTCTTAGAAGGTTTGAAATTTCTTTTCTTACCCCTCATTCTTATCTGCTCTGGCATATCAAAAGATATACCTGGAAAATTCACTGACAAGATTGTAGAATTTATATAGTCTATGACGTTTTCATACTGAACCCAGTTTTTTTCCAATATAGGTTGATAACTCTCTATCAATTCATTTGGAAGAAATGATTGTGGTAGGTTAAAGATGAACTGTGATGATTGCGAACTAAGTCTCATTCAATTATATGTATTTATAGTATATATTAACTTATGAAAATCTCTTATTCATTGAATATATCATCACCAGAATCCCTAAATCTAACATCATTTGGTCTGCTATTAGTATTGGGTGTATTAGCAGAACTAGACTTTTTAATTGGTCTGTTGTCATCACTAATAACTCTTCTAGTTACTATTGCAGTTTCCTTCTCTGGTTCAGTTACAACATCTTGTTCTACCCCACCATTTTCTATGTCATCATTTAATTCTCCAACATTGTTCATATCATCATATATTTTAAATAACCCAGTATAGACAACTGAAGTAGTTGATGAATTAGTACCAGTTATATAAAAAACGTTTATACCACTAGTAAATATTTGTTTTATTTGACTGAATTTACCTTGTGTTATTTTAAATACAACTATACCATTTGCTAGGTCTACTTCACCAGATTCTATAAAAGGAGAGAATGATATTGATGTTTTGTCGTTCTTTATGGTAAATAGAATTTCAGAATAACCTGTTAAATCTAGGTATTTTGGTTTTTCATTAGTACCAGAAGCTATTGTGAATGATATTACATTATCAAACGGATATAAAAGTATTTGTATTTTACCAAATCCATAGAACCTACTTTCGTCCAATACTGAACTTTCTGATTTAGCCATTATATTAAACCTATCTACCAAAACAGGGAATGGTACTTTAACTTGTTCTACAATAACGCCACCATTGCCACCATTATTACTATTGTTATTATTTGAATTTAATTCATCTAGTGTTATTCTAGGTCTAATAGGTGATTTAGGAGTGTTGTTTATTGGTATAACACCAAAAGAGTTAGCAACTCCAACTAAATCTGGATTTATTGAAGATTTTATATTATACACCTTTGGCTTGGATGCATTAGCTATATTTATTTTAGTCATTCTAAGAGAATACTTAGATACCTCATCTTGTAACATACCATATGATGCCCTTCTTATTATATAAGACTGGTCAACAGAGTCTATAAGTCTAAGTTCTACATCTATAATAGCAGTTGTAGTTGAGTACTTTATAATAGGTCTATATTCAACAGTCTCATTGAAGTTATTAGTAAGTGTTATAGTAGTTGTTTTACCCCTTATATTTTGCTCATATATCGTTATATTGTATTGTACATAGTATCTGTTACCCAATGGTATTGCATCATCTATAAACCTTTTAAATTCAGCTATATTACCATTGTATGTTCCATAAATCTCAAAAAAGTCACCATTAGGCGAGTTTTCTATTTTAAGACCTAGTTTTTCAAATTCTGGTGTCTGTGGAATTGTTGTAGTAATTGCACTTTCTAATAAATATGTCTTTATTTGATTTATTCTCTGAGTTTTATTTATAAAATGAAAATCTATAAATACTGGGGAATTTATATTTAGACCAAGACCATTAGTAAGAACAGAGTTAAGACTATTTTCAGTTGGTTCTTGATTTGTTAATTGTGTAGAAACCTCACTTAAAGCTGGTATATCTAATACAATATTCTTACCCCAAAGTTTCTCTTGGAATAGAAGTGGTGGTGATGAAAAATTAAGTAAATACTGTTGTTCAACATCTGTCATATCAAAATAGAAATTTGATAAATCATGTTGTGTTTGATTTAACCTATCAAATGCATATATTCTAACATAAAATCCTAAGTATTGTCCAAATGTCCAATTTATAGGTAAATGTATTTTAACTGTATCATGTCTTAGTGGTGAGGATGCAGTATAGTTTTTTTCTTGTAAAAATGTATAATTACTTTCATCTACCTTACCCCATTTAGATTCTATTGGATCTAGTCTAAATAATTGATTTGTTTTTGTATTGCTAGTGGATGATGTACTTGTTGAAAAATATCCAGTTGTCCTATCTTTTGAGTTAACCAATATGTTATATGGTTCACTCAGTAGGTTAGCATCATTATAAATATATTCTAATAATATATCTTTATTTAATTTTACAAATTTAGAGATTTTAGCCATTAATGTAATTGTTTTACATATATATTAAATGGTAGTTGCTCTAATTAAGTTGTTTTAAAGTGTTCATTATTTTAAAGTGTTCAGTGTCACTGAACAGGATAAAATAATGAACACTTATTAAATAATCTTTTTAATTATCCCTAGCCTATAGTCGTAAGAGAAATTAATAGCTATATAGGGTGATTTATCTAACCTAGCTTTTCTTCTAAGATCGTCTATTTTAATATTTTTATAATGTTTATTACTATTTATACCATAATTATATTTATACCCAGAAGTAGGTGATGATATATTTTTTATTATTTTTATCATCTTACCTACCGAAATGGCGGTACCACCTTCATTAAAATCTTTATCAAAACTATCGTACATGCTCTTGGTGAATGGACCAACCCATTTGCCTTTAACGTCCTGTACTATAAAAAATACTTCTGAACCGTTGCTTCTAAGTGGGTTAGAATTTGCCGACATATAACTTGGTGGTGTTGTGTTATAATGCTTGACTGGGTATATATTGTTACTCGAACTTTCATTACTTTGATGAAGACTGTCATCTATGTAATCTACTATTTCAGTATTATTTGTAATATTAAAATCATTATAATGTACATATATCTCGTCAAGTGTTAAGGAACTACCACTCAATAATTTTAAATGATCAACCCAAAGTTTTCTTAAACTCTCATTATATTTTATATCAACGACATAGCCATTTGATGTGGTGGGACAAGTGTCTATAATATTTATAGTAGCAGTTTTATTCCGACCCCATCTGTTACATCTTCCTATCCGTTGTAATGTGGATTCTGGGGATAATGGTATCTCATATAGATTATTAAAAGATATATCAAGAGCCGCTTGTAAAATAAGTGTTGATATGTAAGGCTTTCTGTTAGTTGTTTTAGAATCCTTACCATAATCCTTTAATAATTTATCAAACATCTTTAATTTATCACCTTCTATGAAATTAGAGTGTATTAATATAGCATCTGTTAACTCCTTTGCAATTTCTTGGGATTCTTTTATTGAGTTAACAAATAATATCTCATCGTTTGATATTGTACTAGGTATCTTATTTATAATATTAACTTTATATTCTTTCTTATGTATAGAAGGTAAGTGGTTTTTTCCATTAGGTATAATCTTAGTTTTGTTTGAATTAGTAGTCCACAAATGGCTTATATCGATGGGTGTAGCACTTAATAACAAAGTTCTAGAATCTGTCTTTATGTTTCTAACTCTCATAAGGTTTATAAAGAGGCTAAATATAGGTAAATCAGTTACATTTTCATGATACTCATCAAATATAACATCACTATGTATTATAAAATACATAAGAGACATGTCTTTACCAGCATTACTATATGGTCTTAGATAATAATCAATGTTTGTAATAATGATATCTGCTTCTTTTCCTTCTCCATTAAAGCTTGACTTTTGAACCTTCCCAGCATACCTTAGTTCTATATTTACTTTCTTTTCAGAGTCTTCTAATTCTTTTACAATAGAATAGTATGTTGATATTGCTATATTATTTCTAGGACATACCCACAATAACTTTTTATCTGACTTCTCACTCCACATAAGACCTAACATAGTTTTACCAAATCCTGTAGGTGCTTTAATTATTGTAGTTTTATCCTCATCCTTAATATCATTTATAATCTTTTTTTGCTCTTTGAATCTTTTGTCGTCAGGGAAGTGACAAACTTCAAATAAGAACTTGTTTGCTTTTTTAAGATTTATATCATCAGCACCAGATATAGTTCTATCAGAATAAACTAATATCATTCTAATTAATGTTATATCTCGGTTGAGGTTGTCTGTTTTTTCTTTCCTATCTTTGTTAAATAAAAAGTAATCAGGTCTAGTATTGTTATTTTTTTTAGGATTATTAATGATATACTTACTGTCAATTAGTTTACCAAGCTCTTTCTTCATGGTATCTATATCACTAGATGGTATACTACCTAAAACATCTTTGGCACAAATCCCCTCATTGTCCAAGATACCATGATGCCAATATATTAGATTGGGTATTATGTTTTTACCAACACAATTCTTTATTTCGTTGTCTTTGAAATAATTTACATAATCGAAATAAGTATCTACAAAAGCCCATGAAACTTGTTGATGTAAGTACTTGTTTTTATGTTTCTTATCTACTTTCTCTCCATTTATATGTTTTTGGAAAGAGTCTGTTGACTTCCCAATATCGTGTAATAGAGAAGCTACCTTTATGTTTACCATTAAGTGTTCTTTCACATTTGGTAATTTTTTTAATTCTTTCACAGCCTTATCACTGACTTCCTTTGAATGTTCCTCTAATGATATATTATTACCATTATTCGACTTTGCTACTATCATATTAATATTTTAGACTGCGAATATACTAATAAAAAAAACAATTGCTATATATATTTATGATTACCTTATGTATTAATATGATTACTACTAATAATTAGCTTCGATTGTTGCGAAGGTCGGTTTTGATTACCTTATGTATTAATATGGTTACTATCTCCAAAAAGGGGTGTTAAGTCTACTTCGTAGTTGTGATTACCTTACGTATTAATATGATTACTATCTACATAACTTTTACTCCTGGGAGAAGAGTAGTTGTGATTACCTTGCGTATTAATATGATTACTATCATCACGTTTACAATGATTAAAGGGGTGATGGTTGTGATTACCTTGCGTATTAATACGATTAGTACAAACCGCTAGCATTCATGTTGTGATTACCTTGTGTATTAATATGATTATTATCTCCTTTAACTGAAAATTAGACCATTTCATGTTGTGATTACCTTGCGTATTAATATGATTAATATTTCATATTCAGACAGTTTAAACGTGTATTTAGTTGTGATTACCTTATGTATTAATATGATTACTATCTAAAGTAGGAGGCAGAACATCATCTATATTGTTGTGATTACCTTACGTGTTAATATGATTACTATCATGCTACCATGCTTTATAAAATAATTACCAGTTGAGATTACCTTACGTATTAATATGATTACTATCTTAAAATCAAAACAGCCAATATAGACGAGTGTTGTGATTACCCTATGTATTAATATGATTACTATTTTTTGTATAATCCTAGCCATAATGGCGTTGTTGTGATTACCTTATGTATTAATATGATTATTATCACTTTTCAAAAAGAGTCCTATTAAGTATTTGTTGTGATTACCTTGCGTATTAATATGATTACTATCAAAAATAACACTAAGATATTCAGGTTCTATGTTATGATTACCTTACGTATTAATATGATCACTATCTAAGCCTTTTGGTAGATATTTGTGTTAAGGTTGTGATTACCCTATGTATTAATATGATTTCTATATAGTGCTATTAAAGCATATGTCAATAAAGTGTTGTAATTACTACATTTAATTATTTAGTGGTTTGTTTTAAAATGTCAAAGAACTATTTTTATCTATGTAGATAATTACCTTACGTATTAATATGATTACTATCAAAGAATGATGAAGCTACTTATTAAGCTACCGTTGTGATTACCTTACGTATTAATATGATTACTATCTAGGAGGTCTTTTGCTACAAATTTTTATGGGTTGTGATTACCTTGCGTATTAATATGATTACTATCATAATCGAGTTGTTGGAACTTTGATTTGTGGTTGTGATTACCTTGTGTATTAATATGATTACTATCTTGCAAGATTTTCTAGCTTGCGTTGTAAGTGTTGTGATTACCTTGCGTATTAATATGATTACTATCATGCTGTAATTAAGATGATGGTAGGTCCATGTTGTGATTACCTTGCGTATTAATATGATTACTATCTATCACGTACCAATTCATTTTTACCCTTATGTTGTGATTACCTTGCGTATTAATATGATTACTATCAGAAAATTTATCCAAAGGAATACTTATCCCGTTGTGATTACCTTGCGTATTAATATGATTACTATCCTAACTTATATATCTAGCTGAAAGCTAGATATATAAGTGTCATTTAGGATATAAAAACTACTAAAATAGCTCTTCTTTTGGATGGTATTTGCTAATATTATCAGTTCTAATTAGAGTCCCAAACCCCGAACCAGTGCTATTACCCAATCCATAATTATATATATGTTCAATAAGACTTCTATCACCATATATAGTGAGTGGACAATAGCTAGATTTGTTTCTGATGTTATTTACATAAACATTTATAGTTCTGTTTGATTTGTTATTATGACCAATTTCAATTTTGAAGTCTTTGAAACTTAATCCTTTATTTATCTTAGAAAACTTGGATCTAGTTTGTTCTTCTAAAGCTTTTTCAAATCCACTATCTTTTAATGTTAAAAATCCTAATTTTGTCTTTAGAAGAATACCATTCCTAAGTGTTTTAAAATGATTATATCCACTATAAAAATTTCCAGATATGTAATCAATACCATTTACTTTCATACCCTTTCCTAGATTACCATCTAAATGTAATCCATTTATGACTTTACCGATAAAATCTTCTTTCAACGAACTCACAACAATAAAGCCACCATTTGGAAAATTTACATCTCGTCCACCATTTATAAACACACCACCTTCTAGGTTTGATATTGTATAATCTGATACAGAGTTATGATATTTGTTGTTCTTGCCTAGACATTTATGTATAAATCCATTTACTATTTTCTGATTATTAATTAATGGTTCAGTGTTTGGAGTAAAACTAATTTTAATTCTCATGTTTTATGTTTTAATGGTTAATAATTTGATTTGATATATCAGATACTTTTTTGTATTTATCAAACTCTCTGCTACTTATATCTTCTTCATCAATGATGCCATCAATAAATACAATACCACCATCTAATATAGTTGAAAATGGCTTCATCACACTCTCCCTTTCTCGTAAAAAGTCATTTACTGGTATTAATATTTCACCATTGTATATTTCAAACTTCTCAATACCACTATTTACCAATATAGGACTTCCATCTTGTATTGATGAAGTTACAGTATTTTTACCAGTCTGGATAGTTCTAACCAATGCTGTTTTACCAAGTCTAGAAATAGCTACAAAAACAGCTTTGACTTTTGTGTCATCTTTTATATTTCTTATCTCTGACTCTATGTCTTTGTAGTTATATTCTAGAATGTTCTTTTTAAGTATTTTTGAAAACTCCTTTACAAAATACCCCCAGGCTAGACCTTTATTATAAGTCATATATTTTCTAACTAGTTCCCAATTCAATTTAATTGATGGATTAAATGAATTGTAGAAAGCTTTCTTAGTTGATATAGTCTCTAGATACTTATTGACCTTATTGTTTTTAAAAACAGGTTTAAACACAGTTTCTACACGAATAAGTGAATTTGACACCAAGTCATCAATTTCACTTATTCTCTTATAAAAGACTTTTCTATGAAGAGGAACAGGTCTCTCACCTAGAAGTACATGAATTGAATTAGACAATTGATGATGTGTTATTGGCTCTACATAAGAAAATAAGTTATTTCTATTAACTCTATGAACTTTAGGCCCAGAATATATAGACTTGTCTTTAGTGCCTTTATTATACCTAAATAATTTGGCATCTTTGAATATTAGTTTAAGATATTCCATAAATTATTTTTATTTCTTTTTAGACTTTAATGCTTTCTCTTCAGCCGCCTCTTTGATTATAGCCTTTTCTTTTTCGATACCTTTATTAATTCTTTCTTCTGTTTTTTCAACTATATGACCACTAACTTCCTCATAAAAATCAAAGGGTTTAAACGAGATATTTTTAATATCTTTCATATTTTTTATATCATCCCAACCTTCTGGATTTCTCATAGTATCTACATAAGGATCTCTTACTAGCTTTATTCTAACGCTAATTACATCAGCACTAGCATTACTTCTTTTTATTTGTGTTTTTAACAAACGGTATATATATTCTTTTACCAAATATACAACATTATCATCATTCAGCTTAATACCATATTCTGCAAGATCTAGACATGATGTTGATAATTTGTAATATGCCAACTTTGTATCAGTGCTATTAAGATTCATATTCAAAGACTTTATCAATATCTCAGCATTATCTGGATTAAATCCATATCTATCGAAAGCTGCATCACAAGATAAAAATTGTAATTGTCCAATGTCTATAAAGGAAGTACCACTATATTTTATATCTCCTAAAGACTCATATTGAAACAAGCTTGTACTACCCTTTCCAGAGATTGGAGACTTTTTACTACCTGCTTTAACTGCTTGTGGTAAAGTAGGTAGTGCAGTACATGTCTGTTGGATATTGCCTGTGGTTATTGGACCTTTTCTTTTTAAACTTTCACCCTTTGTTGCTTTCAAATAACCCTTTAGGATTGCATGTGTAGATCCTAGGTAGTTATAAAGAGTATTCTTATCATATAAAGCTCTTGGGTTATCTTCTACGTAATCTTCTTTAAACAGTGCCTTGTTAAAACATTCTGCTGATATCTTAACCTTAAAATCTAACTGACCTTTCTCGTTATAGAAGAAATTCTTTTTAGAATAGTTACAATTATCGTTAATCTGTGCCAATGCTTTTACTTTTGGCATTCTATCATCATCTTTTTTATTAGCATCTTTGAAGAACATGAACTTCTGATCTGTTGAATCAAAGTTTACAATACCACTTCCTTCTAATTTAAAGTCTACTAGAATACCACTTACTGGTGAATTACTCATAATTTATGTTTTAAGTTTATATTATTTTGACAAATATACAAAACATATTCTATTAAAATGTAGTTTTTTACTTTTATTATGAGATAATACAGTAATCGATTATTTTACATAGTCAGAATTTATAAATTTTCTTGTCTAAGCCTATCCCCAACCTCTTTAATTATCTGATCATCAGATAATTCTGGGTTTTTTTCTTTTAATGTTCTAAATAACTCATTTTCTTCCTTTTGTAGTTTCTCAATCTCTTTATTCATGGGTGCCATAAGTGTTTCTAGCTTATTTCCCTCTACCTCTACCTCTTTAATAACCTCCATTAGCTTAGATATTGACTTCTCTGGATCAGTTACCTTCTTACTCTTGATGTCTTTTTGTAGCTTATCTAGACTCTCTATATTCTTATCTAGAATAGATACTATTTCTTTTGATCTTTTGTGATATAGTTCTATATTAGATGAAACCTTTAAATACTCTTGTCTTATAGTTACTGCTGATTGTAATAAATTTTCTTGAATCATATTATATCTATTTTTTTAGTTCACTAATTCTTTTCTTACCCGCTTTTTTTACAGTCTTAGCAGTCTCGCCTTTTAAAGCTACATCAATTTCTTCTACTGTTTCTAACTTAGATATCGATTTAACCCTATCACTTGCACTAGGCTTTTTACTAGATTTAGCTTTAGGTTTAGATTCTTTCTTATCAGATTCAGATTCACCATAGACTTTTATCTCAATTTCTCTCTTAATTCTATCTTTTACTAAGGATGGATTATGTAATAACTCTCTAGTGAATTCCTCAGCTAAAAAATCAATAATAGATACATTATATGAATCCTCCATCATCTCTATAAAATCTAGACGAGGTATTTTCCTATCTATCTCTAAATCAAAAGTAAACGGTACATTCTTCTTGACATTTTTAAACATTGCTATAATCGGATCTTCATCTATCCTCTGTGTTTGTTGTATAGGTTCTGCATTAGATTGTCTTGTTGTAGTTTCCCTAGTTTCGCTAGTTTGTTTAGTATCATAAGATATATCTTGTGATTTTCTAGCATTACTAGGATTTTCACTAGGGGTATCATCACCGTTTATGATTCTATTCATAGCTTCATTCTGCTTATTCACACTATCAGAAACATCAACCTCAGCACCATACTTTTTAGCTAATGCTGCTCTTTCTTCCTCTTCGCTAGATTGTATGATTGCACTCTCATTACTAGAAGGTTTAAAAGAGTCATCTCTATCAAAACTAACATTTTCATCAATCATATCATCTGTTTTTAGATTTTTGATGTCATTAAGCACACTAGAAAAGGCACTAGATGTATCTAAAAAAGAACTAGGATCTATTTGTTCCGAGTATTTAGATGTATCTAATAATACACTCTTATCAATCTTAGTCTTGTTTTCTAAAACTACAGTATCCCCAAAATTATCTAAAACTCTTATAGTTTCTCCTGTCTTATTGTTTCTAAAAGTTTTGTTAGCTAAAGTCATGTTATTTATTTTATTTTTTATTGTTTTAATAATTTTGTTTAAATATTCTATCAAAACACTTTTATTATTTATTATTATATACTTAAATATTAATTTGTTTAATAATACAACAAAAAAAAGCACACATTGTATAATGTGTGCTTTCTTAATATTAACTATCTACTAGAGGTCGTCAAAAAAGTCATCTTCGTCAGTACTAACTGCTTCTTCTTTACCTTCCGTGAAGTTATTCTCGAAATCGAAGTCGCTTGATTCGGGCTTTTGTTCAGAAGCACTAGTTGAATTAGCACTATTAAAGCTATTAGACGACTTACCAAGTAATATATTCGTAATTTCTGAAATTTTCGAATGTTGTTCGTCAGTAAGTGGCTTAGGACCGAAGTCTTCTACATTATGATCTCTATCTAATAAAAATCCTTTAATCTTTCCTTGTGCCTTTTGACTTACTTTGTTATTTTCATCTAAAGGTACATTCTTAAACTCTTTAGTTTCTTTAAAGTAGATTGGTAGAGATGTAGTTTGTTGCTTAAACATACTCATTTTGTAATCAGGGTAAGTTGCATCTCCTGTAGAGATTTCTTTTACGATTAATACAAAGTCCTTACCATCTGCTAGTTCAAACACATTACAAGGTTCACCAGAGATTTCTCCATTCTTTTCTGCCGAAATCTTGTCCTTAATTGTCTTACCATACTGCATAACCATAATCTTACCAACTAACTCTGGTTGTTGCTCATCTTCAAGTACTAATACATAAGAGTAGTACTTTCTAGAGTAGTTAAGAACGTTCGCCTTCTCAACAAGAACTGCATTCTTAGAGTTCTTCATCTGGTAAAAAAGATTTGTAAGTGGACATGGTTCTCCAAAGTTTTTAGGAGAGTCATAATAACCACCTAATTCTCTTGGTTCTTTAATTTCTACATAGTGTGAAATCTTTTCAAGTGCTACTTGTCCTAATTTACCTTCCTCTGTTAGGTTAGGTAAAAACCTAACAACTGAACGATATCCTCTTTTAGTGTCCTTAACCTTTGTCAAGTCAACACGATAAATTCCATCGTTGTTTGAGGTCTTTTTTTCCTCTAAGAAGTCCATTTTCGTGTCTAGACTTCCGTCAAATAATTGATCTAATTCTTCCATAATATTGCTTTTTATTTATTTTTATATTCAACTTAATTGTTGATATATGTTATATTAAAAAGGTCTGAAAAGTTTAGATTTATTTTTATTTATTTTTCTTTATTTCTCGACACTTTATAATACTGAATCTTTATATAAGCAATATTACTGTTTGTTTATTTTTTAGTATTTATTTAACATATTCACTCTATCTATCTAAGGTTTACTGGGTCCAAATAATAGATAGTTCAATTAAAGGAACTTCTAATTTTGGTATATCAAAGTCTTTGAAAGATATTGTTGCAGTATCTGTTTCTTTATTATATACTCTAAGATATACCATTTCCTCATATTTCCAAAACACTAAACAACCTTCAAATAGCTTGGAATCTGGTCTTGTTGTTTTATCTGTTGTATCTAATTTCATTGTTTCTTAGTCTTTATAACATTCACTCTATCTAGCTGATACTTCTCTATGTCTAAAGAATGGTTATCTTTCATAGTTCTAAATATACTTATACACATCTCACCCATTAATACACAATCTGTAAGTGCATCATGGTATCCTTTCATATCTATATCTAGTGCTGGACCGATTTTGGACAAAGAAGATGATATAAGACCATTGTCTCTATCAGATGTTCCAATTTTATTTAGGAGTTCTTTATAATGGTTATCAGTTTCAGATAATTTTTGGAAAATAGGTATTAAATATAACCTAATAAGCATTTTAGTATCAAAAACTTCTTCAACTATTTTATGATTATACCTACCAGTTAACATATCAACATCAAACGGTGCGTTTTGTGCAACTAATAGACTAGGAGTATTTTGTTTTATAAATTCAAAAAAACTATCTAGTACAATATTTTCATTTTTATACACATAATCACCATCATCATAATGATTAAACTCTAATATAGGCTTAACTATATCATAACGCCTAATTGTTTCAGCGGTTAATAATATTTTTTCATCAAATTCTGCCTTGTATAAGAATTTATTTTCTAAATAATCATATTTAACTAACTTAGCAGACACTTGAGTTAGTTGCTCTATTTTAGAACCTTTGAGTCCTGTGGTTTCAGTGTCCAGTAAAATCCAATTTATTTCAGATTTATTTTCTAACCAACTAAGCATTTCTGGTATTGACTTGTAATTCATTTTATTTATTTTAAGGTTATTCTTCTAGTTTAAACATAGTCTTTTCATCTGCCGAGTACATAACTTTTTTAGATGATAGAGTAGCATTGTAATTATCAACAACATACTTTTTACCCTTACCTTTCTTCACATAAGCTATTGTGATATGTGGATTATAATCAGGGAAGTCTGTAGTATGTGGCAATATAGATAATTTTTCATTAATATCTAACAATTCTTTAGTTTTTTTAACTTTGAATTTAACAACATCAAACTTATCATTCTCAAATAAATCAACTGACTCTAATTCTATATCAATAGAAGTATAACCTTCAAATGCCTTTTTCACGTCATCTATGCTAACTTCATCTTTATGAAGTCCAAATAGAAGTGTTAAGTGAGGCTCATCTTCCAAACCATCTTCACCTATATCCTCTTTGTCTATAAAGCTAGTTATTTCTTCCCAGTTCTTAACATTGAAGTATAACATAGCACATCCATATTCATATATTTTTTCTTCTTTGGTTTCGTTTTTCTCATTGATGAACAATGAATAGCTTGTAATTATCATATTTTTACTTATTTTTAATTTATATATATATTAAAATATTATATTTGTAAAAAAAAACAACTGCTATGGAAAAATTTTCAATGAAAGAACTTCTTAAAAATAAGTATGGAGAACCAGAAAAGAATAAAAAAACCGCTTCGTCTACTAAAAAGTCAACTAAGAAAAAAGTAAATGATGGTAGTAAGTATAAAACTAAAATAGTTAATGGTATTAAGTATATGGTTCTTAGGTAATTACTTAATCTTAATATCTAAGTAGCTTTCATCTTCATCTGCACCTAAATCTTGTTCCATATCAAGGTCGAATCCTTTATCAACAACATGGTGCATTACTGAGTCAAATTTACTTTTGTGTATATCTAGCTTATCTAACATCTTATCCAATACTCTTACTGTTACAGATTCACCATCACTTCTCATTTTTTCTAAACGAGGAAGTATTTCAGTTGCTATTTTTTCTGTCTCGGTGTGATCTGTATTACCTCTAGAATCTTTATCATACTCAAAGCTTTCGTTAAAAGGAGACATTAAGTGTTTTAAGTTCCATGATGGTATAAACTTTTTATTCTTTTTTTCAAAATCTTCATATGACTCTAATCCATTCTCAATAGGATTTCTAATATACACAATATTAGCACCTTCCTTACTCATATCTGATATTCTATTCCCTATATCTGTCTTAGAAGATAACTTCATAACTCTTTCCAGCTGGTCTACACTTTTTTGCCTAGGTAAAGATTCATTTATTACTTCTACTTCACTGAATTTGCTTAAATATTTCATAGTTTATTTTACTCATTTTAAGTTTATCACTTACGTTATATATTAAATAAAAAAACCCATAATATAATTATGGGTTTTCATTAAAATAAAATATAAATCTCTAGAAATCTTCATCAAGGTCATCATAATCAATAGCTTTATCAGATACTTTTTGATATTCACCCACTCTTTTTTCGAAAAAGTTGGTTTTGTTTTGTAAAGAAAGCATGTCCATAAAATCAAATGGATTTTCAGAATTATAAACTTTTTCACAACCTAGTTCTAATAACCAGAAGTCTGCAACAAACTCTATATACTGCTTCATAAGGTCTGAGTTCATACCAATAAGTGCAACTGGTAAAGATTCTGATACGAATTCTTTCTCAATTTCAACAGCATCACATAATATAGCCTTAATTCTTTCTTTTGGAACTTGGTCTATAACATGATCGTTATGTATCATAGTTGCAAATTGACAATGTAAGCCTTCATCTCTTGATATAAGTTCATTTGAAAATGTAAGACCTGGCATTAAACCTCTTTTCTTCAACCAGAAGATAGAACAAAATGATCCAGAGAAAAATATACCCTCAACTGCTGCAAAAGCAATTAAACGCTCAGCAAATGAATCTGATTCAATCCATTGTAAAGCCCAATCTGCTTTCTTTTTCACAGAAGGCACAGTCTCTAGTGCATTAAACAAGCGGTCTTTCTCCTCATTATCTTTGATGTAAGTATCAATTAATAGAGAGTAAGTCTCCGAGTGAATATTTTCTACCATGATTTGGAAGCCATAAAAGAATTTAGCCTCTGCATACTGAACTTCAGTTAAGAAATTTTCAGCTAAATTCTCGTTAACTATCCCGTCACTTGCCGCAAAGAAAGCCAAGACATTCTTAACATAAAATCTTTCATCATCATTTAACTTATTTTCCCAATCGTCCATATCTTGTGATAGGTCAATTTCTTCGGCAGTCCAAAATGAATGTTCTGCTGTTTTATACATTTGCCAAATATCGTTATGTTGTAATGGAAATATTACAAATCTATTTGGATTTTCCTTTAAAATTGGTTCTTCTTGTTTGCTCATATAATTAAATTTTGTTTACTATATATATCATTATAACTCTACTATGTTTAGTTATTTCTAGATATTTTTTGATAGGTTTAACTTATATTAATATAAGACTTGTTTATCTATATATTTTTTCAAACTTTATCTGTCCACAATCAAATATTTTATAAGAACCAAGGTTATCTTCCATTATTTTGGATTCTGATAAATTTTTATCATAACCCATCTTAATAAGCTTTTTCTTAGTCCACTTTTGTTTATTTGATCTATTTTTATTAACTATATATGAATAATTGGGATATGTGATATTTTTAATATAAAATCCTAGATTAGTATACAAATTACCAGTTGACCATGATTTATCTGCAAATGATATGACACGAGTTGGTTTATATGTTTTATTAAAATATGATATTAATTTACTAGCACCTCCTATAACACTAGTATTTATTTTATTACAAAACCTTGACAAATTCCATTCAGAGTCTAACATCTTCTTACGTCCTTCAAAATGGTCAAATGTCATCAAGGACACCAATTCATCATTGTAATATAGTCCTATTTTTAAAGATGCAGATACATATCCCTGTATATGGTTATTATTTAAGAAGTTTCTATATTCACTAACATCATCTATTTCTTTTATAACACATTTTCTACCATATATTTTATTATCCGTTAATCCAATCCAATTTTTTATCTGACTTTCTAAGATATCCCTTCTATCTGACCAATCATCTTCCCAAATATGTATAATTCTTATATCCCTTTTGTTAAAATGCTTGGTTTTGTCTAGGTGATAGTTTTTATCTTTGAATAATTCACTATGCCAGTATAATCCATTAAACTCAAATCCAATTTTTAATTCAGGTAAATATATGTCTATTTCTAGACCATCTCTATAGGATTGTATAATTTGTCCATTATATATGCTCTTTATAAAGTTATACAATTCTAATTCCTTAAACGAAGTACTCATAACTGGGAAACATGTAGTGCATTGCTTATTATTTAGTCTATTCCTAAAATGGTATAAACTAGAATTGGTAATAAATGTGTGGTTTTCTTTGTTATCACAATACATCTCATGTTTTCCCAAACCTAAGTAATTCATATAATTCGTACTAGTATTTAAGTTAGTTCTAATATCACAACCTCTATATTTCTCAAACATTAATTCTTTATACATTTTAGTTTTTGTATAATTATTAACACCCCATCTATTTATATTGTCTTTTTTAAGTTTATCAATCACTTTTCCCAACTTCATATGATGTGTGACACCATATTTTACCATATTTTGCTTCTTTATTATATTTTTAATTTCCTCTGACTCAAAAGGATTATCAACACCAAAGTTATGTTTAGTTGTTATTTTTTTCTTTGCCTTTATTTCATCTATTTGTGATACGTTATCAACTCCATATCTTTCATTATTTGTCTTTTTCACTTTTTCATTCACTTTATCGTAATCTATCATAGATTTACTTTTTTTGATTTTATCTCTGACCACTTCACTTTTAGATGGATTATCAACACCCCATTTATCTATGCTATTTTTTTTAAAAGATAATATTTTAGTACTAATTAAGGCTAAATTATTATTAGAACATTTATAAGAACAAAATTCCCTATATCCCCTTTTTATTGATAAAAATTTTACATTACCATCACATGATTTACACTTAGCTTTTTCATTTTCTATTAAGTATACCTTTTCTGTAAATGATATTCCAATTAAATTATTTGTAAATTCATAAAAATTGGGCAAATTCTTTTTAACCCAAGACTCTTTTACTGAGTGTTGACTTACCTTTTCTATAAATGTATTATATTCTTCTCTTGTTTTATTATCCATTTTCTATATATAATCTAAACCATCGCTCCTTGCAAAAAACACTAAAAATATATTTTTTATAATGATTATGTTGTCAATATATAATTATTTAGTATATTTGTTTTAAATTAATAAATAAATAAAATGAAATTCATATACAATAGTGTATTTTACATTTGTAATAAGATTGTTAGTAACATAAGACCTAATAGCTGGCAAAGTTGGGAATCAGTCAGAATGACATGCACCATTCCAAAAAAAGTGTATTTAGATATTAAAGGAACTAGTGGCGATATTGAATTTATAATATATGATGATAATAGTCCTAAAGTGTCTTATGTATTATACAATTCTACTATAGAAAGAATGACAATTTCATCGGCTTTCAAAAACGGTGATGTTAGAGTTACATTTATATTGTCAGTTACTGATTCACAAGCTATAGAAAATAAATCATTTATAAGAAATTTAAAGTTAAAGCAAGTATATCTTTAAAAATAAAAGCCAGAAGTAGCGAATTTCTGGCTTTTTATAGTTGTTATAACTACACCGATCCTAAAGTAAGGGCATTCGCCCCTCGGTGTTAAAAGTATATATTATTATTCAAAGCCTCCTTTTATTAAACTTTTTAGAACATTGAGCATAAAACAATAAATAATAAATAATAAAAATCATTAAAATGACAAAACACGAAGTAAAAGTAGAAATCACAGAGAAAGACTCTATCTTGAGTATGATTAACAAAGCCTATCCCAAAAGTATGAAGGGTAGGATAAATGGTAATGAGAACTTTATGGAAATATATAGCACTAGTGATAGTTTTTCTGTATTCAAAGGTCTTAATGGCTCAACTGCTAAGATAAGTAATCAAGAGATTATAGATGGAACTATTAGAGTTATGGTAAAGGAAGAGAAAGGAATTGTCAAACTATACCCCATTTCTATTTATTGTATAGATGATGAACAAGGTAGATATATCTTTTACTAATATGAGAGATATAAAACTAGATTGGAATGACATATCATTAGTACCACAGGCTATAAGTAGCATATCTTCAAGAAATGAAGTCACTATAACAGACTTATGTAATATGCTTCCTCTATTTACTGCACCAATGGATACAGTTATTGATGGGAATAATTCTAAAACATTTCACGATAAGGATATAAACGTTTGTCTACCTAGAAATGTTAAGTTCAAGAAAGGCAGTGAACAGAAGTATTTCTATTCATATGGACTTGATGATATTATAGAGAAAGTAAATAATGATTTGTTATTACCAAATAGGATACTAATAGATGTTGCTAATGGTCATATGGAAAAACTTATAAATATATCAAAAAAGATAAAAGATAAGTATGGCAATGATAAGGAACTTATGGTTGGTAATATAGCCAACCCAGAAACATATAAAACTTATTGTGCTATTGGTGTTGATTATATAAGAGTTGGTATAGGTGGTGGAAGTTCTTGTACAACATCTGCCAATGTATCTATCCATTACCCAATGGCATCGCTTATATCAGAGTGTTATGATATAGGATTGTTGTATGCTAAGCCAACAAAAATAATAGCAGACGGTGGCTTTAGAAGCTTTTCAGATGTTATAAAAGCCATTGCAGTTGGTGCTGATTATGTTATGCTTGGTGGTATTTTTAATAAATGTATGGAAAGTTGTAGCACTAGTTATACTAAGCTTAGTGATAATACTTATGTAGAAAAGGATTATATGACTGCTAGGACATTATTTGAAAGTGGTGATAATGTATATAAATACTATAGAGGTATGTCAACAAAAGAAGTACAGAAAGCCTGGAATAAAAAAGATTTAAAAACAGGTGAAGGTATAACCAAATATAACTTGGTCGAATATACTTTGGACGGATGGGTAGAAAACTTTAGCGATTATTTAAAATCCGCTATGTCATATACTGGATGTAGAACACTAGAAGATTTTATAGGCGGACCAGAGATTATTCAAATATCACAAATGTCTTTTAATAGATTCCATAAATAAAGAGCAAGAAATCTTGTTGTCTAAACATTTTGGGTGTTCAAGATTCATATATAACCATTTTCTTAATGAGCGTAAAGAACAATATCAAAAAGATAAGAAATCAGATAACTATTATGTTCAAGCAAAATCTTTAACAGAATTAAAGAAAGATGAAGATTATAAATGGTTAAAAGAAGTTAATAGCCAGACTATACAATTTGCTTTAAGGTGTTTAGATACTTCTTATGTTAATTTTTTTCGTGGTAATGCTCAGTTTCCTAATTTTAAATCAAGAAAAAACAAAAACACATTCACTATTCCTCAGTTTGGTAGATTAGAAGAAAATAAAATAATTATACCTAAATTTAAAGGTGGTATTAAAGTTAAATTAGATAGGAGAAAAATTAAAGGCAAAATTGGTAAAATGAGCATTACTAAAACACCAACAGGTAAATATTATGTTTCTATTTTCACCGAACAAGAAATCGAACAATTACCTAAAACTGGTAAAAAAGTGGGTATTGATTTAGGTATCAAAGATTTTGTGATTACCTCAGATAATAAAAAATATAAAAATAATAAATATACTAAAAAGTATGCTAGAGAATTAAAGAAAGTACAACAGCATTTATCTCGTAAACAAAAAGGTAGTAATGGGTTTGAAAAACAAAGACTCAAAGTTGCTAAAATTCACGAAAAGATAGCAAGTTGTAGATTGGATACCTTACACAAAGTTAGTAGAGAACTTGTCGAATCTTATGATTTAATAAGTGTTGAAGATTTGAATGTAAAGGGTATGATTAAAAATCATAAGTTATCTAAACATATTGCTGATGTAAGTTGGGGTAATTTTGTTACATTACTTCAATATAAGTGTAATTGGTATGGAAAAGAACTTGTTAAAATAGGTAGATTTTTTCCATCATCAAAAACTTGTAATAGTTGTGGTTGGATAAATCAAGGATTAAAACTTTCAGACAGAGAATGGACTTGCTCACCTTGTGGTGAAACTCATGATAGGGACATAAATGCAAGTAAAAACATTCTAAAAGAAGGTTTAAAAATATTTGGGCAGGGACTGTCCAATACAAAGGTGGAGAGTAAATCAGACTTCTGTGAAGAAGCACACTCTGTGAAACCCGAAACACATTAGTCTTTAGCTAATGGGTAGTTCATTTTATACATTATGAAAGTTTTAAAACCAGCCTTAGTAGTTTTGTCTGTTTTAGACAAACAATCTATTTTATCAGCTATTCTTTCTTCATCACCACCTTTCTCTATCCACACAGCATCTATTAACATGTTATCAGATAATATCTTACTTATATCAATGTAAGATTCTCCTTCCAATGTATTAGCATAAAACTGTGTTTTTAATGGACTATCCGCAATTTTGTGTATAGTTAATGTTTCATCATCAAATTCAATTGTCTCTATATAAGTTTCGTCCACTTCAGCACTTTCTTTTATAAACATTGCCATTGTTTTTATAAATCTTTTGTTTCTTTTTTCCATAATTATATTGAGTATTTTTTGAGTATTTTTTTTATATCATTAAATGATTTTGTAGTTAGTTTAGCTCTTTTGACATCCATGTAATCAATTTCACCATCCTCATAATCAAATTCTAACCAAGTAAGTGTCCCAGCTTCAATCTTCACAAAGCATTTAGTTTTCTCTTTCTTATCAGTCATATCATATGTGACCGAAAAATTAAATCTAACTTGCTCTGGTATACTTCCTTCGTAACTATTATCCCTATTAGGATCTTTACTATCTAAACGATAGTCCATAAATACCTTATTAGATCCTGGTACAAATGCAACTCTTTTATATGTTGCTTTAGGATTACTAAAAGTTAGAGTTTTGGGAAAATCCGACTCTTTGAATTTTTTATAATATTCTAATGAATAGTTTAATTCAGGTGTATAATTTTCGAATTTTTTAATATGATTCATAAAGTATATATTAAGTTACAAATATTGCTTATCTTATCAAATCTAAATCAATCTTAATGAACTCATCTTTATATCTCCATATGAATCCCATTGCTGTCTTTGACAAACCCCTACACACATTTGCTATATTGCCTTTATTATAACCTAGTTCTCTATTTACTTGAGCTGGGGAATCCCATTCTTTTAAAAAGTTACCATCTAAACTATATTGATACACAATTTTCTTTGAGTTACTAAGTTGTTTTTTCCAAACTTCTTTTTCTTTTTTAATATTATGGTCTTGTAAAGACTGCCATATTTTCTTTCCACTAAAACCTAATTCCTTAGAAATACTTGGTATAGATAGATTATCCGTTATATATAATTTGTATAGTAAGTCTTTATCAATTACTTTTTTAATATTATTACCACTCCTATTATAGTTTGGCCTATCTATGTATATGTCTTTCACAGACTTTGAAATTTCTTCTTTATGTGAATTTGTCAAAGTACATCCTAGTTTGGATTTTCTCATTTTTAGCTTACTATCTTTATTATGTTTATAACCATTGAGTCCTATGCCACCACTAGTTAAGTTTGTTAGGTTAAATCCCCAGCATCTTAGTTGTGTTATCCAGTAAGTTTCCCAAAACTCCCAATCCTCACTAGAAACCTCATCAATAACTTCTATAGTAGGTTTTTTATCTTTTTCAAGTAGAGATCTAATCCAATTAGCTTTGTGAGATTTTGATCCTAGCTTAGAAGTTGTTATATGTGCATTTAGCCTTTTATTTACCTTTAATTGGGTTTTGCCAACATACCTTATCTGATTAGTTATTGGATCTACTAGTGTATATATGCATATTGTTTTCATATATTATATATGAGAAAAATATGGATACCATAGATGGTGAACAAAGATTTTATTTTTTAACCATGAAGAAGAATGATGAATTAGACATTTCGCCTATATAATCCGTAACCTCCTTAGTTTCCTCCTTTCCCTGTGATACCAAGTCAGCTCCATTTATCTTAACAGCACCAGGCAATGAGAAGTCATACCTACCAACCATGTTGCCTAGTTGTTGTTTAGCATACCCTGCTACATATTTAAAGAAAAGGTCATCGTTAAATAAATTCTCTTTAGGAATATCGGCATAGGCTTCCATAATCACGTTGTGCTTAATATTAGTCAATATGTGTAATCTGTGGTTTAATTGGTTGTATTGGTGCTTTAATGTATACTTATTCATCTGGTTAAGCATATCAGACATACTATCTAGTACTGTTTTATACACCCCAAGCTCACCGATTGTGGTTACGTAGGAAGATAGGTAGGGTTGATTTGTAACACCTAAATTAACCGACATATTAGGAGTATTAATACCCAACTGAAACAATGAATCCCCTCTAACTTCATATAAGTAAGTTACAGACTGTATTTCACAAGGAACTGTCACATAGTTATACTTAGTAAATTCATCTGTCTGAAAGGCTTCCTTTCTTATTAAAAAGTACATTTTCTGAACTGCATACATATAAGACCTATAGAAATATGGCAATGCTCTTTTTTCTATTGTAAGCCTTATTGCCTCATCTGGTAATGTCTTAGGTAAAGAACATGCTATTGTTAATTCTGTTTGTATAGAATCTATAAACTCTTCTATTGTTTGACCACCTTGAAATGGTTTGTAATCTTCTCCTTCCATAAATAAATAGTATTTTACTTATATATTATTTTCTGATATTAAGAAAGTGGCTATATTTGATATATACTAAAACATATATGCTTACTCATGCGAGAACTAATAGAAAAAAAGACATGCAATATAGGATCATTGTGTAGCTTTTTGAATAAAAGTGAGAATTTTTTGTATTTAAAACACATAAATGACTCACTTGGTAAATCATTTATGGATATTCCCTTAACAACATCAGAAAAAATATATTATTATATAAATAGAATTAATATACCGAATCTATGTTTTTGTGGACAAAGAACTAAGTTCATAGGCTTTAAAAATGGACATAGAAAAACATGTGGTTCTAAAGAATGTGTAGTTATATCAAGAAAAAATACTTGTATAGATAAATATGGTGTAGACAATCCCAAGAAGTCAAAAGAGATAAAAGATAAAGAACAATATAAGATTAAAGAGAAATGGGATGGTAAGCATTATATGCACAATAATGATGTTAAGGCTAAATTTAACTCCACTATGGATGATAGGTATGGTGTTAAATGGGCTCAGCAATCAAATCTAATATCTAAGAAAAGCATAAGTACCTTTTCACACAACACAGATAGAGAGGATATAATTAGAACAAGGGCAAATTCTAATAAGGACAAATCATTAGATGAAAAGAAGTTAATAGATGAAAAGAAGAAGAAAACACTAGAAGAAAATTGGGGTAGTATATCATTATTTAATGACTATAGGAATGAGAAGATAAAAGAATCATCAATGAAAAAATGGGGAGTTGACCATCACTTTAAGGCAAATACAATAGCTAAAAAAAGAATTGATTCTTATAATAATACACAAATGAAAAGCCTTATAGATTCTTTACCAAAAGAAGTATCCTTTATATCAAAGAAGCAAAATAATAACAATACTGATACTGTGTTTAAGCTAGTGTGTGAAACATGTGATAAGCATTTTAGTATAAATAGACAACTTATGTGGTTTCGTATTAATTCAAATAGTGGAGTATGTGTATATTGTAATCCTATATCTAGTGGTAAATCTAATAAAGAGCTAGAAGTATTAGACTTTATAAAAAGCATATACAAGGAAAAGATTGTTTCAAATGCTAGGAATATTATATCAAAGGAGTTAGACATATATATACCTTCTTTAAAAATAGCATTTGAGTTTAATGGACTTTACTGGCATAGTGATTTGTTTAAGACCAAGAGTTACCATTTAGACAAAAGTAAAGAGTGTGAAGATGTTGATATTCAATTAATACACATTTGGGAAGATGATTGGGATTATAAGAAAGATATTGTAAAATCTATTATATCTTATAAGTTAAATAAATCAGATAGGATATTTGCTAGAAAGTGTGTTATTAAAGAGATAAAAGATAACTCTATAGTTAAGAAGTTTTTATTAGACAATCATATACAGGGATTTGTTGGTTCTAGAGTTAAAATAGGCTTATTTTTTGAGAAAGAACTAGTTAGTTTAATAAGTTTTGGTAGCCTTAGAAAATCTTTAGGTCATAAATCCTCTGCAAATAGATGGGAGTTATTAAGGTTCTGTAATAAGATAAATACATCTGTTATAGGTGGTGCATCTAAGTTATTTAATTTCTTCATAAAGAATTATAATCCAGAATATGTAATGAGTTATAGTGATTCGTCTAGGGGAAAGGGAAATCTGTATGATGTATTAAAATTTAAGAGAAATCATCAAACTGTACCTAATTATTACTGGGTTATTGATGGTATAAAAACACATAGGTTTAACTGGAGGAAGGACAAGCTTGTTAAAATGGGGTATAGTTCAGATAAAACAGAAATAGAAATAATGAATGAAATTGGATATTATAGAATTTTTGATTGTGGATCTTGTAGATGGGACTGGTTGGGTAAATAAAGCATTATCTTAACTTCATTTTAATAAATGTCATAACAATATTTTCTTTTGTTTTATTATCCTCTGTATTAAACCATTTCCAGGTAAAGGTAGATTCCAAAAATACTGTTTTATCTCGATAAGAATCTATTACTCCTAACATGTTATCCTTATCACTTTCATCTAGGCTATAATTTATATCTAACCCATCACATATTCTATACATAGCTATTCTATCCTTATCTTTATATGCAACAGTAGCATTTATATACGTATTATTTTTTTTCTTATCTTTAACTTTATCTGGATGTGTTATTTTAGCAATAGACCTATATAATTGTTTTAACTTTATATCACCATCCACTTTTCCAACAGACTCTTCAATGCTTTCCTTCTCTTCCTTATTATCATCATTCTTTTCACTTTCTTGTGATATTTCATTTTTAAGTTCTTTTATTTTATTTTCTAAGTCTTTATTTAGAGCTTGTTCTAATTTATTGTTATATGCTTTTTTAAGACTAGGATTATCTTCTAGAACATCATCAATAGCTTTTGTGAATAAATCATCAGAATTTGAGACTATTTCGGATACATAATTATAGTTTTCTTCTATATAATCTAACTCTTTTATAAGTTTTTTCAATTCTAACTCTTTAATTCTATCCATTGGGTGGTGGTTACCTTTATATTTATATATTATAAGAAACATGTTTTGTTTATATTTTAATACATAATATACAAATTAATATATACTCTATGAAACATATAAAACCTTATAAGATATTCGAGAGTGCTAGTACTAACTTCCCAACTACAAAAGAGGAAGTTATAGAAGTGTGTGAAAAGTATGATATAAGAAAATACACTATTAATGATGATTTAAGTATTGATGTTAATGGTGGTGTTTTTTTGCGTAATAAAAAATTAGAATACTTACCACTTAGATTTAATTATGTGAGTGGTAGTTTTAATTGTTCTTATAATCGTAAATTAAGATCATTAAAAGGTAGTCCACAAACAGTATCTGGTGATTTTTATTGTAACAGTAGTGGATTAAAAACATTAGAAGGTTGTCCGCAAACAGTAGGTGGGGATTTTAATTGTTATAGTAATGAATTAAAATCATTAGAAGGTAGTCCACAAACAGTAGGTGATGGTATAAATATAGAGGAAAACACAGTAAATTTATTAGTGTATACCTTTATTGAAAATGCTGATAGCTTTATGATAGAAGATTTTAACGACTATGAAATAGTTAGAAATAGAGATACTGTTATGTTAGATAGACTACAAACTTTCATTAGAGATAATGATTTAGAAATGCCTGATTTGGAAAAAATTAAAAAACACTATAAAATAATAGAATAAAAATGAAACATATAAAACCCTATAAGATATTCGAGAGTACGAGTCCTAACTTCCCAACTACTAGAGAGGGAGTTATACAAGTGTGTAAAAGGTATGAAATAAAGAACTATACCATTAATGATGATTTAAGTATTGATGTTAATGGTGGTGTTGAATTATATGGCGAAGGCTTAGAATATCTACCGCTTAAATTTAACTACGTAAGTGGTGTATTTTACTGTTCATATAATAAATTAAAATCGTTAGAAGGTAGTCCAAAAACATTAAATGGTCGTTTTAGTTGTTCTAATAATAATTTAGAATCATTAGAAGGTAGTCCGCAAACAGTAGGTGGGGATTTTAAATGTTCTTCTAATGGATTAAAATCATTAGAAGGTAGCCCACGAACAATAAATGGTCGTTTTAGTTGTTCTAATAATGAATTAAAAACATTAAAGGGTAGTCCACAAACAGTAAATGGTGATTTTAATTGCTTTAACAATAAACTAGAATCATTAGAAGGTAGTCCACAAACAGTAAATGGGAATTTTCTTTGTTTTAATAATGAATTAAAAGACTTAGAATACTTCCCAGAGGTAAATGGGATTATATATATAAAGAAAAACACAGTAAATTTATTAGTGTATACCTTTATTGAAAATGCTGATAGCTTTATGATAGAAGATTTTAACGACTATGAAATAGTTAGAAATAGAGATACTGTTATGTTAGATAGACTCCAAACTTTCATTAGAGATAATGATTTAGAAATGCCTGATTTGGAAAAAATTAAAAAACACTATAAAATAATAGAATAGAAATGAAACATATAAAACCCTATAAAATATTCGAGAATAAAAGTCCTAACTTCCCAACTACAAGAGAAGAAGTTATACAAGTGTGTGAAAAGTATGAAATAAAT